TCTATTAGCCATTATTTGATTTAATAAATCAACATCAGTTTTATTTGAAGCCCTAAGAAGATCATAATCTACTTTAACTGGATAACCTGGTTGGTTTACGCTAAAATATTCATTAAATGCTTTTCTAACATCTTGTTCAGAGGGTTTTTGGCCAGAAGAATATATTAATTTGTATATATTATTTAAAAATCTTCTTTTTTGAGTTGTTGAAATGTTCATATTTTTTTAACCTTTGCGGCCAATGTATAAGAGTATACATTTGGAACAACGTTTGTATTTGGATCCTTTAGTAATTTTATTTTAACTAATATGCTCTTAACCTCTTGTGGAATTTTTGGATAGTTTTCATATCCTACGCCTGGAAGCTTGTACCCTGGTGAAACATTTTGATTGAATACTAAAATTTCTGGATTTTGTGAAGAAGTAGAAGAGCTAAATCCATACTGAGTAGAACTTATTTCAAACCAATTATTTCCACCATCAACAGATATTTCAGATGATATGAGTTGAATATTTGAAGAAACACTTTTTACGTCGCTCTCTATGCCAAGCATTACTGACTCTACTGGATAATCGAAAACATAGGGTAGAGAGATAATTTCTGCTGAATCTAAATATTCAATATATTCGACTGAAACATCTCTTAAGCCAATAGACATCCTTCTGCTTTTGATTATATCTCTTTGTAATTTTAGCGGGACAGTAAATGTTTGAACTGACTCAGATGTATTTGTGTTAGTGATTCTTTTTTTTACAGATATACTTATTTCTTTGCTAGTAACATTATTTTTCTTAAAAATATTTGGATTGCTTAATGGTGGAATTATTGCATCTTTGTTGTAATTTATTTCTTGATAAATATCTTTGCTTAAAGAATCTGGATTAAATCTTACAGAACCAAAAAATGGACTATTATCTGATTTAGATCCGGTATAATCTGTAGCCCAGTAGGTATGCATTATCTCTTCTTCATTAAAATACGGCTGCTCAAGAATAATTCTAACTTTTAATACTTTTCTATCAGAAAATTTAACAACAGCTGAATCGAAATAGTATTTTGAATAAGCCTCTTTTGTTAAGCTTTCTGGAGACAGCCCTATGTAAAAAGGTTCCCTAACAATATGTTCTGTTTCACCCAAATCGTTGGTAACATAAATGTTAGAAACTTTTACTATTTTTGTATATCCAAAATATGGAGATATTTTTATCGAATTAGCCATTGACGCGGCATTTGCTTCAATCGTAAAATCTAACTTTAAAGGTTCTTGCAAATTATGGTTTGACCAATTAACTAAACTGCGTTTTGGCGCCGAAGAAAGTTCTTCTGAATCAACTATATAAGAAAACTCATTATCAGATGGAGCAAAATCAAATACATTTTGATACTTAGTTTTATCAACATTTAAAGCTTCATATTCAAAATATGTTAATGGATTTTTATCTATTATATTTAGTGGATTAGATATTGAGGGACTGTTTTTAAAAACATATTCATAATTTATTTTATCTAATTCATCTTTTCTTTTAATAACGATATGATTATTCCCCATAAACCCATTGGAATTATTCAATGTTAATCTAGATACATTCCAGTTGACAGTCTTTGCTGCCTGAATAGTTGCTGCACTGTTGTGTATCATTGGATTTTGATTTACTTTCATTTTAGAAAAATCCATGTAATCTTGATTATCAAACGAATCGCCAATGTAAACTATATCTTCTGCTGGACTTGAGGAATACATCTGAAGTATTTTTGTTTTTGAAAATATTCTTTGAGAATACTTTTTTTCATTTTCTATTTCAGAAGTAAATAAATTAAATATACTTATAGTTTTTGCAGTTAAATAATCTAATTGCTTGGCAGATATGTTGATATCATTTTTTAATGAATTAACAAATTTATTTATTTTGGTCGATGTTGGTGGTTCGCCTTTTGTAAATAAATCTAAACTTGTATTAAATGAATCTATATTTTTATAGGCGTCACTCAATGCCTGGTTAAAGTCCGATATTAGATCTTGCTTTGTAATGTATTTGCCATTTTTTAGTTTGTCAGCTATAGAAGAAAGTGATGTGGCAACTTGATCAAAAATAGATGTTGATGGTGATAGTTGTGCCATATTTAATTGACCGCCAATGCTTTGGTTAATTTGTCGTAATAAGGATCATAATTTTTTGTTTTTGCTTTAATAAGCACTGCATCAATTGATGCCTGATAAAGAATTTTTGATACATTTTTTCTAATTATTATTCTAAATCTAGTAGAGTTAGAAACGTATTCGTAAATTACCGAAAATGAATCAGATAAAATCTGATTAAATGCTATTTCTTTGCCATTTTGTATGAAATAAACTCTTGAACTATCAGTAAACGATGGAAGATCTTTACTGTTGGTATAGTTTGTTAGGTTAATTGCGTAAGATCCATCCGACAAAAGTACTTTGATCGGACTATAGCCCTGATAGTCTGAGGAAAATATTGTGCCGTATGCGGGATTGTAGCTAGAAGTTTGGGCGTAGGTTGTATTGATATAAGGAAAATTACTTAGTGTTATTCTTCCCGTATAATCTGTCATTGGGAACCTTTCACCCTGACCCTGATCGTTAAAATATGATTTAGTTGACTCTTGAAATAATTTATTTTTAATAAAATCAATATTATCATAATTAAAAAGGGTTAAATCTGTTTTATATTTACAAACATATATAGAATTAATGTCTAATGAACTAATAATTATTGAATTTTCCTTTAAAGAATATTTATTTGGTGAAACCATATAACCGTCTTTATACAAAACAAATGTTTCTTTTTTAAAATAAAATCTTGTATACGCAGATAACGATTGTAAATCAAAAAATAAAACCTCTGAATCTATTTGATCGTTTCCATACTCCAGTATTGAAATCCAATCACTTTCGGATACAGGTATTTCTGTATTGGATATAGAAATCTCATAAGATATAGGTTCTTTTAGATCAAAATTAAATCTATTAAAATCTATTATATTTTTACTCTTAACCAAAGAAGCTTTTAGGGCTAAAGGATATCCGTTGAATGGAATTTTTTTACTAACAAAACATGCTTTATTAGAATCTACCTTATCTACTGCTGCAAATTCTATTGATTTAATAGAAAAAGTATATTCATATTGATCTATTTTTTCTAAAATAAATAAATCTTTAAATATAGAACGGTTTGATCTTGAAATTGTTTCTGCAAATAACTCTTGTGTTTTTCCTGAAAATATATTATTTGAATCTTTTTGCAGAAGCATTCCTGGTTTTTTAAAATCATAGTTTTCTGAAAATATAGATCCAGATTCAACAAAAGTTGAATTATTAAAAATTTCTCCACTGTCTTTAATCATATGAACAAAAAAGTTTTGAAACAAAGTAGATAAAATTGTACTCCATTTTTCATCTATTAAATTAGATTGAATATTTTCTTCTGAAAAATTATCTCTGCCCATTTTATTAGCGAATGTTTTATTAACATTTGGGTATTTATATGAATAATAACTATCATTCATATATTTATTTTTAAATAAATCTTTAATAGAATTATTTCTTAAAAATAAATTGTATACTAAATCCTGTAATTTATCTGTATTAGACCTTCTTATTTCTCTTATTTCTCTGCCAATATCATATACAGCTTTTGCGTTTAATTCACTTGATGAAGTAACATTCTCATTCTTGGAATAAACTGGTTGATTAAATATAAGTATAATTTTACTTACATTTCTTCTTGGAAAAGAAATTTCAGTAATAGAATCCAGTTGCTTCGGTTCCGTTAATACAGAAATAGTTGTCGTAGAAGATATGGGATCTCCAATGCTGTTGATAGTATACGATTCAACTGCTTGATCGGAATCTGTTGCTTCTTCTAAAATTGTTTCGTAATCTTTATAGACATAACTTTCTGTAGAGTCAGAAGACAGAACTGCCTGTAGCAATTGAAGGCCGTTCCCGTGGCCCGGTGTTATGTATATTGTATCTATTTCTTGTGGAAATGCAAAAGACATTTCAACAATATTTTGTGCACCATTAATATAAGAAGTATCATAAGATATATATTTTTTAATATCATCTATTTTTGATGTTAAAATAACTGGAGATTTTATACTTACGTTCCAAGAATCTGATTTACTATCATTTAAAGTTGCATAAAAACCACTGTCACTTGATTTATAGTTTTCATAATTGCTTTTAATTTTTATATCATCGATAAAATCGAGTGCGTTTTTGGTTGTGATACCACTACCAATTTTAAATACACCAGCTTTTGTATCAACAAAACCATTGCCATTCTCGTCAAAATGAGAACCGTCTCTATCAATTAAATCAAATAAATAACCGTCTGTTCTATAATCATTTAAATAATTATCAAATTTTTCTATATAATTTGAATTATATAAATCATCTTTTCCTGCTATAAATTCATAATTATCAATAAAAATCTGTAATGTATCTAAATCTTTTTCTACTTTTTCAATTTCAGAAAAGAAAATATCGATCATCGAATTCAGCATTAAGCCAACTGTATTGGCTGACGCATAGTAGCTTCTCATTCTTAAGTCTGCGTCTCTAAAAATGTCGATAAAAAACTCTTTATTCAAAGAACTAAATTGACTAAATATAGATGGAGAATAACTTGTGTCCACTCTTATTTGTGAAAGTTTTGAAATCAAGCTAGATACATCTGATTTATCAATCTTCATTTGATTGATCAAAGAAGATACTGTAGCTTGAGAGCTGTTTGAAAAACTATTAATTACATTTGGAAGTTGTTTTAACATTATATTTCCCAGATCTCTCCATCTAAATTCTGTATTTGGAAAGAAATACCAGCAGTTAGATTTCTACGAATTATATCATATATTTCTTCTATATTTTCAAAGTTATTTTTAACTTCATCTGGTATCCTAATTACTACAAATCCACCTCTTGGATATGAGCATCCGTGTATTGGGTACACGTCCCAGTTTGAAAGGAGATTATCTATCTCTGAATCTATCTGTACGAATTGGTGCTCGGCTGCTATGCCACCACCCCTTAATCTCGTATCATATATCTCTGTTTGCTTCTTGTTAGGGTTATTAGTAAAGTATATAATGCCGATTGGCAATGCGAAGGGGTCGTGCTTCGGTGAATATTCATTAAATATTTCAGAATTATACGTAAAATTATACGGATAACTTGGAACGTAATCCTGTAATGGCACATATTCAGCGGCGTCAGCTGAGTTTGTTGAGAGTTTATTAATCTTTATTGGTAGCACATATATGTATAAGGGTTTATTAAATTTGATATTTTTAGAATTTAAAAATGGATTAAGAGGAACTGTCTCTCCATTCGATTGATATATCATCAAATCAGAATTTTTAATTACATAATTTACTTTTATTAAATTTTCATCAGAAGGAATTATTCTATTGTTAAATTCTATTAAACCAGAACTGCAATTGTAATCTCTAACTTCAGAGAGGGATAATTTTTCCCATTCGGAAGATGAAGTTTCTTTTGTGTATATCTCAATCTGTGGTTTAAATAAAGGGGCTACTGAATTTTTATAATTAGTCGGTTCTGGCCAAACAACTAATGGTGTTTGTCTTAGCTTAATTTGTTTGTCAGAAACTAATATTGGTTTTTCATTTTTAACATCATAATATCCTCTACCAAAAATATTAGACCAATTTACACCCTTAGCCGAAGTTGTGTCATAAGTCGCAATAAGAGTTTGGTTTATATAATTAGATTTCCAATCCTCATAAATAGATATGTCTGATATATTAATCGATTTAGTAAAGGATCCGGATGTTATTATCAGCGGCCATGCTTGTTTTTTGTCGACATAAGAATCCATATTACCAATTTTTATTGCTGTTCCAGAATTATATTTAACAGAATAAACAGGACATATTTTTTTAATTGGAATATTTGTTGGGATAAAAGTTGTGCTGACTTTTGGTCCAATATAATCTATAATGTTCTGGGTATTACCATCTGAATCATAGGCAACAACTGCAAGAAATATATTGTTTATACCCCTAACAATCATGTCTACATATGAAACTGTATCTCCTAAGAATTCTTTCTGAGCAAAATCATAAAATCCATAAATAAATCCGTCTTGTTCTGGAATTCTATTTTTAACATAGACAAAACCCAGTCTCGCGTCTTTTTCTTGCTCTGTTGCTGTTGATCCAAAGTAACTCGAGATTTCAGAACCGCTTGGTATACCGACAGGTTTTCCAAATTCGTTACACAACAACAATGTTCCGTCTAATGTTGTTATAGATTCTTTTTTAGGCACTATTACATTGTTTAAATTTTTCATTAAATACTGATTAATATATTTAAGTGGAGTGCTAATTACGCTTGAACCGGAGTAGTAAGTGGCTGAAGTTTCTATTGTTAATCTTGTTGCATTTCCCGAGGATGGATTTGTTTCTAAATAATTTATACTTAAAACAGAAGATGGTGAAGACACATTTGATCCTGTTTCTGAAACTAAAGAAGTTAAAGAAACAGAATTTGATCCATTTAAATCAACATAAAGCTGCTTAGTAAAATCGAATACAACACCGGAACTAGCAGTAAAATTAGCCGTAGAAAGTTTAATAGAACTTGATAGAGATTCTGTGTATGATTTATTTAAATAGCTATATACCAAAGAACCAAATGTCAATGGAATTGTTTTGACTGTATTAGTATCATATTTGACTGTATGGTTTTTTAACGCCGAAAGGTCAGAGAACTTTTCCGCAGTTGTTGCCGTAACATATGCGTCTACAGTTTTTGTTATAACTTTTGTATCAGTTCTAATATTTTTTTCTGTATTTTCAGAAAAAGAAACTTCAGACCAAGACGATCCATTCCATGAATAATATTTTTCTGTGTCTACAGTATATATCAAATATCCAGACTGATTTGACTTAAGAGTGTTTGCATCATAATAAACATTTGGATTATTCTCAGTCCAATAGTTTGCTATATCTTCTATTTCTGGTTTATTCAAACTAGGAAATGCGTTGTAGGTTTCCGAAACTGGAACTTCTATTTCCTCTGGATCGCCATATACTGGAGCTGTTGTAGTTGCATTCCCAACTATGTCACATCTGATGCTTCTGATTTGATATCCTTCAGCGTTTCCATATTTAGACTGGTTGATTACTGTATCGTTAGTCCTAAAATAAATATAAACATATTTACAATTTCCTATTGGTTGATCGTGCATCGACAGGATAACGTTTCCAGAACTATCTGGTTTTTTGTTGACAGTATAACCATTGTATACGCTATTGTTTATAGTATTAGCAAAAGAAACATTATTAGCTGCATGGTTTACTGGGGAAAAACCATAAGACACTACTGTTACATTGCGCCAATTTTCAAGAGTTCCAAAATTAATTTTAATATTTTTTACCGTTTCTGCACCGTCGGGTATGGTGAAAAATATTACATCTTGGATTCTTGTTACCTGAGTTCCGATTCCTCCACCAGAATAACTTACTCTTCTATATTTTCCTCCAGAATTTATTTCATTTATATCACCCTGCGACAATGCTGCGTCGTAATACTTTGAAACTCCGTTAGAGCTACATAGGTTTTTAGCTGTTACCGAATTTATAATACCAAGTGACATTGCACTCACGAATAAAGATTTTGTTTGGCTATCTACTTTTCCGTCAACAATACCATCAAATCGTACGCCACTTGTTTCCATTCTGTTTTGAAAAGCAGATACGGCGGTGGATGCAGCGGAGTCATACGAGGTGTTGATCGCTCCGCTATAGAATCCTCCGGCTTTTAAGACTGATTTAATATACTTTACGTACTCTCCGGTCGTTCCAATTGTCCAGGCACTGGATACGTTTCCGGCATCCATGTCCCAGGTATAATCAAAATTTCTCCAAACAAGATCAGAAGAATTAAATACAGAATCTCTTCCAGAAGTAAGGTTAACGCACGGGATATCATTTTGTGATTGACCAGGGATTGTACCCCCAGCATCTACAACAGTTGGTTGACCTTTTTGAATTATTGTATAATTTCTTACTACAGTTCCTACAGATCTTTTTAACTGTAATTGTCCTTCTCCCTGATAGTGTATTCTTATACTTGAAGAGTATGTTCCCTTAAAACTAAGTGGTTTATCTGTTGCTGTTTGGTATGAATAGGCTGTTTCTAATTCAAATGGGTAGGCAATAAAATAATTTGTTGGATCAATATTATTATTAAGTAGTTTTGAATTTGAACTTTTTAGGCTAGGAATTTCCTTGACAACATACGGCCCAAATCCATCTGGTATATTTATAATTGGAGATACAGTATCTGTATAAGCTTGAACAAAATTGCTTGAAGATGGAATAGAAAATAAACTATAAGAACTTGCTATGTTTTCCTCTATCGAAGATGCGACCTGTGTTGCATTTGCTATTAATACATCTGGATTTGTTATCTCAATATAAAATTCTATAGAACTTAAATCAATAAAAGAAATTTTATCTTTTTGGTAGGTTGGAAGTGTTTCTTTTAACGAACGCAAATAGTATTCACCGATATTAAGCGGTGATGGGATAATACTTCTTGCATATCTGGTTTCATTTGAGCCAACAGTAACATTTACAAATAATTGTTCTTTTTCTTCTGTCAAAAGGGCATCTTGATTCATCGCCCAAGACGAATTCCATTCTCCAACAAAGTTAAATAAAGAAGATCTTGTATCTATTACCCTCGATGCATATGATCTTGAATAGAGGGCATATGAAACTGAGTTATATAAAAACTTAAACGGACCTTCTACCACTGCTGAAATTAAACTTGTATTATTTTCTTCAAAAACAGATTGTTCATTATTTAATTTTAGAACAGCAGATTTTGAGGCTATGCTATAGATTGAATTACAATATTCTAAAAAAGAAAAAGAAGTAAATATTATATTTCCCTGTGCTACGGCGTCGCCAATTGTTGGAAACTCAAATAGTGCGCCGACGGAGGAATTTGAAGATGAACTAATGCCTATGTTTAAAAAGCTTTTAGAAGAATTAACTCCAGATATTGTTCTATATGAACCCTTTTTTAGCCCAAAGATTCCATAATCTTCGTTTTCAAATATGGTAGAATCTATATTCCATCCACCATTTTTTGTTTCGTCAAGTATTTTTGAGGTTGTTACATATTGATAGTAAGTTGGGACAACTGTTGCATTAAATGCATTTATCTTTATTTCTGAATGTATGAATGGTTCCTCTGAAGGGTACAGTGACCCATCGACCAATAATGTTCCATTGTGTATTTTTACATAATTATTTATTAATATATTAGCTTTTTCAGAGATTTTTTTTGTTGGACAAAATGTAAGTATATCAAAATCTTTTAATGAATCAATAGACTGAATATCAATCATCCAGTAATTTGCTTTAGTTTTATCTAAGCTGTTCGCTGCTTCACTTATTGGATTTTTAAATGTAAATTTAGAAAAGTTAAATGGAGATTTTTCAAGTCTATAGAATACATATGGTTTAATAATTTCTAAAGATTGGGTATCAAAAGAATCATATAAGACACCAACGTTTACTGTTTTTTGTTTTATACCAGTAGTTGTTTCTAAGTCAGAAAAGTAATCGATTAGCTCTAGGTTAACTGACTGTTTAGACCTAGCTATTAGTCTCCAGTTAAATACTTCATAAGTTCTATTATCTGCTATTGCTCTTTTAGGAACAAAAACCTGATATCCAGTTGAATTAATATTAACATTAAATATATCTGAATATTTTTTATTAAACTTTTTTACAGAAAATACTTTTTTATTATAATTATTATCTACAACAAAAGTTTCTTCTGGTATTTGTTTAAAGTATTGAACAGTATTAATTGATTCTGAGTATCTTAAGTACTGTGAAGTCGCTTTTCCATTTGAACCGCATTCAATTTTATCGTAAATTAATTTAAGATTAATTGGATCAGAAGAATCTAAGCCTATAATTATCTTGTATGGAATTTCCGTATCTTGATAATTATCTTCCGTTATAAATGGTTCAAGTAATATTTTATATTTTTTTCTACCAGTATTTATATCTACGTGATCTTGATTTTGTGAATTCAAAACTTTGATATTCAATGACGCATATAGGGATTGTGGTATATATTCTGATAGACCATACGTGCTGTGGTTTACTGGAGCAGATATAAAAAATCTACTTACATAATAATAATGAAAAAATTCATCAGAATTTATTTCTGAAACTTTTAAGATTTCAGTTTGATAATCCTTTAGCAGAAAAGAATCACTTATTGATATGTCTTGGCTTGGGAATATTGTATTTCCTGTTTCATCTTCTAAGACGCCAAGCTCATTTGCATAATAAGTTTTTACTCCTCTGTCTAAAAATATTTTATTTTCAGGTATAGAATTTGATATGTCTATAACAGTTAAATTATTTTTAGGAGATAATTCTTCATTAACAAAATAAGCTATGTTTGCTGCGTCGTCGGGAACTGACGACCCAATTTTTATTGCGTTTTCTTTTTCGCTAATTGTTATATTTTTAAATAGCTTCATTTAGCTATCCTCGTAATCTGAATTTAAGTCTTGATATTCTGAAATAATATTTGGTGTTGATCCAAAAAAACCCATCTGATACTGATCATATCTACTTATCGGGAACCATCTCGGTGGCAGCCAATTAACAGTCGAAGCTGACTCATTATCAAATTCCATATTATAATGCTGATAAGTAAAACCTGGACTATCTATAATCTCTGAACCAGAGCTAGGTATTGCCGTATAAGATCCCGGAAGAGGAACTAGTTCATTTGAATAATGTAAATTATCATAATTCTCATACCAATAAACTATGTCACCGTATATAGTAACGGGTGTTGATGATGGCGTAGATGCTAATTCAGTTTCCATAGAAACAAACCAGTAACCTGGCTTTGTTCTATCTTGGGCATAAAACGGACCAATATTAAAATTACCGTATTTATCTGCGTATACCATGCCCGCAGTTCCATATCTACCTGGAGTACTTGAACTTATGGAGTAATCGACCTCCTCTAGCGAAGAGTAGGCTGTTCTTGCCTTTTTCCAATAAATTGCTGGAGTGCTTGACGGAGGGACATTGCCCTGTCTCACATACCCCTTGATATATATATCCCCAAGCCCATCAGCCTTAATGTTCATCTTGTCGGGGGCTGCTTTAAAATCATATGTATAAATATTGCTAAGAGCAAGATCAATTAAGTATGAGTCTTGAAATGCTCCTGCGTTGCTGTTTTCGTGCGCATTAGGAGTTGGATAGGAAATGCCAGAAATATATACTTGTATTTGAGTTTTTACTGCTGGAGCGGGGCCGGAATATTTGAAGCTTGTAGTTACAAAACCATTTTGGTTAGTTGTTACATACTGGTTTTCTGCTGTTATTTCATCACCATAAATTCTAAATGTTTGATATGGTTTTGGATTTCCATTTATATCATAGGAAACAATAGAAATATATATAATATCATCTGATGTATCAAATATTTTTTGTGGAGATATCCATACTCCAGCTGTATCAAAATCATAATCATAATCAGATACAAAAACAAATCCTTCATCTATAGGATTATTCAAGGAATTTAAATAAAGACCAGAAGGAGTACTAGACTTATACTTCGAACCCTCATATGTCACGCTGTACAGCGAAGTTAATTGTGGTGTTGATGAAAAATATATTTTTCCAAAATAATCATCTAAATTAGAATCATAATAATTTTTATCAATATAATAAGAATTATTAACCGTATAGGTAACCAAATATTCTCTACCTGGTATTATTCTACTTTCATAAGTTTCACTATCTAGTATGGCAAATTCATTTTGATTCAAAACATATACTTGATCTCCACTTTGAATAAAAGTAGAATTAAATATATAATATTCTGTTTCATCGTCTTCACCTATTATATAATTGCCATTTTGATCTACTGAAGTCCATATATAATATTCTGGATTCAAATTAGATTGCACTAATACATTTCCGGTATAAGTATCTTGAAGTGTAATATTAGAAATATTTGGATATGCTAAATACAGTACAGCGTTATTGGATCCAATAATTATTTCTTCATTGTAAAATGTTAAATCTCCAGGAGTAGCTGAATCAGAAAAAAGTAGTTCATCGTATTGTACTGTTGCCCCATCATTATATACGTTAACTATAACTGGAGCACCCTGTCTTGGTATATCTGTTAATTGCAATTCAAAAAAATTACCAATGTAAGCCTCTATAATTGGAGCTGAATATATATAATATTCATTATCTGGTAAGTCTAACCACCCAACATTTATATCTGGTTGTTTTGTATCTAAAAGGCTTATATTTTTATTATCATAATAATCTGCATAGTGTGCATTTACTTTTATTTCACTATATTCATACAGTTGAGTATCTGGATTATATATTTCTTGTATAAAATTTACAGCAGAGTCGGGGGCAAAACCGCTTGAACTAACTTGTTTATTGGGTATGGAAAGAAGAACATCTTCACCCGAGCTTACCGCATCTATTGAGGTTATTATATAATTTTCGTTATCCTCTGAGCCTAAACCAAAAGATTGTCTAGATAAACTACATGTTGAAACGAATGAATCAATCTGACTAGAATTTATTGATCTACCAGAATCTTCTATCGTTTCACCAACCTGATATGCGTTTCCATATTTATCTAAATATCCATAAATCATCGGCGTACTTGAAAGAGGTTCACTTAGCTGTGTCCAAACCGGTGATTTAAATGGATAGTATGGGGTTGCTGCTAACCCATTTGTTATAATCAGTGTTTCTGAACCAGTTTGATAATTAATCGTTGCTGCTTGAAAATAGTTTGAAGAGACTGGAGAATATATATTTTCTTCTAAGTAATCAAAATTTTGATTATAAATATTTAGCACAATATTAGGAGACGCTGGCACAAAGTAATCTGTGTCGTCAATATGGTTATGGGAAATGCCACCATGTTTTGGATCTTTTAGATCAAGAGTTTGGACTGTATTGTATAATGGTTCTGGATTTATTTTTTTGCTACTAAAATAAATATTTTGTGGAGTTGAACCAATCGGAAAAATTAAAGGTGCTTTTATTTCATCTTTTGTTATAAGCACATCATCTATTATTGATGGATCATTAAATGAATTAACAACCATCTTTCCCTCTATGATATCTGTTATCCCAGTTAAATTTTTTGTTCCGTATACAGTAGATCCTATTTTAAAATTTGAATTTATATAATTTATATTTGGAGTTGAAAGAGAAATATATGAACCAGCGGTTGGATTAACCCAATAGCCTCTTCCATCTTCATTAAATGCAATTCTATAACCAGCATATGAATTTGTTTGATAAGAATCTGTTGATTCATTCCATTTTGATTTTGCGACTATTCTAATTTGAGAAGCTTTAGAAACATCAATTGAATTAGTATTAGGCGTAGCTTGATTGTTTACGTATGAATAATCGTATGTCTTTTCTCTGAAAGAAAGATCCCCATTTGTTAGTCCATCGGAATTGACAACTTGTATTAAATTATACTCAGGACTTGCATCGCTTGACTGTAGGTAGTAGTTCTTAACAAAAAAGTCATCCCTATCAAGATATGACATATTCGTATAAAATACTGACGGAGTCGCATATTGATTATGCGCCGGCATGTGTAGTTCATAGACCAGAGAAACGCCAGCATTGTAGGGGGTTGCTGAGTTTGGATTACTTACATCTGGATCAGGGACATTCAATAGGTAGTTTGCATAGTATTCAAAATCTATTTCTATTGGATTGTAATGATCGGTATATGACGAAAGTGTAAATCCATCTGCTTGAAAATAACCCTCAAAGGAAACTGTTGCGGCATTGTCGGATAGTATTAAAAGTTTACCGTCTTCAAAATCGCCAAATCCAGATTGGAAATATTCTCCTAATGGCGTAGCAGTGTCGTATACAAAGGGAATGTGAGACATGCCCTCTCCAGATAACCCTGCATAGTCCCATATGGCCTCATCCCAATTGGCATATCCTAAATTTGATGGATATGTTTCATTTATATATCTAACAAAAGAATTAAAATCTTTTGTTGGATTTCCATCAAAAGAAAAATATGGAGTTGAGGATTCAATGTCGGTGATTTCTAATACTTCCGGTGTAGCTCCAAGATAGTCAGAATTTGGAGTAGCTCCATAAGCCCTCCAAATATCTAGTTCTCTTCTAAGTGTTAACTTTAATCCATTTAAATCTACTGAAGGTGGATTTTGATATACATCTAATATTCTTTTTTTATAATTAGAATTATTTTCTAGAAATAATCTTTTTAATGCTACTCTTGATCCAAACTCATCAAATATATTAAAATACAACATGGCATCTTGGTCATAGGTTTTGCTATCTATAGACAAATTATTAAATTTTTTAAGAGTTATTATTTGATTATCTATAAAATTATGATAATAAATATAATCTGTTATTCTTGATTCATAAAAATTTTCTAAAGAACTAGATCTTGCAAGTTCTATGCCATCTCCAGAAACGGAAAGAGCCGACGATGGCACTGAATAAGATACGTAAACCCAATCAGTAATATCTTCATCTGCACTTGATATAAAAGAATTAATATCTTGTAGATTTAATTCTGATTCAAAGTCATCTAAGTATTCTCCAACTAAAGATGAAATAAATTTTCCACCAACGGACTGTGCAACCTTTAATGATGGGGTAGCTCCTTCTATTGAGTCTTCGTAGAGTGCGGTCCATGTTGGAAATTTAGAAAGTATACTTCTAGCTGAATCTGATATAACAGGAGTTTCTATTTCATGTATTAATACATTAACGAAAAGCAATAGGCCAAGAGCGGTTACATCTTCTACTTCAGAAAATATTTCTAATTGTATTTTTATATATCTTTTTGAATTAGATAAAAATATAGAAGAAGAATCTATCGTTATTTCTGATTTCATCCATGGACCAGACTCATCATCTGATTCATATACTAGAAAATTAAATGTTGGTGTTTCGCTTCCGTGTAAGATTTGTAAAAGCGTGCTTATAGGAAATAATATCAACTCTTGAAGTTGTATCTATAAACCTGATAATATCAGGAGAAGCTGATTCGTAAATTACTTCACCATAATTTGTTACATAAATTGCATTGGGGTCATGCGATTCTGGGGCTAAAACCGAAGTAGACGGTGAAGCTAATTCAGTTCCAACAAAAGTATAATCACCTACTAAATTTAAACCAGTAGAAGATCTTTTGTATGAGTAGTTTTTATAGAATTTGTTGTTGTATAAATAAATAGGATCAGTAGTCCAAATATTACCAACCTTGTTGAAGTCTCCACTGCGAAGACCCAAGAGATAATTTTTCATTACTAATCCTCTTTAATTAATCTAGCCAAATAGAGTACTCAGAAGTAATTCCATTTTCTGGGTGCACGAACATTAAATGCTGACAAGGTCTGCTCATAGACGAGAAGTATTCTTGAGCATAGGTGTTATAGCTTTCTGGGGAACCAGATATTCTTAACATGGAGCTTCCTATTGTCATCTTAAATTGCTGATGATAATGGCCCATAAAAACATCATCAAAATGTTCAGGAATTGCTCCATCTTTCCATCCCATTATTTTTTTATAGTAACCATGGAAAGCATTTGGTGCAGGCATTTGATCGCCATGAATTAACAAGCTGCTGTAATTGCCGATTGTATCAACGGCATACCAGTTTCTTTCTCCTACGCCATCTGGGATGTTAAAGGTTACTCTTTCGTCATCTCCAACAATCAACTCAATAATCTTATAGAGCATTCTATCCATGTTGGTTTCTGGATCGTGCTGTTTGCGTGCTCTTCCGCCTACCGCTCCATGGTTTCCTATCACGCCAGTAATGTGTACGTGATTAAAATTTTCCAATGCGGTCTTAACAAAGTTCCCAAGTATTCTTGGACCATTAACGGCAACTTGTCTATACAGGCCAGAGTCTATAAGGTGGCTTTGCCCAGGAAAAATCTCTTCACCTTCGACTATATCGCCTAACAACCAAATATGAAGGTCATTTACTTCATGATCCATTCTTTGAATCTCTGTTATTTCTAACAGCTTTTCTGTATATCTTTCTATTCTTTCTTCTAATACATTAGTATTATAGTCAGGTGTTACCTTACCCATTTGCCAGTCTGCAAAGACTACTACTGCAGTTTCGGGAACTTTTTCTTTATTCTTCTTTAAAGAAGGAGCTTTAATTTCTGGGAACTCAAAGCCGGCAAAGGCGTCGTAAGCTGCAGCGTAGGCTGCTCTTACAACCTCATCTTGCACATTCTTAAGAGTCTGTACTCTCTTAGCCAATCTTCTATTTTCTGATCTTAGAAATTCATTTCGTGAATCAGATACATCTGACACTGGATCAGTTGAGTCATACTCTTTGTCTTCGTACATAGAAGGATCTTCTAAGGTAATGACAGAAGATTGAGTGTACATTGAATCTTTATCATTAATAAAATCAGTGATTTCATCATCACTTATTTCAGCTGCATGCAGCGAATCACCCAATATATCGCCATTGCCGACACCCTCAAAAACAATACCCTTTGCTTGTCCAATGTTTGGAGCACGCACTATATACTTATTTGTTATAACAAAATTTTTCATATATCAAAGACCTGTGACTTTTTGATGTTAATAATTTGATTGACCCATTATAACAGATAAAACACTAACACTTCCAGCTCCGGGGTAAACTTTATCGCTAGACGGAGTAAAATCTTTTATGGATATAGATTCACCATTTGCGCTTAAGGCGTTAATCGTGACATACCTAACAAAGTCTGAAGAAAGTCTTACTTGTCTTTCTATTTCTCCAACAGAAACGGTATCTCCTATCGTAAGTGAATTTAAATATCTTTTTACAAAAAGAGCTGCTTGATTCTTTATTCCAGCTTCTATTGTGCCATTTGCGGCAGATGCTATTGTGATACTGACCTGAACATCTACCGGTATTTGTTCTGCTATTCTAACATTAAACCTTACCCCAGCTGGCTTAACCGATGCTATAGAGGAAAGTATTGTGTCTGGCATTCTTTTAATTCCAGACAATGATTCTGGGACTACAATAACATCACAAGATCCTATGCCGTAAGAACTTTCTCTTATTCTAACATCTCTTACGCCCTTAACAGAAAGGGCGGCAAATCGTACTGACTCTGTTGTTCCTGCAGCTCGAGTTTTAATTGATGAAATTATTCTTCTTCTAAAGTTATCATCTGACTCAGAATTAATTGCTGAGTATATTTCCTTTGTGTTCATGCAATATGCAACAACTCCTGGTGGAGCAATAAAGTTATGTTGAGTTATGGAGCCACTCGCAGCAACGTAGGTATTATCATCAAAATCTGGAACTGCCAAACCATAAGCCCTAGTTGTGCCGGCGGCTATTGTTATGTCGCCGTTTAGCTTAAATCTATACTGTCTTACTGCGTAGCTTTCTACGTTAGTATAAAGATAGGTGCCACCAGGAATTATTATATTTTGGCTATATGGATTATCTATAAAAAATTCTATATTAAAAGACTGTCTTTCAAGTGCGGCGGCATCGGATATTTCTTTTCTTGAAACGCCGTATAGTTCACCAATTAAGTCAAGATTTCTCCCACTTGCGGTAGAAAGAGCACCCTGCCTAATGGTGAAGTTTAAGGATGAATATAGGTCTGCTATTTCTGTACTAAAAGCCTCAGCAAAAGCTCTAGCGATAGAGCCTGGATAGGCAGCTGAGATCCCTGCGTTACGCTCCATTGAATTCAGTACATTAACTAAAATGTCTGCTTTTTCTTTTTCTCCATATATCGGCATTTACGCTCCTAGGTTTTGAGTTACAGAAAGAACGATTGGGTCTGTTTTATCTGTTATCATATGAACATCAAATCTAATTGAGTCTGAACCGGTTGGAATTGCATCTATGACGATGCTTCTTCCCCTAAAGATATCTTCTCTTTCTAGGGCAGCCCTTATCAATCTCTTTCCCATTTCTCCGGTTTCCTTTGATTGTGGCATACCATATAGTACAGATAAATCAGTCCCTAAAGAAGGATAGATATAAAAATCTCCAGGTTCAGTCATAAGCCTTAGATAAACTTGCTGTATGTCGTCTTGGGCAGAGGATGATGTAATGGCTATATCTTTATTGCCATTGATTAATATATCGCCAGTCATAGTAAAGTATAAATCAGACATTCTTTATTTCATCCGCCTTGTTCTTTGCTTGCGCAAATGTATAACCTTCTTTAATTAGACCAACCATATACTCTATATAATCAGGAGTATGTTCAGTTAATATGTTTTGTACTAATAAAATTTGATCCTCAGATAAACCTTCTGTAGGAATTCGAGAACTATAAACTTGAGTAATTTCTGGTTCTTTTGACGCAAAACCATAATCACTTTCTATAGTAATGGTTTTTTGTTTTTCTGATTCTTCTATATCCTTAAGTTTAGCCAAATAATGATGTGCGTCGTTTTGAGCATTATGTATTGACTTGTGGTCAATTTGGACTAATGTTGGCTGAGAATAATCAATAGCTGAATAATTAAAATTAAAATTATTCCATCTTAATTCATTTTCCGAACAAAAAAATCTAATTTTATCTGCAAATAAAGATATACTTCTGCTAGCTCCACTTATAACTATTCCTACTCCTGGGGATGCGAAAATCTCTATATCGCCGTCATCATTTAATCTAATAAATGAACTATTATCTGGATGGTTTAAACCAACTTCTCTTTTTGAAAATTCATTTCTTCTTTTTAATTCATCAGATATTGGAAAATTCTTTTCTGGCTCTATATCACTTGGATAGCTAATCGTCATTTTTACCTCGACATAAACTTCGGTACACCGGTATTCACCGTATAATTATACATGTAATTTGAATCTAATGTTCCCTCTTCAAAGAAGGTAATTATATAGGCGAATCTTTCATTGTCATCCCTAAAACCTACTAGACATCGTGCTCCCGGATTTGGGGAAACTGTTTGGATTCCTGGTATTGTAGGGCACGGGACTCCGGATATAATGTTGCCCATTTCTCCAGAGTATTGATCATCTATTATAACATCAGCTGAATTTGTTACTGGATCAAATTTCATTATTACGCCAGGCCTTGTTTTTGCCTGACGCATTCTTGAGTTATCAATTTTAGATTGAATTTTATTATCAAATTTTGGATAATTTATTGCCATTGTTTTTCCTTAGTTTTAATTTTAAGAACCTAAATTTACTTTTGGATAATCAACTCCGTCAATCCAATTCTCTAGAATTGTTTTATTATTTTTTGCTATCCAAACATCTTTTTGCAGTGTTCTTGAATTAGATAGAGATTCAGACATCAAAAATTCTTTTAAGTTTTCTTTTGTTTTTCCAGTCATTTTATTATAAACATCATAAGCGTCTGCAAATCTACAAAATGATCCACTAGTTGAAGAAACCCATCCATATTTAGGCGCATTAGAACCGCCATAATCTCCCCATGGGAATACTGGCAAATCATTAACGATGGATTTTATATTACCTCTATTTATTTTGGACCTAAGAAGCCATACTTGATTAGTTAAATTCCACAATCTTGTATCATAATTTCCTATTCCTTTATCTTGTGTTTTTCCTTGATCTTTAATTTTTTGAAAAATTTGTTCATTTGTTAAATTTTCTTTTTGCCAATTTACATAAGCCATTTTTCCAAATGGATCAATTTTTTCTGGTTGTGGCAATTTTATATAAACTGGAATATTCCCACCGTCTGTCGAACCTGCAGATATTTGCCAAAGTCCAATTGCACCATATTGATCAACTATATAAACTCTTCTAAGCGATTCTCTATTTGATAATGCAACAAATATAGCTGCAGTTTCGTCAGAAAAATATCCTACTTCTGTTAATGCCAAAAATACTTCTTCCGGTTTAGGCGAGTTAGTATTTTTTGTAAAATCTCTTCTGAAAATATTTGTTGGCATTGGGCCATATGGAGATGGTTGGTTTAGGACTAGATTTACTGCTGACTTTGCTGCCGAAGAAGTTCCAGAAGCTGAAGCTGGATTGTATAAAAGCCCACCTGGACCCGAATAAATGCCGCCTCTTGCTGGAGAAAAACCAATGTGTATATGGTTATCGTGAACCCCAGAAGTATCTCTTTTTAGTTTTAAGTATTTTAAATTTGGATACTTAGCCCATAATTGATTTGTCTTACTATCGTAAGTATCATAAGATTGATCTACATATTTTGCGGATACGGCAATGTAGTCTGGGATTAAGTACGGAGGCATTGCGTTCATTTTTTCCAATAAAATCATTAACTGTTCTACATGACCCTTAGCAGTATTAATGGGACTTGGATTTGATCCAGAAACTTTTTGTATTTTACTAAAATCAAAAGCTCTACCAAAAGCATGATCTGTTATTGCATTTGCTACAGCTCCTTCAACTTTTGGAGAATCATTCTGTCTTTCAAGGCCAAACCCACCTCCAATTTTTAATGATGAGCCAAAAGAGTCAGATAACAAAGCTAATAAAAATTCTGTTAATGACGCAGATACAAAGGCTCGTTCTGCTCCAGCAGATATTATATCTGCGGCTATTCTTCTGTCGATAGCATCGGTAAGTCCAGGGACTATAGTGCCTGTGTCATATACTGCTTCAGTATTTAAATTATTAATATCAAATAAAAAACCAGCTTTAATACCAGTGCCTAATTTTGAGTCTAGTAAACCACCCCTCTCTGAATACCACGATTTTTGAACAGCGGTTAATTTGGAAATTCTTGCAATGGGCATTATTCCAGCGCCAACCATAGCAGATTGGCCATAACTTACCGAACTATGGCCATAGCCACCTACATTATATACGGTCTCAGATAATCCTCCAACAGAATATTTTGATCTAATTGCAGAATCTAAATCACTAATTAATCCATCATTGTACTTCCTGCCAAAAGATCCGGAAGTTAAAAAATTAGATACTACATCTCCAGTGAATTTAGATTTATCTGTTACCTGATATTCAAAAGCACTTGTGGCTATCGAATTAAGGCTCTCCCTTGCCATATCTGCCCTAAACATATTTCCATAATTTTCATTACCAAAAAGTTCTTTACCCGAAGCTGCCGAAAGAATATCGGTTGAGTTTAATGTTTGTCCTTCATATCCGTCTTTCTGCTAAAGAAGTTTTTGTAATTGCTATTCCATTTTTAGGAACGATATTATCAACTATTGCTTTAGTGAAAGATTTAGAATCAGCTAAATTTTCGGAATTGATATTAAAAAAAGACATATTATTCCACCTTAGTTGGTATTCCAACAGAATCTATTGCTTTATTAACTGAATCAGATTCCGTTAATAAATCATTTGTAAAAACAGTAGCTAAGTTATTTACTACTAGTTCCCAGTTAAGGGTATATGGGGTTCCATCATCATAGTACTCGTCCCACAGCACCATTGGCCATCTTGAAGCTGATTTATATATTTGCTCTAATCTCTTCATTTCCACCATTGCGCAGAATAGTTTTCTAAGTTCTGGATTAGTTATTTCGCTATTCCCAATTATGTAGTTTGAAATATGATCTACTAAAGCAGAGGAATAAATAGAATCAAAAATAACTTGATATTTTGTACGCATAACTGAATCAAAAAAACTATCTTTAAAAGCTTTTTCTATTTTTGATTTATTAAAATTATTAGAAACAAATAAATTATATACAAAATCTTTAAGGCTAATTAGCTTTTCTCCAGAAACGTTATAGAAGATAGTAGCGAGTGTTCTATCGTATATTTCTTTTAGATAATTAGTTTCTTTATTAAAACCAGCACCGGGTTCAAAATTTTCTATATCAGATTCACTAGCAAGTCCGCCTGTTTCTCTTGATTTTTTAACTCTTAATAAGAATACTTTATTTTTTAATGCATTTAATGTAAACTGAGTACTTTTGAAACCTGGAGAAGATTTATCAATTATTTCTACTTCAGATGGTTGTTGATTATAATAAGCTGAAGTTATAATCGATTTTTCAGGAGCATTTATTCCATCAAAACGAACTTTAATTTTTGCATTACTCAATATATCGATGACATGTATTGTATCGGCGTCAATTACTCCGCTTTCTTCTATGCCTGTTGTTGTATCTAATCTGCAGAATATTTTAAAGAATGGTTCAAATGTAGTTTTTTCTGGGCCAAGACCAGAAAGGTTAAGAACCTGTGCGTGAACTAGAGCATTTTCGTAACTTATATATCTAACTAATTCTTTTATTTCTGTTTCCTGCCAACCAAGACTCTTAAATATATCATCACTTCTAACGTATGCATAGCCGTCTGATGTTCTGACTTTTCTTCTTACGCCCAACATGCCTGGTAGCAACGCTTTTGAATGGTATCTTCCAACAACCATTCCCTGATTATAAGAAAGACCAGCGTCCATTGGTTGTCCATTTTTATTTAGATATTGGACATAACATCCGTGTTGATCTAATAGATTATCTCTGACCCACTGCCAACCCTTCCAGGCAAGCTGCCCGAATATTGGCACTGCCGCAAGCCCGAGTAGGGCTGATCCACCCACCAACCCAACAGCTGCAGAACCACCAACAACTCCAGTTATTGCTGCCGCCGCTGTTCCGCCAGATACCGTGCCATTGTTTCCGTTAATTCCAGCTTGGTTTCTAATTGCATCAGTAAAGGTTGTACTTGAATCAAAACTACCGTGTGTTAGACTTGCAACAACATCTTTTATAAGAGCAGAAGAACCATGCGTATACTGTATCCCACCAAGCATTTGAGGATTTAAATTTTCTGCAAGTCTGTCAAGGGATATATCTCCACCAAGAGTTATCCCAGAATTATCTGCCCTAATAGCATCTAAGAATAATCTTGTGTCATTTCTTATTGCCTGCATGTTCATCCATGAATCGATCCATGATGTCATAAACCATTTTGCTGGGTCATTTACGGTTACAAGTGCATTGGGGGTTATTGAGGTTACAAAACCAAGTTCAGAAGTAAAGTGATGAATAACTTGCTCTACTTCGAATAAGCCATACATTCGTTCATACACGTCAGCTATGTAAACTATGTCGTGTGGCCTTATATCTGGATTGCCTACAATTAATAATTCTCCACTATATATATCTTTAATATTTTCTTTAAGATGTGAAAGGGCAACTCTTTTAGCCGCTAGCTCATCAGGAGCACCGGTTGCGTTTTTTGATAATCCTCTTCCGGTTTCAAACGGATGCAAAAATGGATGTAAGAATCCAAAGAATCCACTTCCAACAATATTGTCAAAATATATTCCAGTTTCAACTGTTGATTCCATTTGCCTTTCTGCCGGTGCACCTTTGTCAAGGGCTACTGTAACTGGATATTTTCCATCAGATACTGCTGTAATAACAGTGGAAACATTTGTTGTTGTTTCCTGAATCTGGTTTGAAAGAATATGGCTAAAGGAACTTAGGTAATGTATTCTTTGAAACGGTTCCCTAATTTCTACTACTGGTTCTCCATACTCTCTTGTGAATGGATTATCAACAGCTCTTAAAAGCGAACCAGATCTACCAAGTTGATAATAAATAGAATCATTGAGAGCTCTGTTTAGAATATTTGCTTGTTTTGATAGAGAACCTACTTGAGACAATCCATAACCAGTTTGTAACATATTTAATTTAAACATATTAATCATACCAGTCAATGCTGTTCCCATCGCACTAAAGATAGGACCTATGTTTCTATCCCAAAAGTTATCTAATCCACTAGTTGCTCTTGTTACAAAGTTTGAGGCTGTGCTGCCTTCGCCCTTATTGTTGTATAATAATTGTAAAAATTTCTTTTTATCTTTAGCATAAGTATTGTTTGGATTAATAAACGCTGCAAATATTTTATCTATGGCTCTAAAATCCCACTGATCTCTACCCGCAGCAGTACCTAAGCCAGCGCCTATTTTTCTAGATGGCCTAAGCACTAGCCAAGCTCTTGCATATGGGTCTGCCCACATAGCTTGTCTAAATAAACCAACTACTACAAGAAATAATTGTTGAGGAGTTTTAATTAGCGGATTGTCTTCTGTAGGCTTTTGTCCGCTTAACTCTTCTAAGACTTCACTATTATCTATTAAAAAGTTTTGTCTAAACGCTTTTATCTTATCTAAGGTCATCAAATTAAAATATTCAATTAGTCCACTTTCTGATGCTGGTGCATCTATAAAGTTTTTTCTTGCAAATTCTATTGCCGCTGTTCTTGATGCTGCTTCTTCGTTTCCAAATAAAATTGCAAATTCATCGTTAGCCGTACCACCAGTATCTTTAAACTTTTTAAATATATCTTTTGGTATATTTCCATCAACAAACGCACTCATTATTTCTTGCGAAAAATCATCTTGACTGTCAGGGTCTAATCCAAAAGTATCAAAAAATATTGTTTTAACAGAACTGTAAGTATGATATCCAAATCTAAATTGATCCCATATATCCTGAGCTATGTCTAAGTTTCTTCCATCTCCAGCAATAACTGAAACGCTTTGATCATATCCTTCATCGTAATATTTTCTTGCTTCAATTGATATTGAGTCTGCTAAGCTAAAAACTTCTTTAAATTGCTTTCTACCGTCAGCGGAGAAAGTTAAGGGGTCACCAGTCTCTGCTGATTCCTTATCTAATATATCATAACCCTTATCTCTACTGGTTACAGTTGCTATATCTCCATATATATTCTTATAATAATCTGTATAGTTTCCTGAATAGGTAAAAATTGAGTCAGGTGATAATTCAGCTAGAGAATAATATTCACCAACACTAGTTCTATATTTTTCATAATCATCCAATCTATCGGGAACAAAACCCTGTATCCCACCACTAAGCCCAGCTCCCTTATAGCCAGCTTTTTGCGTAGCCTTTAAAATATTGTCTGTTGCCTCAAAGTTGCCAAAACCAATTAGAAAATCTTCAAGTTGCTTATCTGAATCATCTACTAATGTAAATTTTTTGCCCGGAACAAAGGCACTTGTTGCTACACCTAATGGTATCGTGTTTGGGACAAATGCAAAATAACATTCTCTTGGAATTGGAAGATCACTATATCCCTTACCTTTATTGAACAATTTTTTTTGACCATCAGAAAAAATAACATCATCACCAGAAACTATTCCAAGAAAGTATGCTGCGTCTGGAGAAACAACAGCATCTATTGTTTTTTCATCTATATCTAAATTATATTCACTGCTACCACTAGATGTCCCTTCTGAAAGAAAATTTGATTTATTTTCTCCCCAAAGAAAGTACGCTGGTTTGCAAACTACGCCATTATTTGTATCTGGATTATAAACTAATACGTGGGCATTTTTGTAATCTTGTACACTTCCGATTAATTGATTTGTTTCTGAATTAAAATATTTTTTTGTAAATTTTGATATTTCAGATTCATTTAAATTTGGTTTGTATGGCCATCTCATGGCGATATAAAACTGTTCATCAGCTACACTTCTTGGCATTCCCCATTCAGAAAAGTCTATTTCTGATGTATTCGTTTTTCGGGGAAGTGGCATTGATATAACAAAAGACTCTGAACCGATTACATCTTCAATCGGTATAGTAAAATTATATGAGTTTTGAGCAACATCGGATATTTGTTCTGGAGAAAGTTTTCTTTCGATTACATTTATATTATCAAGAAACAAGTTTGAGGCAAAGGAGTCTCCGTAGACAGAGGTAACGCTTTCTATATAATTATCGTATACATCCTGATTTGTTTCTGAAGCTATTCCATCATCGTCACCGCTGCCAAAGATTTTGCGGAAAGCCCATTTACCAGCTACTAGTGGAGCATTAGTGAACAATTCACCAATCGTAGCAGTTGTGTTTAGTACGTCTTCAGTGATGTCTAATCCTCTACGAAATTTAGAATATCCATCAATTGAATCGTATTGAAATGCAAAATTTTCCAAACCATAATCACCGCGTACATCAGCTCTGTTTGTAAACATAGGGAATCTAAATCTTGAAGGAAGCTGAGGAATTTGACTATGCACTAATGATGAGGATATAACTGTAGAAGTTGTTTTATTTTGTCCATTAAAAACAGGATAAACCGGAAGGTGGAAACCCATTGTAACTACACCTTTTGTTTTTGGTATTTTTCCTACCGTTTTTCCTGCTGAGTTAATTAAACTTTTTGATTTATTAGAATCAAAATTAATTACTTGACCCTTTAGTTTTGCTGAAGTTCCATAATATTGTTGTGCGTTTTTTTGCAAAGATGTTAGCTCAGCGATTGTATCTGTTAATTCTGTATCCCTAAGAAATGCATTTGCGTCTGCGTATGAACTACTGTTTTTATTTATTTCAGTTATTATTTTACTCAACTCAAAATCTGGACTGACTATTTTAGGACCCATACTTATCCCAAGTTCACCCATTTTTTCATTGCCCGGGTATCCAGTCGTCACTGGTACAACGCCAGAAGTGTATAGCCAGTGAGGCTTGCCGTAAAATACTGTTGATCTATCTTCAAACGGTCTCACTGCAACTATGTAATTTGGAAGTAGTTTTGCACATGTTTGGAATAGATCCCAAACAGATCTCATATAAGTTTGAGCCCTAAATGAAACTTCATCAAAACCAGGCATGTCGTCATCTAAAGTTGACGTTAGACCTAACATATTAAATATACTATTGCCTCCCCTTGTGCCAAGTACTCCAAGAAGACCAGCACCAACACCAACTGTAATACCAATTGGTCCACCAACAACTGCAGCTATACCAATTAAACCGCCCATGGTAATTGCTGATCCAGTAGTTGCTGAACCAGTATTATCTCTTATTTTTCCAGCACCAGTTAAGCCCTCAATAGCTGTTTTTGCGTCGGGATTTTCTTCTCCATATTTTTGAACAAGTCCATTCCAACTTCTATCGGTTAATCTGGACAAATATTCTATTCTTTCATTTGGTTGAGAAACTGGAGTTATCGAAGATACAGATGTCCAACCGTCACCCAAGTCTCCACCAAGAAATTGAGCTATTCCTGTTCCGTTTCCTGGGTAAATATTTCTTTTAAATATTTCAAAATCTCTCGATTGCGAAAAGTTTGACCATAATTGATTCATCAAAGAAAATACTGGAGTTCTAAACTCATTTGTCCCAACAGCCATATCTAATGCAGCTCTTCCGGATCCAGAAGCATCCCCCGTACCAACTGCGTTATAAGCATCTGCTATAGCATCTATTCTTGCTTGATGCTTTCTTTCTTCATCTGTAGTAAGTGGTTCATAAACAATAGAACCAAAATGTCTTATCCCAAATTTATTTTCAGAAAAAACTAAACCCCTATTAGCGTATGCAATACCCTCTCTAAACCTAGACGCCCCCATGGAAAGAAGTCTCACCATTAGATCTCTTGGTTCAGAAAGCCAAAGACCAGTATTTATTCCACCATCTATTTTTCCACTATCGCCTTTTTTGTTGGTAGAGTTTACAACGGCACCAAGTTCTATTGCATCTGATTGTGCTGTAACCGTAACTATTTCACCAAGTTCTACCTGGCTGATAACACCATTAAATAAAGTTTGAAGCGAGTTTGGATTTGCTCCATAGCCGCCCCTCAGGTGAACTCTAACACCTGGTTTTAATCTTATGTTTTCTATATCAACAACATAATCATTTTGCATATGCGCCAATACATTTCTGGCTTTATTTAAAGTGACATCTATTATACTTGAAAGACCATCGGTAAGACCAGGATTATCTTGAGAGTATTCTGAATCTACAGAAAAAAATGAAGATGATTCTTTTGTTGAAAGTTTTGAATAAAGATTAGATACTCTAAAAACCAATGTATCACCAAGAAGATCTTCAGATTGTATAACCGAAAAATCTATTATTGATTGAAGTCCATAGAAGTTATCAAACAGTTTAACGCCGGCAAAATATCCACCTTCATCTATCAACCATAGCATATAGGTCGGGAATGCTCTTAACATTCTTCCGGATACATCTCTATACTGAGTGTCAACCAACATTTTCTCCCAGTGAGATTCAACTGTGTCTACTGGTTTTGAACTATTCATTACTTCTGGGCTTGTGCCAGCGCCGTGTGAATATGGTTGTTGATAATTTGAATAGGCCGTTGAACCAGCTATTGCTGATTTAGTAGCAGAGTACGAGGGGTCAGAATGCTTATCTGATATTCCCCTAGGTTCTATCTTTGCTCCTTTTTCAGTTTTCTTTACATTCACCCCGTCTAATGTAAGATAAAATCTTCCATCTTTATCAGAGTCAATATATCCCAGATTGGTACCAAGAGCTGTTTGTATCGAAGCTGGTATCTTGGATGGTTCATCTTTATCTTTTATCGGATAAATATTAATAATATGATGAAATTCTAATTCATCTGGATCAAAGCTTACTAACTCTTCATCTTTTAGATTATATTTTCCAGCTAAGGTTGCTTTTAACTCTGATAAAAGTTCAGAACTACCAGAACTAATGCTACCGACTTGATAAGGAGCGGATGACACCTTGTTCATGAATTCCCCTACAGCTTCATCTTCTGTCTCTGTATATTCTAGGTAATCTGTAATTAAATTTTTCTTTAAAAAATTTATTCTACTTCTTTCATTTGAATTATCCATTCCAAAATAATTTGGATCATAAATTACTTTTTCAAAAACAGAAATAAATTGATCAAAATTTATATCAGTTTTTTCAATAAAATAAATTACATCGTTTAATACTTGTTTTCTAGCATCTTGAACAAGACCATTTGTTGAATCTGAAGATGGATATGTTCTTAAGAAGTTAACTATTTCATTTGCTATATGAGAATGCATTTCTTTAGTTATTTTTTGTCCGACGCCATCATTCGGGTTTGGAATATCTAATTCTTTTGGAGCTGTAGATATATTATTTATAATATCTTTATCAAACATATCAAAGCTTCTAAAGTAGAAGTCTGGATCTAAGTGGCCAACAGTTTCATTCTTATTATTTTTTACCTCAAGAGGAAGATCTGGGTATGCGTTGAATAATCCCCACATCTGTTTTATTCTAAGGAATGGATTTCTTTTGGTAGAAAAATGTTCTATTAATTCTCTTTGTTGATTTGAGTCTAATTTTTCTCTAGCTTGTTGAAACACATCAAAGTCAATCAAACTTATATTTACTTCATATACATGTGGAAAACCTGGAATTGTATTAACTGAAAAATTAGATGGCAGAACATATTTAACGCCAGACAACGCAGTGACTATATTTTTTATTCCAATAAAACCAAGAACACCTGTAGAATGCTCTAATCTTGCAAGTGCGTTAACGTGATCAAATATTCTTTTTAATTTAGTTAATTCTTTTTCTCCAATAATTTTCATTGAAATATTAATAAAAGTATCTTTGCCACCTATGTGTTGATACGTCGGTTCGTCTTGCATTTGCAATTGCAACTTGGCGATGTTGTTACCGAGTGTCAACGACACGCCAGTAACTATCGCTGCGGCGGGGTCAAGATCTATTTTCAACATGGGGACTTCCCATTCTCTAAATGTAAATGCTCCCTGCTTTGCCCTCGCTGCTTCAAGTAGTTCTTCTATTGGTGCACTTTTAAAGAATTTTTCATAAAGTGTTAAATTAAATCCTTGTTTAATTTGATCTTTAACTCTATTATAAATATTTTTATATGCCGTAGATCCTTGTGCTACTGTATTGGGAACTTCTATCCCGGCTTTTCTGGCTTGACTATCTGCTATTGCTTTTGTCTGTTGCTCCAAAAGACCTTTGGATGTTTTAGCAATGTCTTTTAACAGCTTCTTCATTGTTTGAAGATTGGTATCTTCATATGAAACAGAATTAAATATATAAGTTTTTGTTCCAGCTTGTGCTGGAATATTTGTACTATCAAAATCTAAGATATAACTTTGCTCTACGCCGTCTAATGAATTTTCTTTAACAAATAATGTTGCAGCATAACTATAAACTTTTTTACGATATTCGTTATCATTTAATCCAGCTGTTAAAATATCCATTATTGTCAATAGGTGATATCTTATGTTTGGATTAATTCCAGTGTTCTTGGATAAGCTATATGTACCACTTAAGCTCAACCCGTATCCAGCTGATTCATTTATGTCTATTCCAAAACCATTTAAAATTTTTCCCCAATAGTCTTGGCCTTGATCGCTAAATAATCTTTCTTCATCATTTCTGAATGAAGTAGCGTCAGGTAAAAATATTTTTGTTTGAGTTTCTGCTGGAACATAAAAGCTTATATTTCTTCCATCGTTCCACTCTGATACAATATTTGTTTTTAGTATATCATCGTAGTATGCAGCAGCTTTTATGAGCGATGCCCCGTAAGGACTTACTTCGTATGTCCCAGTCCCAACTGTTACTGTTCCAGTTTTTACATCTGCATCTTCTGTAGATTTTTTTTCATCAGTTGTCTTCATTAAGAAACTTTCATTTACATAACTATGAAGAGCACCCGCTGCCTTTCCCATAAACTGCCTATATTTACCCCAGTGTATTGCTTGATTAAAATCGTTAATCATAGGCAGTAACGGTTTATGATTAAAATTTAAAAGCTCTACATCAACCGCTAAAGCAAATGGAAAATTTGGAACTGTTGATATAGATAAGCTCGATAGAGCTACGGCAGTTATTCCATGGACCGTATTAAGGTAGTGGTTTCTGATTGGAAGAAACGGAGAGTATTTAAATGCAGCCACTAATCCACGAAGCGAAGATAAAAACTTATCTATTTTTTGGTCACTTGCACCATCGGTTTTAAAATCAATTTCATAGTTATCTTTAAGAACTATCTTTGAAGCGTCATCTATGCTTATTCCCCAAATTTCTTCATAGTTGGGAAAAAATAATCTCATTTTTATAGAGCTTTCTTTATAACCAGAATTAAACTTAGGAGTATTTTTTTGCCTTAGTGCTCCGCCTGTTAAGCTGCCAGTTTTAAAAGCCGTATTTACATCTATCGATAGTGGTGGAACAAAAAAATTCGCCGCACCAATTCGTAAATGGAAAACATCTGGAGAAGTTGGTTGATTATTTTGCCTGTACGGAGAATTGTCTAATACTTTTTTCATTCTCTTTGCCGTATTTTCAAAATTAAATGCCATTGTAAATACGGCTTCCTTAAATGATTGATTGGAATCATTTAACCCTCGGCCAAAAGCTTTTTCAAGACTTGCTATAAAGTCTTTCATATTATTAACGCTGTCGTCAGACTCGCCATTAACCTCACCACCACTTGTTGAGTAGTCGGCGGTTACTGCTATTGCGTCAAATAAAAATGTTACAAGACTAGGAAAATAACTATTAATAATGCTAAGAGTAATAGGATCATATGATATGTTTCTAACAACATTGGTGAGTCTTGTTAACCAAGCTGTATCTCTGGTTGGATTAAGCGCGTCTGCGGCACCCGTTTTTGCAGAAGAGATAGAAGATAGTCTTTGTTTACCAAACTCTGAAATGGGAAATGACCAAAAAGCTAAATCATACAACCCTGTATCTATAAGTTTTTTAAATAATTTAGATTTAGATTTTCTATCTAAAACTTTAATTCTATCTATATCAGATCCACTAAAAACTCTTAATGTAGCGGCTTTGCTTTCTTCATAATTCTGGCCCAAGCCCCCAAGAACACTATACTTAAGCATCTGCTCAAAGTTATTTCTTGTAACAGCTTGGAATCTGTTATCCAGTTGTGTTAATAATTTATAAAATGTCTCTTCTGCTGCGTCAGGAAATACACTAATATATTGATTTTCTGATTCAGATGCATTTTCGTTATTAGACATAGTTTATATTAAATTATTTCTTTTGTTTATTAAACTTACAATTTGGGAAGAAGATCCTTCCATAGTATTATTTGTTCTATTGTCAATTATACTTCTAAAATTTCTTTTTGTAAAAGAATTTTGTTTTAAATCTCCAGAGTGAGAGGCAAAGTTTTTATTATATCTGGCTTTTTGGATTGATGGATTTAAGTATCCAGTTCCATTCATTTGGATGTGTGTCGAAGATCCCTTGTCTAAGCCCTCCCAGGAGCCCTTGAGAGCGTCAGATTGCCCCATGGTGCCCTTTGGTGCATATTCGACGCTTTTGGCTCCAGAAACGTCTGAGCCGCTTGATATGTTCTTGCTGGAAGCTATCCTTGCTGCATACTTATTCGAGGTTTGCGTTCTTGGACTAGTATCTATTCTTTTAGACGCAGCGTCTTTTAAATTTTTATTTTGTTTGTCTGCACCAAAAATCATATACATTAACCTTAATACGAGCTAGCTAGCTGCTGATAAGGATCTGTCCCAACTTGCGGGATTCCAGAATACATAGTAGTGTCCATGTCGAAGTTTCCGAGCCCCATAGCCATGTCTTGGAATTGAGAAACCTGTCTTCTATTGCCGTATAAGTTAACTTTATAACTTACTCCTGGATTATAAGAAGTGGTTCCTATTTGCGGAATTTCTGCAAGCCTGTTTGGATACTGGCCTTCATAGGCTGATCCACCAGGAAGTAAAGGTGGACCTTGAACTTTTTCTGGAGTATGATCTTTAAAATGTTGATATGCAAAACTGCCGACTATTAAAGCGCCTGCTGCATATATTGAACTTCTAAATAAATTATCATTTTTAAATAAGTTTTTTAATTCACCAGATTTAATATATTCAGAGAACCTAACATACTTACCTTTTGCATTCATGAAGGCAGTGTAGTCTTCATCGTTCATGGCTGCGTTAATTGCTTTCCTTAGGTTGTCATCACCGGTAAATGTTGTTTGACCTGTTGCGCCTAAGGCCTGAACTGTTGCTTGATCTTGTTGAAGTGCTTGGTTTGTTGCGTGAACCCTAACTGCTCTAGCTCTTCTTCTTGCCAAAGCAGCTTCTTCTTCAGTTGCGCCTTCTATTTCCTTACCTAATGCCGCTTGTGCCAAAAGACTTTCTTCTCGTGAAGCTGTGCCAGTGTTAAGGATATCTGTAAAGTATTTATCAATTTGAGATGCACTAGTCGTGTTTGTTGCTACTAAATCATTTAATACTTGTTCTTCTAAATCTCCAGCTGCAATCCTGATTGCTCCTGCTGTTCTTTTTACTCTTGCAGTTGTAACTTGTCCGGCAAAATTCTCATCATCTAAATAATAAAGTCTTGATAAATCCATACCGCGTTGGCGAGTTAATGATTGTCTTTCAGCTGCAACTTTATCTACGGCATTTATTATTTCTTCTTTTGATAGACCAGTAATTTGTTGTGCCCCGGTAATATCCTCTGAGACTTGCTGACCTAATCTGTATCTTCTTTCATCTGATAATATTTTTTCGTATTCTGAAGATTCATTTAATAATTTAGCTGTTGCATCTTGATATGATTCTGCGTGTTTATCAAGCAGGACGTTGGCTACTTTCCTTGCTTCTTCAGAGACATTTGTCGCAGCAAGAATATGATCTTGTGGCATTGAGGTAAGATTAAGTCTCTTTATTAAATCAAATTGAGTTCTAGTTTCTTCTCCAATTTTATTTAACTTTGCTAACGATGCGTATTTATGGTCTGCGGATGCTCCAAATAATCTGGTCAATGCTGCTCTACGCTCAGCTTCAGAAAGTGGAACATTCAATAAATCTTTTTCTAATTCATCTAATTGAGTACCAGTTAACGTTTGAGCACCCCTTGCATCTTTTATTCCTTTTTGAATAGATGTAAATAGATCCTCTATATCAGATCTTGAAAGTCTATCTTCTAATAAGATTTGATCTATTACTGGTCTTAGACTTGCGTCAAATTGTCCACCAAATTCCTGGGAAGTCATTAACGCAGTTGCTCCACCTATTCTTTCGCCTAAAGTTTTAACAGATTGTTTACCAATTATATCTATATTTAATCCATCTATTATTTGTTCACTAGTATAACCAAGTGCTTTAAGAGCTGCATTTTGTATGGCTACTTGATCTCCGCCTTGAATAATAGCTTGAGATACTAATTCATTAATATTTTTTATATTTCCTACAAAACGAGAACTTGAATAGTTAATGCTTGTGTCAATTGCTGTTTCTGAAGAAACTAGTCCTATTTGTTTTCTTAAAATATTTTTTAATTTGCCACTTATTTGAGCATTGTTTTCTATCAAATTAATATAATCATCAAATTGATTTAGTGTAGAACCAACAACCATAGTTCTATTTACGTAAACACCAAGTATGTTTCCTTCTTCTAGGGCTGCTGTTTCCATTTTTCTAAATACAGAATGAGTTAAAAGAGCTTGTAAGCCTTCATCATTTGAATTTGCTTGAACCAATGATGTTAATTGTGTTCTCATTGCCTTTTGATCGGTAATTGATAGTGCGTTCTTCAAATCCGTATACAAACCACTATTTAAACCGCTCTTATATTTGTCAACCAATTCCCCCATCTGTTTATCCAAAGTAAAATCAAATGCACCTTCATCTTGAAATACTTTATAGATATTGCTTCTACTATACAGATCTGTATTCTTTAATGCAGATGGTCCATACTTAACAAGGTTTTGGAGCATTGTGTCATCCATCATCCCTATGCTTCTGCCCATTTGATTATATGTCTTAAATAAGACTTCTTCTACTTCTCTTTCAGAAAAAGAAAGACCACCTGATTGACCAGTTAAGTTTAATAAAAATTGACCAGCTGTATAATCACCGTTGGTTAGATAACTCAGACAAAGCTTTTATAAAATCTTCTTTTTCACCAAATAGAGCTTTTATAGTTCTCATATCATCTAATTTTGCACTAGCGATAATACTTTCCTGCACACCAGAAGGTTGTCTTGTTAAGCTAAAAGCTAATCTTTTATTTCCTGCTGCATCATCATAGGTTGTAAGTCTTGGCAAGCCTTTGTCGTCCAAGTCGAATCCACCCAATGATTGAAAGAATTCTGGAACTGCACCAGGTGCAAAAAATAATCTTCCATTACTAATTCTAAATTTTAATAACTCTGCTGTTTCCGTTTGGCCAGCTAATTTAAAATTAATATTTTCTATACCCTTACCAAGTATCGATCTTTCTCCCCCGCCTAAAGCTGCTGCAGTCTCAGTGCTTACTGCAAATCTTGATACGTTAGGCATTGTGGGTAAATATCTTGCTTGCCCTTCTTTTGTGGTCATTCTAAAGGCTTCTGATGCGAACGTGCTGTGGAGCAAGTTCATCATTTCTGGAGATTGTTTAGGCCCTATACCTGATTGATGTAGTTCAAGAATTCTTCTTGCATATTCTTGGTTTCTTACTTTTGCCGACCTTACAGAAGCTGGAAGATTTGAAAGATCTTCTGTAATGTTTTTATTTAACATATTTCTAATTTTTTCAGGAAGAACATCTGAATTTATTGCGTCTTGAAAATCACCCATTACTTGAGCTGAATACTGCTGCATTGATTGAAGTTCTTCTGGACTTGCAAATATTTCAGGATGGAATGCAACAGAGACGGGATCAGCATACACATTGCCACTTGATGAACCAAAACCGCTAATAGTTATAAAGTTTTTTGATCCAGCTAAGCCTATTTCTTCTTTCATTCCAGATCTGCCTATTATCATGGCTACATCTTCGAAACCAGTACCTAATTCCCTAATATCAAATGCTGTTTTTATTCCAGCTCCACCATAATATCCTCTACCAGTTACTTGATAGAGATTTTCTGCCGAACCCATAACACTTTTTCTTTCCTCCAATTGTGCCAGTTTTTGCATCAGCTGCTGTCTATTTGCTGGAGATGTTGAACTTGTTATGTTTTGTTTTAGTTGTTTTATTTGGATATCTAATTCTTTAACTGCTCTATCGGTAACTCTTTTATTCAAAACTGCAATACCATCAAATTCTTTTTCTGCGTCATCCATAAACTGCTTAAAGACTTTATAATCATCGTCACTCAATATGCCTTTTACTTGTTGTATTAAATCTTTATTACTTCCAGATTTGGATATAAGATCTCTTACATCTGATCTTCCAAGAACATTATTTATAAATGCTTGTGGATCTTGAACTAAGTTTCCTAAAGATTTTTCTAAAATGGTTGCTGAATCTATTTGCCTTATTGCTTTTTGTTCTAGTGAATTTGCATTACCTAATCCAAGTTGCTTTCTTAAAATCTCTAAACCCTCTTCAATAACAACAGCCTTAGGGTCTTTAACTCCTAGGGCTGCTTTTAAAGTGTCTTCAGTTATAGTTATATCTCTTTCTGAGATTAAACCTTTCATTCTTTTAGTGATCTTTTCCATGAATGCATCTATTGGTTTATTGCCATTTTGTAATGGATCAAAAATACTAGCAAATTTTTCTTGATTAAATATTGGATTACCAATAACACTTAACATGTAATAGGTTTCTTCGTCGGATAATATTTTTCCACCAACTTTGAATTGCAGTAAGTTTGCACCTTCTTCATCTATAAAAGGAATAAAGCCACCTTTATTTGGACCCGTTTCCGACATTTTTCTTATTGCTTGAAGAAAGTCTTTTGGCTTTGACCCCTTTTGTGTTTTACTTGCTATTATATTTGCACTTACGTCTGTCCCAATAGAAGAAACGTCTATGCCCATTGCCTTGAGTTTTGCTGCAGTTGCTGGATCTAAACTTTTTTCTTTTAGATTTTTTTGTATTTCACTTAATATTTCTCCAACTTGTGCATACTTTGGATTATTTGGATTGTTTATTAAGTTTGATACAGAACCGGATGCCGCAGTTAGAGATTCAAACTGTGTCATCATTAATGAGCTTGCGCGAACAAATGCCTCTTGTGGACTACTCAATCTTTCGCCTGTTGCAGAAACAACATATTCTATAACATTTGTGGATGGATTTAATTCCACCCTTATAACTCCGCCTCTACCCATATCTGTTTTTCTAAGCGATTGTTGTGCAGCAGAAAGTCTCTTTGTTGGATCTTTAATAAAATCGTATAACATTATCTCATCCCTGCTGCAATGCTAATCTCATTAGAACCAAATGGATTCATTACCGGAGTTACTGTTCCAGATACCCCAGCACCACTCATTATTTGCCTCAGCCTATATAGCACATCTGTTCTGGCGGAAGAAGAATCAAACACTGGGTAACTTGGATTTGCTAAATTAGCTTCTTTTATCTGCTGTGGATAGTAACCCATTTGAGACATTTCAAGACCCATTGATTGACCTATCTTGACTTTTACATGATCCATGTTTGTATTTGGATGCCAACCTTCCCAAGATAAGTCTGGTAGTTGGTGTCTTTGGAAGTACTCAGCTAAATCTGGCTTCTCTTCTACTGGCATGCCCCATGCAGCTTCGTAGATTCTTCTTTCTAATCTGCCAGCTGTTGAAAGAATTCTTTCTCTTTCTGGTGCTGGAGCATTTAACATTTCTACAAAGTGTTCTCTTTTTCTTTTTGGTATGGCAAGTTTTAACATATCGATTGGCATTCCATAAAGGTCTGCTCCATACATTGTTCTTTTTGCAGTTTGCCTATATTGATTTGCTGCAGCAGAATCTCCTGCCTGTTGTGCCATGGATGCTAATCTAGTATTTTTTGTGTACGTTAATATATCTGAATATTCTTCAAGAGCAAGTTCTTTCTTTCTTTGCAGTGGCATATATCTTTGGCCAGTTAATTTTTGACTGAGCTGGGATATTGCAGATACACCTCCACCAACTAATGTGCCCACAGCACTACCAAATAATTTTGCCTTTGGAGTTCTTCCAAAGAATGAACCAGTTACACCCAGGGCTGCTGCTGCCGTTAATGGATCTCTCTGAGTTGCCTTATTGAGCATTGGTTCAATAAAACTTTCAAATGGCCTTTGCCATTGTGGGAAAGTTGCTCCATAAACATTTCTTCTTTCCCAATCCTCAGTTGCTGTTCTCTTATTTAAAAATTTAGTATTAAACAAAGTATCTCGATGAGCAATATACTCTCCAAGTCTTTGCATTCTTCCTATACTGCCGCCTACTGTGTTCTTTTGATCTGGATAAGGAGTAAAATCATATTTGCTTGTTGTTTCTTCTACTCTTCCTCTAATCTCTTGAACTTTTATTTTTTGATCAGGACTTAGAGCCATTTTGTCCATCATACTATTTAAAGATTTGAATTGCTGAGAATATGGAGCAACGTCGGCAAGGATTTTAAATTGATCAACTAATCCATACTTACCAGTTTCATCTGCTGATATTCTATTAAATCTTTCATATCCTCTTCCAGGAAGTCTTACTTCTCCTTCTTGGACTTTTGTAAATGGATCTCCTGTTTGAAAGTTAATATAATATTCTGGACCAGGCATGAATGGATATTGCTTGCCCATCGTATTGGCGATTGGATTTATGTAATCTATTCCAGTTCTTTCTTTTGGAATAAATCTTCTTACGATTTCAGAAAATTCTATATTACCCAAAGCACCTTGTGCTGGAATTGGAACGTCACCTAAACCACCAAGGTTAAGGTCCCAGAATGCTCTTGATGTTCCATAACCCTTTGATGCTGATTGTAACATTGCTTTATTGGGCTCAAAATCACCTTGACCAAATCCAAATTTTTCTCTAAGACTTGCAAATCCAAATCCATAAATACCAGCCATTTCTTGAGCTCTATAGCCGAATTCTCCAGATAGATCAGATTCTATTGGCTGACCAGCTGAAGCAACTCTTGGTGGCATTATTCCTCTTTGCTTTGGTGGGCCATAAGACATCTGCATCAGCGGTTGGTTTAATCCCGCTATGGAATTACGTGTCATGCCACGTGCAGTGTTTAGAGGATATTGTGCTGCTCCCCTTAAGTTCGCATTTGAACCACCAACCTGAGAAGAAACCATAGCCGAAGAATAAGATCCACCGGGACCACCACCTGCACCTCTGGTTATCGGTATGACATTTGAACCACCTCCCATTCCAGCATTGTAAGCACTGGCGTCATATGCCCCATATTGACCAGCTGGCACATACTGACCAAGACCCTGCATAACTTCTTGTTGATGCATTGCAACTTGTGGTTTAAGAACTCTGCCAACAGTCGCGTTGAGAACGGTATTTATAGGGCCAAAAGGACCAGTAAAATATTCTCCAGTTATTGGGTATGGTCTATCTTCGTAATGTTTTCTTTCAAATCTATATGGATCTAATGGTCTTAGCGGAGAAATATCATTGTTAAATAAGAATTTTTCTGCTGGACTTCCATATGTATCAGAAGTAAATAGCGCACCACCTTGCAGTTTTCTATACCAAGATGGCCTATAGTATTGGATCTTTCCACCCTTAAATGGCGTATTGCCCAATGGCCAATATCTACCTTGCCTAATTGGGACTTCTCCATCTAGAAGTTGTTCCTTCTTTTCCTCTTTGGTCATACCGCCAGGAGTTAGGCCAGCCGCTATTGCTTGAGTTTCAACTATTCCTCTAGCTACTTTTGTTGTTACAAATGGAGAATATGTTTTTTCTCCATAATTATCTTCTGGTCCAAGTGCTCCACCCAACATTCTGTCTGCTGTAAAAGCTGCTGTTCCAGCGGCATATATTGGAAGAACTCGCTTGCCCACCATTCCTCTTGCATATAGGTCTAATGGACCCTTGAACTTGGATACATCTAACTGCATTCCTAGTGTTCCAAAGTATCTATTCAAACGCTCTACACCCTGTGATATTGGTGTTGATGCCGTAGAATAAGAACTTGGATCAGAATATGTCGTTAAACCCAATGCACTCTTGATTGCGCCAAATGGATTCTTTTCAAATACCGTTCCAAAAGTCGGAACAAATGTAACCTTTTGGCCAGATCCTAATACGTCAGTTGAAAGTTCTCCAATTTTGTAAGGAGCAGTTCCAAATGCTTTTTTAAATGGTGGCAGGAACGAAGAGAATGGCCTCTTTATGTTTGTACTTATAACAGATGCAGAACCAGATGTATATGGAGTAAAAAAACTCTTTACAGCTCCGCTTGCTTTGCCCGTTGCAAATTGTGCCAATTGACCTGCGGCACTTCTAGCATTGTCGAAAAGCTGAGCGTCTCTCTTATACGTTAAGAATGCACTGGTATTGAATAGTGTCGATAGTGCTGCGGCTTGAGCTTCAGCAAATTCTGATGCAGGTAATTGTGATTTAAGTTTTAATATTACATCTTGCATTGCGATGAACATGTCATCTTGTCTACCTCCCAATGCAGGATTACCAGTTAATGCAGCATTGGTTTGCGAAACAAATCTAAATATTTCATTTCGCATTTCGTCCATTTTTGTTGAAATGGTCGGAGATCTTCCTGCAAGTTGCGAAGTTGCTAATAAATTACTTTCTCTTTGTAGTTTTCTTACGTTAGAAAAAGATTGTTCTATAACTCTTGGATCAATGCCCATTTGCCTTGCTTGGGCCTTTAGCATTGGGAGAGAGGCTTCTATTTCATCAGCAAAGTCAAACATTTCTTTTTGCGTAGTTAGATTTGCTGCACCCTTATTCAGTGGACCAAAAGTAAATAATGACTTATCAAAATCTTCTAGTTGCTTCATTACTTTTCTTGGAAGACCATATTGAAAGCTATTCTTTCTTAGGTCATTCATTGCAGTTAGTATTTGTCTTTCTTCAATACCGCTAACTGCTGCACCGGCTTCATCTATAAAGCTAACTCCACCACCACCAGAGTTCAATCTAATTTTTTTAGATATACTATCTGTTTTAAGTGTTACTTCTTCACCGGTTAATAATTTTGATAATATTTTTGGATTATTTACGTCAACATTTCTTTTTTGAAATCTAGATAGAAGACCAAATATAGAGTTTGGTTGCTCAGAATCAACTGCCATTCTGCTTTTAAATTTAACAGCTCTTTGATTATTGCTAGAATTATTTAATACTCTATCTAAAAATCTAGAACCAGATTGACCAGTTACTTCATATGCCGCTTGACCAGAAAGACCAGCTGCATACCTGGCATGTCTTGTGAGCATCTCTGTACTGTTAGTTGGAAGTGGTCTATATGTTCCTCTTAATGTTTTTCCAAATGTTGCACCAGATTCTGAGTTAACGGAGAAGCTAGTAACTTTTCCTTTTGTGCCAAGGAATCCACCAGTGCTATGCCATATATGGAAATCTGCCTTAGAAGATGCTAAGTCTCCAAATGGTTGCACCGATCTTCCAGGGCTATACTGAAGTGGACCTCTTCTAGCCATATCAGAAAAAGATCTAAATCCAAATAGATCAGCTGGATTTAATTTGATTATTGGTATATGAAATTCAGAAGCAAAGAAACTAGCTGTATTTGAAAATGTATTTTTAATCGTACTAAAATCAAGAATATTTCCTGATCTAGTTTTATATACTCCATCTAATCTATTGAGACCTATTGATTTTGAGACTGGATCATTAATAGCCATTCTTCCAGCAAGGTCTGATATTACTCTTTTTTGCGAACTTGGTAGTCCTCTAAATCTATCTTGCTGTATTGCCTCATCTATGAGCAGTGGTTTAAGACCAAATATATTATAGTTTCCACCAAATAAACCAGAAGATATTTGTCTCTTCTCTAAAAGAAACGATCTTAACCCTACAAGATCATTTGGATTAAAGCCTCTATTTGCTAATCCTCTTTTAATGATATCATCTGATACCATTCTTCCAGAATCATTTTTAAGTTTTATTCCAAGTACTTGTGCGGTTTTTCTTTGTAGAAACTGTTGTTTTGCCGAACTTAGTGGACCAACAAATTCATTATAAACAGCTTTTTGTGGCTTAAGAACTGTTCCAGCAATATCGACTAAATCATTTCTTGAAAATGAGTTCCATTGACTGTTAATTTTGTTTCTCATTCCAAGTTGGAATTCTTTACTTAAGAATTGAGAATTTGTTTCATCAATAATTTCTTTTAAGAAATTTTGTGGACTTGTTCCTCCAGCAGCGGTGGTTAAAGATTGTTCAAAACTTTTCCCATGTTTAAGAGTTTTATATTTTTTAAGAACAATATCGTAATATTCACTTTCATCTGCAACAATTGTTGATCGACCTATTGAAATTACGTTAGTGGAATGAGAACCTCTTCCAGGAGTATTTACTCTTAATTGATTAACAAAATCGTCTATTGCATCGTCGCCCATAACTCCTTTAGCTCTTAATCTCTGAGCAAGAAGGTCTTTATAAGCGGTTGTTTGTCCACCAGTATAGAATTCTGATCTTTGGAAATTCTTATCCCCTGGGCCACCAGCACCAAGTATGGATACCTGTCCAGCAAGGCGTGTTAATCTACTTGAATGCTGAGATTGAATTATTTGTATTGACTTTTCAAAAGAATTCCTAGAAGCAGTGCCCACTGCCATCGATGCATCAGATATTATCTGATTGTATTTTATTGAACTCTGAAGGGCATCATAAGCTTGCCCTGACATTTTGAATTCTTTATATCCAGATTTTATTGCACCGCTTAAACCTCTAAATGCAGGGATAGCATCAAAAGCTCCATATTGTACTGTTCTATTCGTTCCTGGAATTGTAGCTGGAGAATCAAGACCAAATGCAAAAGCTTTTACAGCTGCCATTGCCCTTTGTGCTGAACTTGAATTTTTTGCTCTAGCTGCATCAGCGGCAATTACTGGACCATGCCTAGCGTCATATAGAGACTGAACAAACCTCGGTTGTTCCTTAAACGCCTCAGCAGCTGCGTTAAATCCACCACTTAACTGTGATGATTTCTTTAAAAATTTATTAGAGATAGATGCTGCGTCGTGACCAACTTCAGACAATACCTCAGATAGATCTACAATATTTCTACTAAGAGCTTGCCTTCCTGGGCTCATACTTCTCAGTGAACCCATTGAGTTCTTGAAATTCATCAATGAACTTCTTGTTGCAGTTGAGCTACTTCCTAGTATTTCAAATGGAAGAACAGTAGTTGCAAGGTTGGTTACCGAAGTCTTAACGAAATCGCTTACTACGTCTACTGGATTATACCAATTTACTTTTTTCTTGTCTTCATTATTGCCAAAAAGATTGTCTGTCAAACCTCTTTGTGTGACATACAAAGCTGGAAGTTCATATGGAAGTCTTCTTCCGGCTCTAACTAATCTCTTTTGTATTTCATCTTGCATCGTAAACAATGCAGGGGGTGCGTGAGTTGGGCCTCTTTGAGCTTGTCTTATTTCGTCTTTTGTAAGATTATAAAGTCTATTAGATTCGCTGTTTACACCTTTATATCCAGTTGTTAATCCTTCTTCAGTTTCAAATACAAGCTTTGAGTATGGATCAACACCATCTTCGACAAATCTTTTAACACCTTGCAGTTGATCAAGATGTCTTCTTATGTCTGTTATTGTTCTAACTGAAGAAGTGGCAAAGTCAGTTGTAGAATTCTGTAACTTTTGGGCTAACTTGAGTCCACCCTTTTTCATCATTGCAGACATGACGCCAGCAACGGCTATTGTTGCTCCTGTATGAGCAAAGAATCTCATGACCGGATGGCCATCTAGGGCCTTTGTTAGTTGACCACTGTTGGGAGAAACACCTTCGGTTTCTCCTTCATTGAATGATAGATCTCTGGACGTAACACCATAACCTAAGTTATGAATCGGTCCACGATCTCTAATCAATTTAATTCCCCTTGGTTATTATTGCATACCCCAAAGCTTTTGGGCTATTGGGTCTTGGTAATCTGCTTCTCCTGTTTTCTTGGAAAGATTATGCCTTGCCGCTGACTGCTTTTGTTTTGCGGATTCTTCTTCCGGATCTATTAGCTGAAGAGTAATATTGGTTGATTCAATTCCATTTATATTTTGTTTTATTTCTATAATTTTCTCAGATAGGGCAACCATTTCTGCCAATTGAGAGAAAGTCATCTTATCTAAGTCCTCAGGAGAGTATGTAGTTATAGTAGCCAAAACAAAGGCTTTCATTAAGCTTCTTACTTCATTAGCTTTTTCTCTTTTAGATTCCAATATTTGCTTAGCTAAACCAGCGGAGAAGAATCCAGAAAAGTCCATTATCTCTTGAGCCAAAGAAGAGATTAATCCAGGCTGGATTGCATCTACAGAAAAGTTGTCAGGATATACAACGGCACAATTAATAATTAAATCTTCTGCGTCTAAAGAAGATGTTTCTTCAGAATTTTTATATTCAAGAATTTTGTCATATTCATCGAATGTTAATTCTCTAAAAATTACTTCTTGATTTTTTAGATTAACACTGAATATAGAACCATGTTTCTTTTTAAGTTCATAAAGCTTTTCAGGTTCTATCATGTTCTAAAATTATAACTGTCTTACTTCCAAAGCGACGAATCCGGAAGCCTCTAACACTTCTTGGGAAATCAAAGATGGAATACCAGCCATAATACCCTTCATCTCTATTTTGTCGTACTGTGGATAAAGAATACACAGTTCAGCAATTGCTTCTTCATTCCACATGTTAGCTTCAGCTGAAGTTAACTGACCAGCTTGAACAAGTTGTTCCATTTTTTTAACAAGGTTTTTATACTCAAGTCTATTGAGAACTCTCCACACAATATGCTTGTCAAAGGTAATTGATGTAACATACACTTCGCCAAATTGTTCTTTCCATGTTTTGATCATTCCGGCATTAGGGCCACCGTCCCATATTTCCTGATCATCAGGAAGAGACTCAACACTTACTGGCTCTTCAACTACGAGTTCAGTGTCTACATTTTCTCCAGCTGGACCTTCAACTGTTACCTCTGTTACTTCATCGGCTCCAATTTGTTCTGCTAATTCTGCGTTGCCTTTGATAGTTACTTTTCTTCCTGTCATTTTTTCTCCTTAGATAAAAGAATCACGATACATTATACATCATATATTTTTATATTACAAATTTAAGTATTAATTATCTACAAAAAGATATTTGGGTTTTCATTTCTTGAAGAAGAATTATAGTTTGTTGCGGTTTGTGTTGCAACCCCGTTCTGGAATAAAGAAACAGTAGGCTCATCTGAGCTATTGGTTGTTGTGGTATTTTTAATAAAACCTAAATCAACTTCACTAAAATAATAATCTCTAGCCATAAACTGATAATTTTCTACCAATGGTGAACCGCCAGATGCATAGGCAGTTGTCATGCTCATTAGTTGAATCTCCTGTAATACTATTTTCATTGGGCTAGCTTGGTTATTGGTGTTTGGTTTAATCAATCTTTCATTGACATCAGAAATCATCATTCTGTCTAAATTAGATTCTATAACTTTATCTTCTGCTTTTAAATAATCTTTTGCTGTTGTTGAAACTTCTTCAACTCCATAAAGTATAATAAAATTAAATGGTGGGTGAGCACTGAATATATTTTTATCTGAATCTACAACATTTTTAGAAAATGGATCGGTAGATATTCTATCTAACTGACTATATGCCCAATATTTTTGAATATTTTTTTCGTCTTGTAAGCTCCTTACTGAGGAGCTAGACGAACCATAATCTATATTTCTTAAAGTAGATTTAATTAAAGAATCATCTTTTCTTGGGTCTGGTTGCTGCGTTCTTGCCCTTGCAGCTTCTTCTATCAAATCTGTCATTCTTCTTGGGTATCTTGTATATATTGAAAATTCTCCAGTTATAATTCTTGTACCATACATCATGGCATCATAATTGTAAGACCAAAAACCATATAGTGGTTGCTTTTCTTGTCTTATATTGTAAGACAATGCAGCTATGTCTAGTTCGTATTCTTCAGAAAACAATCCGTCAATATAAACCTTAATGTCTTCTCCGCTAAAAAAGTAATCATAATAACTATTGAATGAATTTTTTTCTGTGGTGGGGCTACCCGACCATATCAAGTCTAATTGATTAGACAGCGGATCAAATCTTTCGTTTCTATTACCGGCCATTTTTACCTACTAAAGAGTGTAAATTTCATCTATAAAGTTTTGATAAAGAGTAGTTACGCCTACCCCTTCAATGTTGTCCCCAAATATATTTCTATTTCTTTGAGCTGCTCTTTGAGCATCTTCGTCTGGCATCTTCATCATTTCTTTTTCATTAATCATCTTAGTCATTGGCTGAATGCCTCTAGCCATAAACGTATATGTTTGTTCAGTCATTATATCATCAATCGACATGGTTTGACCTTCGTCGACTATGGTCACTCCATATATTTTCATCTTTGAAGCATTGCCGTATTCATTAAAAAAAGTAAATACAATATCAAATGGTGGAAGCATGTCTGCTAATGGTGAAAAAAAACCGTTAGTTCTGGACAGATAATCTTCATACTCTTTAATTTTATACCAAGTGTATTCATTAAATACAGTAAATATTAATGATCCAGCTATAGTTCTAGATCCCTTAACAAAGCCTCTCACATTTGAGTGACCCAATGTTCTTATTGGAGTATTCTCTCTATGGATTGAATAGGATACAGTTTGCAGATCACCTATTTCGAGATAGTCTCCAGCTGTATTGGCGGTTCCCATCGGAGGCAAAATCATTGTGGCGACAATGTCTGCTCCAGCGTATGATACATTATTTAATGCATCATTTATATTAAACGATCCATCCTTTGGATTGACAGAAGAAATGGTATACGTTTTACTGGCTTGTGCCATTTTATCTCCTAAATAGAACAGTGCATGAAGGGAGTCTTCCCCTCATGCACTACTCAGAATTATTATTAAGATCTAGTTATGGACGAATTATATCTGTTCTCATACCCTTTACGGCGTTTCCACTCATAATATCAGAAAGATTGCTTTGATCTTTTTGCAGAGCAGATGTCTCAATGGTGTACATTGGTCCAAGTTCTCTAGCAACGTAGGTCATTGTTTCTTCAATTACTATGTCATCCATCGATGCTCCCGAACCTTCGTTCAAAAGCTCAACTCCGTAAATTGATCTTACTGCTGCGTTTCCGTATTCGTTAACAAATGTAACTGTGATATCGAATGGTGGAATTTGGTCTGCGTAGTAGGGGACCTTTTTTTGAACATCTCTTGTCCAGTTATTTCTTCCTTCTGCTCCAATTCCTGGGATTCCTCTTCCCATTGCATTGGTGTCACCCGGAAGTGTGTTGTGGGCTCTTGTGAAGAAGTCCATAGGCTTATTGTTTGTGTAATTTTTTTCCAACATTGTGTAAAGTGCTGGACGATCAAACACTGTAAAAATTAATGAACCAGCAATACCACGCTTACCTCTTGAGAATGAGCGTGGGTTTGGTGAACCCATTGTGTAAATTGGTGCTTTTTCTCTTGTTACAGAGAATGTGATTCCTGAAAGTGCACCTATTTCGACACCACCAAATGTGGCTACGATATCTGCACCTGAGAAAGTTGTATATGTGTTTAGATATTTGTTTACTGAATTTGTATCAGAAGCCATTTTTTACCCTCCAATCGGTATTATATATTAACAGCTATTTGAACCTCAATCGATTTTAGTTCGAAAGCAGGTGTGATAATAAGGTCTACAATCGCCTTGTTTAAGTCTGGAACATATGTGACGTTAAAATCACTTGCCAGCAAGGCTCCTATTAATTGCATTCCTCTTAGTGCTGATGAAATCGCTGTCTCCATTGATGTTCTCATTTGGATAGTCGATGGTTCACCAACAAACTTTTGGCATGATTGACGAACAACGTTCGCCGCTTCATCTACAACCCTCTTGGTAGAGAGTCTTGAGTAGTCAGAACCGGTAGCGGCAAATGTGAGTCCGTCGCCATATACTGCGATTTTATTAAAGTTAAGAACTACTGAGTTTACACCCTTACCCGCAAGTGTCTCTTGCTGTGTTCTTGTTGGCGCATAACGCATTGCTTCTACGTTGTATATTGGTTTTGCTGTAACTGAAGAGTACGCGGCAAGTTTGCTCAACGATGCTGCCATTGCGCATGCTCCGTTTGCATAGCCATAATCTTCTCCACCGCTTGTACCATAAGATACCGGTTTAATCTCTGTTGCGATAACGCAAACATAAGGACCATAATCCTTCATATTTGCGTTATCTCTGCTTACAAGAGTGCTAAGGGCTAGATGCGAGGCAACAGCTGCTGGTGTCATAGTTTCTTTTGTACCAGCATCATATGGCTTAACACCCAAAATTGAAATACATGGATGTATGTTTTCTGCAATATTCTTAGTCCTAAAAGCCGCCTTGTATGCCCAGCTATTACCATATGCTGTTGCATTGTTAGCGTGGAAGCCATACTCTGTGTCGCCAGGAGTTGCTGGAACTTCCCAGTCATCTGAATTCCCGCCCCTGCCCCAAGGAACGATAATATCAGGAAGAACTGTTTCAGCTGCAGCATACGCAGCATCAAGCATTGCATCTAATGTGTATCCGGTTGCTGTTATGTAACCATCTGTGTGATTAAATGCAGTTGTGCTTGGAAGTGGAACCATATAGATTCTTTCAGCTCCTGCAGAAATTAATTCTAAAAATGCCTTATGAAGGTCTGAACCTTCACCAAAGGCAGCAATTACATCTTTTTCAGTTGTGGCCAGAACTATGTCAAGGTCACTAACATTCTCGGTTTCATTTGCAGTGTCTCTTCTTGCTATTACAACAATTCTAGGACCTGCTGGTGTGTTTGAGCGCGATACACTATAGAAGCGATCTCTGATTATGGTGGTTACTCCAGGAATAGCCATATTATCTTTAAACCTCCGACTAAATTATGGGGCATTAATTCTTCTTTTATAGTAACAGGTAACTTATAAAAATAACTCAACAACCTAATTTAGATCAGTTTTTTATATACTTAATTAAATCCAGGTGTGGCACCCTGTTGTAGGTCAATAATATTGATACTTATATTGTCATAGTTTGGAGTAGCTTGAACCAATAACTCTGACTCATAGGCCATGCCAGTTCTTACGTCAATTGCAATCTGCTCAATGACTTCTGTTCTAGCTGCAAATGTTTTCTCTGTCGTAAGCATGTAGGTTACTGTTCTTTTGTGGATATCTTTAGACTCTCTGTTTACTTCTGAGTCAGATAATCTTCTTGAATAAATTAATTCTGAAGCTCCTATTCTTTTAAAGATAGGAGTAAATTCCATCATAAAATCTTCGAAAGTTTCGATTAAAGACTCAACCAAATAAGCGTTATCTTGATCATCAATTCTTTCATTTTGATTTGATCCCGACCTATTTCCTGCTGGTGCGAGTGCATGAAAAGCTATTACATTTTGAAATCTTTGCCCGTAAATATATACATTCCCACTAGTTATTTGTCTCATTCTTGGCTTTGGTTCAACAGAATGTGCTTTTCTTAATTCTAGAGAATAAGTTATAATTGCTGGTGTATCTTCCATTCTTCCTGTTGTTTGACCAGTAGAGGGATCTACATAGTTTGGATTGAACCAGGTAAAAGATGGGTCAGATGGAGAAGAGGATTTAATCGGAAAATTAGGAAAAGATTGTTCCCATAAAGATTTAACTGTAGAAATAAATTCTAAATAAGAAAGATTTCCTTCTGACTGAAGGGGTTCAGCAAACCTTAATTTTGTATATGAATCTGTCCCGCCAAATTTTGGCCAACCCACTGTGTTTTGTGCCATGTTATGCTCCTGGCCCCGCTGCCAATGATAGATTTATTTTCTTTAAACCTAATGAAGAAACTATATTTATGTATAGTAAAATTACACCAGACTCTGAACTTGATGGTTTAGCATTAAATTCATAATCTACTATTACCCCATCTTGTTTTAGTTTCTTGAGAAGTTGTGTTGTATTGTTAATTACTTTATCGTAACCAAATTTACCTATGGAATCATAACCAAAACCTTTTACTGAACTTGATAGATAGGAGGCTAATCTCATTTGTGGTAGTTTTGAAAAAATTGAATTTATATTGGCCATTGTATAATCATTTGTTAGATATACCTGAAAGGGTTGTGCCCTTCTTGCCTTATTGCCTCTGTATATTGTATTTATTCCTATTGCATCAAGTCTATTCATTTCTAATGAGTTTAAGTTTACTCCATACACAGACATTGCTCCGGGTATTCTTTTTCTAACCAAACCAAAATTTAATGGATTAGAAACAATTAATCCAGCTACTGCAGCGGATACCGAATTAATATATGTAGTGTCTAGTTGTGCGTGAGAAAATAAAGCTTCTCCATAAACTGGAACAACATATCTGCCAAAGTCAGATATAATATTTCCAGAAATGTTATATTCCGTAAACTTACTAGATAGACTTTCGTCGTTTTCAATTTCATCTATATCTTCAGAGGTTATTCCATTTGTTCTTGATCCAATAACGCCAATTTGGACATATCCAGTTTCATTATGAAACGAATTACAGTATGTTGCTAACTGTGAAACAAAATCTATTCCACCAGTTTTAATTATTGAAACCTCTAAGGGAACTATAACATCAATAAAATCAAGAACACTTAACACTGAATATGTTACCGATAGTCTTTCATGATATCTTTCATAAAAAGTCTTACTAGTTGGTGTTGCGGATTCATAATCAATATAAGTTGAAGATATCAATCTTTTGTCTATATCATCTACATATTCTGACATCGGAGCAGCAGCACAAATAAATATATTTTTAGCTCCAGCGTCATACGCATCAAACACCCCTCTTAGAAGTGGGCTATTCATATCTGCGTTTAATAACTCGACTGCATGTTGAACCGATCTTATTTTTATCGGACTATTTAACTCAAGACCATCTGCATGACCAACAAGCAGCAGTGATTGCATGTTTGAAAAATTTATATCCTCATACGAAGGCTTATATGTAACTACGCTTGATTTATTCCCCATTGGAACTGTGGGAAGGGGTTCGTATGCTTCTTCTTTTACTTCAAATTTAGATTCTATTATAATATCAGAATTACCATTAACAGTTTTTGCAACTGCGGTATACATTCCAGGATACATTCCCTCTGGAACTTTATAATTAAATATAAATTCAGAATTTACAGTTCTTTCTATATAGGCATTGGTGTCTGGAGTCGCATTTGTATACAGATAAGAAATTGGATTTCTAATTATTGCGGAAAATCTATTGTCTCCCCTTACAACGGAAACTGTTACGTCTATTGGTGTAGCAGATAAAGTTGGGTCATATACTTCACCAGAATCTACAAACAAAAATTTAATTTTTAGTCTTTGATTTTTTTTTACAACTAACACATTAAACCTGTTTTTCTTTTGTTGCACCAACTACCCAAAATATAATTTTACCACTTTTACCACGCCTTGGAGAGCACGTATCTATTAAGTATATTGTTTGCTTACTAAATGTATTCGGTAGTGATTCATATATTCTGTCGCCTTCTTGCGGATTAATTTCTGCCTCAAAATAATACACTACTTCTGAATTAACGGCAATTCCTTCAATTTGTTCTTGTGAACTTTTAGCATTAGTTATTCCAGATGAAAAAACATTTCTTGTAGTTACTCTTTCTAGGGTGTCTCTATAATTATTGTTTGGCATTATTCTTTGTATGTAGACGTCGTGGCCCCATTCTTTTAATATCTTTTTAAAAGATCTTTCAAGATTAATCATATCCGCGTATGCCTCTGTCCGGCATTGGGTCAGCACTTAGCGCTGATCTCCTACTTGACCCATAAAGATCTCTGTCGGTAAGATACACATCCCTATGTGTATCTGGGTCAACAAATCTTCCTGGATTTGATATTGCAGAAGAAGGAAGACCTTTTGGTTGAATACCTCTTGGGCCAGTTTTCATTGCCAACATTTCCTGCCTAAGTGCTGTTGCGATTTGGCACCAGGTAACAGCATTGCCTCTAGACGTAAGGGTTCTTGGAAAGTTTCTTGCAGTTACAGTTAAGTCAGCTAATGTTACTGAAACATCGTCGTCTCCACCATAATTGTACATTCTGCTGAGATCACAGGCGACAGCTGCCTTAATGTATTCAATTGCAGCATAGGCTAATTTATCAGCTTGATACGTAGATTTTATGCCGTAAATACTTTCTACCTCTAAGGAATGAAAATGAATTAACTCTCCTATTTCTATTAAAGAAGCTTCTGGAAATAATGGAAGAAGTTCTTCTGGACTAAGATAAAGGGGAGTAACATCTGGAGCAAATGTCATTATTTCTTCAGATTTTAAAGTTATTGTTGGCTTATATTCGTCACTAGAAGTGCTTACGTAAAGTTGTTGATTGACTGTAATTTGCGTGCCGTTAGACATACTGCCAACAAATTTAATTTTGTATGTATCAGCTGTTGTAGGGGTAAAATCATAATAATATTCGGAACTTGTTAATGCCGTTGGAGTGGCGGAGACTATGACAGTTCCATCAGCTTTTGTTATTGTAACAACTACAGACAAAGGGCTAACTAAAATTTGTTCTCCAGTAGATGCGTTAATGTCAATAAATTTAACTTTTATTCTTACAGTATCATTAACGAGTACGCTGCTAGTAGTCATTTTTTCTCCAATAAAACTTGCATTTTTTAATTATAGTAGCCTATTTTAGCTAACTATGGATACTTCTCCTGGTGTACCAATAGATATTACTTGAGCTGATAATATCGCGGACACGTCTTTATCTAATACTTCAAGGGTTAAAATTCCACTTGGGCTTGTATCCATGCTCAATACGGCTATTGTCGTGTAGTTCGAATAATCTTCATTTAAAGAATATAATATTGTTATATTATTTAATATTATTGGATCGATAAGGCTTTGCGCCTTAATTATTAATGTTCCATTATATAAATAATTCGGGTTATTGTAGCTTAAATTAGCATTATATAGCATAGTTCTCCCGGGTTAAACTAGCTGTTATAGTAACGAATTTAACTTATTGCTCTACAAAAATTGTTGTATTGACAAAGGACTTGATCATTTTTGGCATAAACCACTATATATCTTAAGACTTTGTAAAGACAACGATTTTACTTGCGGCATCAAAGTCAGAATTATAAGTATTTATTTCATCAATTTTTAAATTATTTATTATATTTTTTCCAAGACAGATTTGTAAAGCCATATAAAAATTGTCATTTTGATAATGATCGGCTTTAATACTAAAGATTGCTTTTCCTTTATTTTTTAAATAATTCATGCTTTCAATTAGCTCTTTAACTCCAAGATGACCAAGTGTAAATGTTCCAGCACTAACTATAAAATCATATTTTTTTTCTATTAATTTACTTTTTTGGGTAAAATCTTCGCAATAAAGAGTATAATAACATGGTAATTTATCTGCTCTTTTTTTTGATTTAGCTAGGTTAATCATCTCAATTGAGATGTCTACTCCATCTATCAGGCACTGGGGTCTATAGTTAGATAGGCTTTCGCCAACAATGCCAGTTCCACAGCCTATATCTAAGACGCTAACTATATTATCTGGGATTACAGTAGATGATACTTTAGCTATATGATCTGCTAGTATGTAATTAACGTCTTGAGCATATTTGTCGTATCCCATTGCCCAATCATTATAGTATCTCTTTAAATCTTCAGATGATTTATAACTGTATACGCTTTTTACATTAAAGTCGTCTGGAGTTTTCACATTTAGAAAGTATGAACCCAAGCCGCAAATTCTTCGTCAGATTCTCCAAGATGCTCAAATTCTATCGTTCCAGCTTCTTCAAACTTTTTACGCAGCCAAGCACCATTTCTATCAAGCAGACCAAGTTTGCTTACATTAGGAATAATTTTTGCAGCTAGCATTTTTCTAATCCAAGCTTGTGCCGGATCGTTAAGTAGAAATGGAGCTATGTCTTTTGTTTTGACTCCCATTTTCTCATACACCTCTTGTTGAAGCACTCTTTCTCCAACCTTAATGCTGGCTTCATAAGCAAATTCCTGACGCTCCATGATTTCAGCGTCTGTCATTTGGGCATACACTTCCTTCAATGTGATTACGCCAAAAGAAATATGTCTAGACTCATCTGTCATTACATTTCTAAGGAGCTGCTTTAGTAGTGGCTCTTTTGTTAGTTCGCGCAAATACGCCATTGATCCAAGACCCAAACCCTCAACCATGATCTGCATGCCAAGATATGTTATATCCCAACGGTTATCAGAAATTGTATCATCTACAAGGCTCTGTATGTGCCAGTTAAAAGGTAGAGTACCACCAAGCTTTGTATTTGCATACTTTGCAAATACTTCTACGTGACGAGCTTCGTCGACAACTTGAGTAGCCGCATATAGTTTTCCATCATACCATGGACAAGTCATTACTTGCTTAGAGGCGCACAACAATGCTGCCTGCTCTCCATGGATAAACTGAGAAATTAACCACTTTCTACTTTCAAGACCAAATTCAATCCATTCTTTTCTACCCCATTTTTCAATTGGGCTACCTTCATAGACCGACAAGTCTCTACTAGTACCAAATCTTGCATAGTCTTCCAATAAGGTCTTTTCTTGATCTACCGGTATAGACCAGTCTAAAGCTGTTTCGCCATTCCATTGATTATTTTTAGCCTTCTCATAAAGCTTTCTTAACTGATTATGGACAAGAGAATAATCCCAAGTCAGCATCGCATCAAAATTTGTTTTAACTACATGATTTACAGCGTTAAAGTCTACATCTGGGGCATTCATTATCGGATCCATATCATTAATATTAATATTTCCAATAAATTCTTTATAGGTTTCTTGCGTAATCACCTTATTCTCCTTGAATATCCTATGTATTATATAGACAAATTATATAGTAGTATAATTTTATCTATAAAACAAGTCTAAAAATTAATTATTATTTTAAGGTATTTTATATTCTGACCAATCTGGATTTATATTTAAATTTTCTTTTAATGGCTTAAAATTAGCGCTTATAACTATTCTTTTTTCATCACTATAATGACGATTTGTCATATGATATATGAATGAATTAAATAGTGTTAACATTCCTGTTTCTGGTTTTATGGTTGTCGTATTTTCTATTGTGTTGCAATATGGTGTAACGAATATTAGCTCTGCGCTTCCAGCTGGCGCGTTAACATAATACGATATTGAATAATAATCCAATGGATATAATTGAGTATTAACCTTGTGAGTATGGCCCACAACAGACTGCCCACGTTCAAGCGTAAGAGTCCAAGCAGAATCCATAACCATTTCCCTGCCAAGAATAGCGTTTACTGTTTCGGTTATTTTTACTAAAAGTTTAGCACATTCTGGTTTTTCAAATGGATAATATCTATCTTCATAAAAAGTATGTGCTGGATGAGGATCTTTAATATCAGGAATATTACCAGAAAATTCTTTTATTTCCTTTTCCACTAACCCATTGTCTATTTCTTCGATTGAACATGTGTGAACATCAAGGGATATTAAAGTAATTTTTTTATTCATAATTTATTGTTTGACTACTACTGTTAGCCCATAAAAAAGTGGAACGTGATACATTCTACAGTCTTTTCTTAATTTTATTTCCTCATGATACGCAGCTGTGGGTGAAGCGACTGTATCGTTTTGATATAAGAATATGCTATCCGAAGAATTTTGTATAACTAGAATACCATTAGTGTTTAATCTATCTAAGTAAAAATCTGGACCAACAAATGGATTTTCCATTTCCTGCGACCACCCTATCATCATATCAAACATGTAGGCATTGCAGTTATCTTTTTCTAAGTCTTGATGACTAATAACCGCATGTTCTATGGGTGCATATTCTTCTTGAAATTTTTTATACAAAGATGTTTTTTTATTATTTAACATATATATTTTAGAGTCATAAATATCTTGGAATGGCTTTAGTTTGTATGTATCCAATCCACCAGATATGGCTAGTATATGTTTTGGCTTACATACGTCCGCCAAAAGCTGAGTTAACAATATTGGCATCCACTGAGATTGCCCATAAGAATCAGCTAGATTTGGTCTTGGATAATGAATAACAAATTCATAATCACTTGCACCACCGGTAGCTATATTTCTTTTATCCACCTTAATGGTGTTCCATAAATAATCAGCTATGGCTACAGATTGTAAACCATCCTCTTTTGATGCTTGGGTTGTATATTCCTTCCAATCATATGCCCAATTGGTAAAATCAAAAGATTTTTTAGTTTCATATCTATTACTATTTGTCATTTTTTACCTCATAAAGCGCATACTGTATACTAAACCAGCATCTTCTTATGCCTCTGCATAAAACAATATTTTGTTTTTTTATGTATTCTTGCGCGGCAACGTTGTAATCGGGGTTGCTATGCTTATAAACATACCTAGATCTAATTAGATTTATGGCTTCATCTATTGAAAAATCATTAAATCTATCTTCATCTATTCCAAGTATATATAGAAACGATGCTAGATGTTGAGAATTTATTTCTAGGTCCTCTAAAGAGTTATAACTACTCTTTATCTTTGTCATCAGTTTCTTCTTCCTTGTACATTGCAACTCCCTGGCACATGCTGACTGGTTTGCCGGAAACATAGTATATGCCAGTGGCTGAATCCCATTCCATTATTTCATTATCCCAATCTGGAAGATCTGTTATAGATTCGCCTTTTCTTTGCGACAAATCTGATTTATTATCAAATTCGTTTGTTTCTCCAATGCTACTCATGATTGAGCCAATTTTTTATACGAAATTATTTCTTCAATTAGACAGCTAAAAGCCTGATATTGAGGAGTTGATTCATTAAAAGGATTTTTAGAATCTTCATCTAAACTTGTATAATCTACATCTAAAAGTGAGCTTAGCACGTCTATAGATTTAGCCAGAAACATTCTAGCTTCGTTTTTTGCCTTAACTATGTCGTATTGTCCTAGTTCCATTTTTTTCCTTTATATTTTTTTTACCTTATTTACCCATGTATAGCATATGACTTTGTATATATATTGTACCACAAAGATATTACTAGATTAAGCATTTTTTGGAACTTTTATATATTTGGAAAGATTATTACTGTAAGAGTATCTAGGTCCATGAATTACTTTAGTAACTCCGTGTTTACAGTGTTCAGCTGAACTATGCACGACCATATCTCCTGGTAATGGCTTGTATATTAAACCTTGATTAGGGTAATGCAGTGCGCCACCTTCAAAGTCATTAAAATAAACAATCAAACCATAAACAGTATATTTCACTAATTCATATGGTTCACCTTCCCTATAGGATAGGCTCAGTTCTTTTATAGAACGAAAATCGTGATCATCAGAATGGACACCCCATTCGTCGCCAGCCAATAATCTATTTAAACACGTGTGCTCATTTATCATAAAATTATTTTCAAAAGTTTCTTTAATTCTACACATTAAAGAGTTAAATTCTTTTATTGGAAAACTTATTTTATAATTAAACCACTTGTGATCAATGTCTTTTTGCCAGCCAAGTTCAGGGTCTATGTCGTTAATTGCCTTATTGTAAAATTCTATTTCTTTTTCTGAAAGAAAATAGTTGTAAACATATATATCTTCACCAAGTTTTTTAAAATTTTTATGAAACACAAAAATCCTTAATCTAAGCTATTAATTTCACCAAAGCCAAGGTGGCTGACTAGTAAAAACATTATACTCTAGGTTGAAAACATCTCCTATTTGTGGATACTTTCCACGAATATTATTGTCATAATCATAGCATCTTTTAAAGTGTACATTTGGATGATTTAATTGTTTTGTATAATATTCTTCCCATTTTTCAATTGATCCTAGAATCGTTGTTGCGTCACTGTCTTCTGTGTTTTCTTGAAAATCTTCTAAAACCATTATAACAACATTCATTTTATTTAAAAGAGCATAACTCGCCATAATTAAAATTAACCTTTTTTAAAAATATATTTTTTATAGGAACATTATATCATATTATCTTATATATTATTAATGTTCTGATTCTATATTATTTACTTTATTTAAAAATTTTCTTTCTTTTGGCCATCTATTTGCTAACTCTTTATTTTTTGAAAAAAATCCTTGAGATACAAATCGATCTCCACTTATAACCGGTAGCACTTCGTGAGCAGCGTCTTCGATTCCAACATCAGACCATATCAAAAGAGAATTTGCTTTTGGCTTAAAGTTAAAACCTGTCATTGGCATATTGAAATTGCCGCCTTCGTAATCATCATTAATGTAATAAACTGAAGAGAAATCAGTTCCTGCATTTTTTTCAGGTAAGATGGTTCCGTCACAATGAAGCTTCATATGACTGCCAGTCGCAGCATGGGCTAGCCATGGTTCGGTTTCTCTGTATATTGTATCGCCCCATATATCAAAAATTATTTCTTCAGTTTTTTGCTGTATGCTTTCAAGTATATCGTAAACTTGACCATAAGTAGGTATGGCCATAGATATTTTATAGTTATCACCATGTCTAGTATCTTCCGGATATGGTTCATCTATTTGACCACTATTAAATAAAATATATTCTTCTTCTGACATTAAAAATGAACGTTTAAATTTTACATCTGGATTTTTTGTATGGGTATATTCTTTCCATCTTATTGGTCCACCATACCCAACGAATTCAAAATTATCTTTTTTTTCTATGCAGTACTTATGTACAGTTTCTCTTTCTTCTTCTAAAAGAAAATCTGTGAATATAGTTATCATTGGAGTGTAAACTTTTTTCATATTTTATTTATCCTTTAAATTATTGAAAAAAATCCTTGAGAAACAAATCTATCTCCGTTTAAAACGGGAAGCACTTCGTGTGCCATATCTTCGTGGCCAGAATTAGACCACATAACAAGAGAATTGGCTAATGGTTTAAAGTTAAAACCCATCATCGGCATGCTGAAATTCCCACCCTCATAATCATCGTTTACATAATAAACCGAAGAAAAGTCTGTTGATGCATCCCTGTTGGCTATAAAGGTTCCATCACAATGTAACTTCATGTGATCTCCAATTGAAGAATGCGTTAACCATGGACCACTTTCTCTAAATGTTTTGTGGCCATATGCATCAAGAATTATTTGTTCAGTTTTTTTAAGCATGTGTGTTAGGGTTTCGTGTATCAAGCCATGCGTAGGTATGTCCATATACATCTTATAATTATCGCCGTGCTTGCTATCCTCAGGGTATGGTTCTTCTATCTTGCCATTGGTAAACGAAGAGTACTCGTCTTCTGTCATCAAAAATGATCGTTTAAATTTTAAGTTTGCATTTTTTGAATGCGTGTACTCCCTCCATCTTACCGCAGACCCATACCCAACAAACTCAAAGTTATCTTTATTTTGCCTACAATATTTGTCTACAATTTCCCAATCATTTTTTGCAAGGAAGTCAGTGAATATGCTTATCGTGGGAAAATCTTTTTTAATTAAGTTATTCATAATAAAATTTTCCAGATGATAAAGCTGAAGGTGGATTATCCTTATGCCAAACATTAATAACAACAACTCTTCTAACTCCTGATATAGGAGGAGTTGTGTTGTGTATTACGTGACCTGCATCGAATATTATTAGCCTATTCGGCATACAGGCAATTCTTTCTCTAAGCTCTATAGGAACCACTAATGGATTCATGTTTTCTTTTTCAAGAGCTTTTTCAGAATCCTCTGATATAGCTGTCGGATGAAGTTCTAAAAAACCACCAACAACATCGTTTGTTTCTGGATAATATACACAGCCGATTATTGGGCCCCTGAATACTTTAGTGTCAGCGTATAAAAAAGTATCTTCATCTACATGAACATCTAAGAATTGTCCTGGCTTAAAAGTTCTAGTCCAATACTCAAATCCACATAATTCCTCAATTGGAAAAGGAAGATTGTTTTCCCAAACTGCCCTAATTAGTCTTTTTCTTGGCGTATTTGCCTCAGATTTATGCCAGCCATCCCAAAACATATACGGGGCAAAGCAGTCGCACAGCTCGTCGTGATACCCATTCAAGACTGTCGCAATGCGTTCTTCATTGCCCATTGACTCTGGGAAAAAGTCTTTTGTATATTTAATTTCATCCAATAACATTGGATCTTTTATAAAATCATCTAAAATAATCATAATTTATATAGTACTACAGTTTGACCGCATATGTAACAGCAGCGCCTGTTGGATTGTGATATACGCATGAATTTTCTGTATTTTTAAGTTTTTCGTGAACTTCGTGAAAGTCTGTAAAAACAGATTCATCTCTATACAGAGAATCCGTGCCAGTATAAAGTATCATCATAGTGCCGTTTTTATTTAACATATTAAAGAACTCAACAACACTATCGGGATCATGGAGCACATCGTGCACACTCATGCATATAAAATCGTATGTTTCTTTTGTGCCGAGCTCTACTTCTTGCATTGAAAGAATATTATAATTCCAATTTTCATTATCTTTTTTTATTATTCTTTCAAATAAATTTAACTGATAATTATTTAATAATGTTAGTTTACACTTTTTATGCATTAGTCTCAATAACCCCGTATTGAACGCGGGCAATGTCATCAAACAGGTTTTTGGATTGGCTGTTAAAAATCCAAATTCATGAGTATTTGCCGCATAGTGATACGCTTGATTAGTGTTCCAAAAATGACTTTCTTGGCTAAATACATCAAAATACCAAATAAGAAAATCCATCCCCGATGCTATCTTTCTTTTGTCTAGATCTAGGGTGTCTAAATATTCTTTTACATTTTTACTTTTTTGTATTGATTCTTCGACTGATTCTATATCTGTATATTTTATTAAGTTTACTAAATTATCAAAATAATCTTTTTCATACATCATCTTTGATAGCTCCAATCGCTAGTTGTCGCATATGCCAAAGTCTTCTTATGTTTCCTATTAAAGAGATTCGTTGATTTTTTAAATATAGATAACATGGGTCTTGACCTATATTTATCTTGCCAGACTCAACATCGTCTATTGGGGCTATTGTTAATAGTCTAGCAGCAGATATAATTTCATCTATGGTGTATAAATCTATATTTGATCCATCTAAACTAATACAATATAAATAAAAAGAAATTTTGTTATCTATATACTCCAAGTCTTTTATCGCATTATATCTCATGTTAGATCTTCTATTTTTGGAGATAAGGGCAAGATTATATATCTGTTCATTTCTGCAAAATCACTCGTTAGCACGTATTCTCTGGTCGTGCCACCATTTTCCATAATTATATTTTCATCTTCATCAGAGTATGATGGAATAAAATTATCCATCTTTTCTGTAAATTCATGTATAAGTTCTTCACTAACCTTTTTGGGTTCCATGTTAACTTATTTTTTTAAGAGCTACAATTTGATTGTAAAGAGATGTTATTGCATCTGTTTGCATTTGAGATTTTTCTTCTTCACCCAAAAGATCACTTAATGAATTTGATGCCATTGCTTTTTCCATATCTTTTCCAAGAAGAAGACATAGTTTATAAATAGATTTTGTTAAATATATACTGGTTTTCTGCTTAATCAAATTAAGCTCTTCTTGCCCAAGAGCAGCCATTAGTACTGCTCCATATTTAGTGCCACAAGATACTGTAGTGAATCCTCTTTGTATCCTTTTCCTTCAATTTGTTTTAGATAGTCTTGTCTAAGAAATGGAAGATAAAGATTTACCTCCATTGTAGAATTTGCTGGGTCTTTCAGCGGATCAAGAACATGTTCATTAAGTTCTTTGTTTGGACTACCATGACAATACCAACCGAGATAGGCGTATCTTACTCCGTTGTCTGTAGGTCTTATTTGATGCGCTGCCATATAATCACTAGGGAACATTAATACATCTCCCTTTTTAGGAGAATAGTCTATATCTAAATAGGGGAAAAAATGAGAGCCTCCTGTAAAGTTTTTTCCATTAAGTTCGGCGTCTGTTTCAACATTATCATTTATATAGAATATTGTTCCAACTACATTTTTCATGGCTAGCTGCTGACTTGGATGCGGGACGCCATACATATAATCTGTTTGTATATCTGCGTGTGGGCCCATATAAACATTAGATTTATATTGAGTTATGTGACCTCTGCTCTGCCACCAAACACATTTGTATACCAATGGAAATATTTCTATATATTTTAATAAGCATTTATATTTAACTTCATCAATAAAAGCCAAAGTTTTTATTGCGTGCAGTTCTTTATCTCTATGAATTCTTGTTGCCCTATATGGCATTTGTTCAATTTGCTCAATCGGAAAAAAGTATCCACTATTATTTACGTAAACTTGTTCCCCCGTATTTGGATGGATAGTAAGTGAATACATTTCTGCTTTTTCTTGTTCTATACTTCTTTCGCAAAAACCATACATCCAATCCCAGTCTATGGTGGCAGTATTTTCGAAAAGAACGACTCCACCACCAAGATGTTTTGGCTCTACATCAACGTAATTCATTGTCATTATTTTCTCCTGATTTATCGTCTAATTCTGCTAGTTTTAACATGCCCTTAACTCCTGGCCCAATTTTATTACCATCTGCATCTAAGCCAGTTTTTATTCCCTTTACCCATGTCCATGGTTTATCTTTTGAATTTTGCATTTTGAGATCATTATATTTTCTTCTTGATTCTTCTAATTCTTTGTTGTCCCATCTATTTACTACTTCAAACTCAACACTCGGTAGTAAGTCTGTTGGATAGATAGTAAAGAATAAAAATGGACTTCCCTTAGGGAATACAACAGGTTCATTTACCTTATGAATTACCCAATTTGTTTGAACTTCATCTGGCCACCAGCCAGAAGGGATGCTTGCGGTCATCGGTGACGCACCATCTACATAATAATTTGGCGAACCAGTTGTCCACAAACTATAACCTTCTTCTGTGTTTATTGCCCAACCAGTTGCGATTGATATCATTCCATGTATATTTGAGTGAGCAAAATTAAATCCATTGTGAACGCCTCCACTAATTATTCTTGCTGGGCTTGCTCCCCCGTCCCAAATTACCACTAGTTCTTCTGGGAGTATCATTTCCCAACCGCTAACATTTGCTGTAGTTACTGGTGTGCATTGGTATGCGTGTTTGTTATAGGTATTATCCATCCAATCTCTTTTAAGGCGGGACTGCCTTATTTCGACTGAGTTGTTATGAGTTCTTGATAGTATTATTTTTGTCATGCTAAATACCTAAAAATATATAATCTGAATCTAAATTTTTTATTGGTCCAGGCATTTGGCCATAAAATCTTGGACCTCGACCGGCATCTGGATCTGCTGGTGACCCATCTAAATTATGCCCATATTGAAATCCTTTATGAGTTCTCTCGTTATAGTCGAACATTGTAACAACTGAATATTTTGTGCCAGATACGACTGGTAACGAACTATGTGCATAAATGTATGTTGAGGGAAACAATATTATGTCTCCAACTTTTGGTTTTATTTTAAATCTAAGTGTATCAAAAACCAATTCTCCACCATCATAATTATCATTTAAATAAGCCACAGATGATACAGTACAATTGTAGCTATAGCCATGATCTGCATGCGCAGAGAAGTGTTCTCCTGGAACATATTTAACAAAATTAAAGCTTTCCATAAAATCCATTTTTATACCGTGTCTTACCTCATAATCATAAAGGCATTCAAGTAGTGGAGATTTTACTGCTTCGCAAACCTCTTTGATTTCTTTTTGTTCTGGAGAATTTTCCCAAACGGTGTTATCTGGATGTATTTTAAAATCACTACAATTTCTATAACTTTTGTTTTTATTTAAATCCCCAGTTGTTCCCAAATCCCATTTAAATCTATCATTAGTGGATTTTTCCAATGCAAGCTCAAGTTTATCTATTAGGCTTTCTGCATCAGGGATGGCTCCTCTGTAGACTATAACACCTAATCTTGCATCAAAAACATATTGTGGGTTCATAATTATCTATCTCCGATAAATGTGTGATATAATTTATTAAAAGCAAAGCCCATTATACCACAATTTTTGGAGAGCTAATTATGTTTAATGAAGAAATAACAGAAGAAAAACCCTGGAAAGTTCTGCCTGGAACATTTGGAAATTCTACCGATAATATTAAAATTATAGAAAATTTTATTGAAAAAGAGGATTTGTTATCTTTACAAAATTTTGTAAAAAAAATAGATGAATGGGACAACTCAAGAGGAAGTGAATATCATGAAGACGGAACTATTAAATATGGTGCCGACGTTTGGTTAAATAGGACTTGTAGTTCTTATATTGTAAAAAAATTAGATAGAAATATTTATGATCTAATTGATTTTTATATTGATAAAATGACTGAAAGTATAAACAGTAATTATAATTGTATTGTTGAAAAAAGACCACCAGTCATTGTTTGTTGGCGACCTGGAGATTTTCAGATAGCACACGCCGACAAACAGCTTCAAGATGGAAGACCGAATGCTTTTCCAGATTATGACATTAATTCATTATTTTATATTAATGATGACTATATCGGGGGAGAATTATTCTATACCCAACATGGTAAAAAGTTAAAGCCAGTAGCAGGTATGGCAGTATCACATCCTGGAGATGTGAATTACATACATGGAGTAACTCCAGTACTATCCGGAGTTAGATGGGTTATCCCAGCCTTCTATGCTGTTAAATCTTTTTAATAAGATTATTTAAATCCTGGAGGACTAAAGAAAGCTGGAGGACCAAAGAATCCTGGGGGGGCAAAGAACCCTGGAGGAGCGAAGAATCCTGGAGGACTAAAGAACCCTGGAGGACCAAAAAATCCTGGAGGACTAAAGAATGCTGGAGGACCGAAGAACCCTGGTGGAGCAAAGAAAGCTGGAGGAGAGAAAGCTCCTACAGTATAATTAATTGCCGTTCCCAAAGGAGTTACAGTTGTGTCGGTAATCGCTGGAGTTACAACATCATTTAAGCCTGAATTTTGTGTTGGGGTTGTTGTTACTGATCCAACAGTAAAACCAGCAGCGGTTATTGTTGTATTAGCTGTAGTCTTCGCGGTACCTTCTGCAACTGTAGGTTTAGCTTTTTTTCTATTCTGTTTTTTACCTGAATTTTCAGCCATATTATGATGCCAAGTCTCCTAATGCTACCCATGTATCGGTAGCTCTTTTGATGATTGTAGCAGATGACCACTGCGCACGCAACTTCAAACCTGGAGTATAGTTAATGGTAACTCCAGCACCAGCTGTTAGCGTGCACTGTCCAGCTCCTGTTTGCAGCACTGTGATGGTGGTTCCAACAGGAAGGGCTACTGAAGAGTTTGGTGGTATTGTCAAAGTGTTTGCAGAAGCGTTGTTCATTTCAATCATCTTACCGCTGTCCGCTAAGACTAAGGTATAACTAGCTATTTGAGCGTTGGTGACTGTGTCGGTAAATATTCTTTGATAGTTAGTGCCATCATTAGTGAACTCCCAACAGTCTGTGGTTTCATTCCAGCGTAATTGAACGTTTGTTGAAGTACCACGTTCAACTTCAACTCCAGCATTTTCGGATGGAGTTCCAGCTTCATTGTTATTTAACACAATCAAATTATCATTGATTGTTAAAGTTTCAGAGTTAACAGTTGTGGTTGTACCAGAAACTGTAAAGTTGCCAGTAACGGTAAGATTACCTGCCACTGTTGGGTTGGATGTGTTAACCCAGGCTGAACCATTGTACAAAAGAACCTGGTTAGAAACTGCAGATGTTATTGTAACATCTGACAAATTGTCTATTGTAGCATCTAATGATACTGTAGCTGTTGAACCTTCTGATTGAGTATGCGCAACAGATATACCTGTTCCAGAAGCCACATTAACCATGTAGTTACCAGTTGTATCTGCACCAAGATCAACGGCATCGTTCACCCAAGCAGAACCGTTATACTTAAGGAACTGACCCGAAGCAACAGATGTAATTGTTACATCGGTAATATCATCAATCGCTGATGTTGGGACTCCCCAGTCAATGCCTTTGGCAGCGCCGCTATTAGCCCTTAAGAAGTAGCCATTTGTTCCTACGCTTAAAACAGATGGTGTATTATCTGCTGTAGCGGTAAATATATCGCCTTTTGCATTAGCGAGTGATTTAGCAACAGCGTCGCTTTCTATTTGATTAATTACAAACTCAGTTGTTGCAATTTGCGTATTATCTGTATTCGTAGCTGCTGTTGGGGCTAATGGTGTTCCAGTTAAAGATGGGCTAGCTAAAGTTGCATAACCTGCAAATGATACGTTAGATGTTGTTGTAGAAGTTACCCTTCCATACGCATCGACTGTATGACCGCTAATGAATGAAGTAACATTCGAACCAGAAGAATTTGTTTGCTCTACTGTAGCAAGATCGATACTATCCGCATTAACTACTAGTCTACCCGAACTTGCTGACATAACATTTACTGTATTATTTGTTACTACCAATCCATCGCCAGCTGTAAACCCACCAGTGCCAGTGAATTGTGCGTATGTTAGATTGTCTGTGCCAAAAATTATGGCATTATTTGCTCCAGATGGGGTCCCGGTTAAGATAAAACCACAGTTTATATTAGCAGATCCAGCTACTACAAATACAGCATCTCCCTTTGTGACTTCACCTGCAGGGTTATTGTCTGAATCTGTTCTCCTTGTAAGAACAAATGGTGTGCCAACAGCACCAGCGGTAGTCACTGTATAAATACCATTTTGTGTTGCAGTAGCTTGATTCTTTACAAGAATGGAATAACCAGCTTCGGCTGTTCCTAGGTCTATTGTAAGCACACCGTTTGCTGTTGCAGTTAGTGTAGCACCAACACCTGCAGTTCCATTATTATATGTGCACGATGGCAGTGCGGCAGTTGTAGCCAATGCCACAGGATTTTGCCAGCTAACTCCAGCAAACAGATCATCTACATATCCTCTTGTGGCAAGAGCTGTTGATCCACTTCCAGCATTCGATGCAAAGACGGACGTAACATTCATTACGCCATTAGCTGCTATATTACCAACAACAGTGCCGGCAGAGTTTTTAAATTCAACCAGTGGTGCAGTGGCACCAGACGCTGCTTTAAATACAACAGATTCATCATTAACTGTAATTTCTGGTGCGGTTTCTGTTCTTAAACGGGCCATATCACTCCTATGGAAATTGAACTCTTGATTTATAGTACTAGCAAAAAGCTATTTTTATAGTAATGCCTTTATCACAAATTTATTGTGTTATTCTCTTTAGAAATTCTAACATTTTTCCAGTATATTTTATTCTTCCAAAATGAGTTAAGTTTATTGTTGGATCAACCCAAATCTTTCCGCCCATCTTTTGCCAATAACGGCAAAAGCCATAGTCTTCGGACAAAAATCTTCCATCATCATCAACGTATGAATTAAACAAAGCATACGCATTTTCTATTTCATTACCTGATAGAGCGCCTGTATCATCTTTATATTTTAACTTTTTATATTTCTTAAACATTTTGTCAAATACTTGACGCCTAATTAGCATAAAACCAGTGCCCGCTTCATAACATTCTATCGCACCATTATCAATATTAAGTTGTGTTTCTCCGGGCTTAGTCATGTGAACAACATATCTAGTTGCATATTCCATAAGATCTTTAGCCTCTAAGTCTTTAGAAGCACCTTCTTTTACTTTATCCCAATTTATTTCTTTAATCGGATACGAGGCGGTCATTACATCTTTTTCATGCCAAAGCAGCTTTAATATTGCTTCTTTATCAAACTGAAGATCCACGTCAATGAATACCATATGAGTAAAATCTGGATTGCCCATGAATTTAGCAACAAGGTTATTTCTCGCACGATTAATTAAAGAATCAGATATTGTACATACAGAGTATTTTAGGCCTATCTCTTTAAAAAAGAGGCAGGTCTGCAAAAAACTCATCATAAATGGTTCTGTTACATGTGAATCGTAACAGGGTAGTGCAAAGAAAACGTTCCATTCTTGGAGTTTTTCTTTTGGAATTGTTATATTTATTTGTTGTTCTTCTACTGGCATAATCTATATTCTATACTGTTTTTTTTCCCAAGTCAAATTACGATTTTCCATATATCTTATATCTAAAGGTTGGTTGTTATCGCCGTTGTTATTGGGTATACCTTCTCTATTCGAACCAACGCTCATATGTGATTCACACGCTGCAGCTAGCTTTTTTGGAAAATCGTAAAAAATTAAATCAGTTGCTTTTTCGTTACAAAAATGACATTCAATTTCTCTTAATTCATTTAATATAACATAATAATTTTCTCTTTTTTCAGTAAGTTCTTTTACATTAAAGGGCTCGTTAACACAATATGGGTGTATTTTATTATTATTTTTAGAAATAAATGTTTTACTTTTTACACAATTATTTAAAGAATATGTTGTATTAAAAAGGCCCATTCCATCATAGGGTATTGCTGGACAAGAAAAATGATCTATTATTAAATCACAATCTTTTATTTTTTCGTCCAAATATAGATCAAATTGAACTTCTGCTGGATAAATATTATCCCAAATTTTTATTACAAAATAACCATTTTCTAAAACCGAAAAACCAATTAACCCTTTAAAGGATTCATTTTCGATATAAGAAACTGATGGCTCACTAACTTGTTTTCCTAAATAATTTTCATGTATTAGACCAATTATATGATCGCACTCATGTTTTTCATCATAAATGGTGCACAATGAATTTATGAAAGTAACAAAACAATCTATATCTTTTATCGGATTAATGGTAAAACCATTTATCGTTAAATGCGATACTATTTTTTCATTGTGATTAATCATATTTAATTAATAATTTATAATACAAAATTAATTCCAAGTAGACAAAGCAGATCGTTTCCATGTATCTGTTGCTATGCAAATATAAATATGGTTGTCGTCCCATGCCATATCTCCGTATTTTCCTGGACTAGATGGAGAGACGGGAACATCTACCGATATATCGTCGAAGGATACTTGATCCTTTTTCCCTCCTAATCCTGCAAAAACTGTAACAAAGCGATCAAAGGCACCGGGGGGGGAGGAAAAATGAACAATAACATTATTATCATCAACTATAGAATAAATTGTTTCAGTAATATCAAACAATCCAGTAGTATCCCTTATCACAACTCCAATATCGCTTGTGTTTAATTTGTGATTTATATGTATATTTTTTGCACTGCCGTCACCAGCCATTTGACCAAAATAATATCCTGATAATGGCAAAAACACTGTGGCAACAAGTGAGTCATTTGAAGGTGCTTCTGAAAAATCTAAAATTACTTTTTGTGTTGAATAAGATTGAACAGCAACTTGGACTACTTCATATGGATAAGTATTGTTTCTGACACAAACAATCACATCTCTTGATCCAAGATTATGGTTTAATTCAATACTAGAAGTAGAACCATCTCCAATAATTTCAGAAAAATATATTTCTTCACCAGCAGAAATTATTAATATATCTACAGAATTGGATGTTGGTGGTGTTTCAAAAATAATTTTTGCTTGACTAGTACTTAGGGCTTCCCATCTAAATTTAATATTTTGTTTTACACTTATTGCACTAGGCGTCGCGGCATTTGACAATGCATTACCTTGTACATAGCCAAAAACAACTATATCTTGAGTATCAAGATCGTGAGTAATCGTATATTCTGTAGATGATCCATTTCCTATAGTCGTGGAAAATGAAGATATTTCAGATGGGATTATATCTACTGCGTTGGCTGGAGATATTTTTGTACCGTCAAACTTAAGAACTTGACCATTTGTAACGCCTGTTAAATCCAGCTCGATACCATTAATAGTTACGGTAGAGCCTACAATAAGGCTATTCTTGACTACAAAGTTTTTGTCTGCCACTAAAGTTCACTGTCCCTCTAGTTTTAAACTTATTATTAAGTTTTAAACTTCTACTATTTTACACTGCAATCAATGTTCTTGCAACTTTTACGGTAGCTTGTGTTGACGCGGCATCGGTGATCGTCACTCTCAGCAGTACGTTTCCTGAAGAAATTGAAGTTGAAACGGTCATTGGTATTCTTGATGCTCCAAGCTCAATTACTGCATACTCCGACATAAAGGAGTCTGTGCCGTCGTGTGCTAAAAGCACTTCAGAAGTTGTGTACTTAGTGCCTTGAGATACTTGGATAAGGTACTTAGCTGTTCTGTAAGCTGTCTTACTAAAGCTGTCAACGGTTGTGATTGTGTTAACGGTAACTACTTGAGTTGATGTATTAAGTTCTCCAGTAGAATCAAGAGTGATTGCTCCAAATGATACTGAGGCATTTGTTGCAACGTCTTGGCCAATCGAGAAGGTTGGGTTTGCGCCTTCGCCACCAACATTTACTATTGTAACACCAGTTCCTGCGGTAACATTTGCAAGATAATCACCAACAGTATCTGTTCCAAGATTAATTGCGTCGTTAACCCAAGCACTTCCGTTATACTTTAGGAATTCTCCTGCGGCACCACTGACAATCGTGACGTCTGTTAAACCATCTAATGACAGTACAGCAGCAGATTGCGCATAGGATTCAGTCGCAATAGCTCCATATGTTGTTCCATCATTTGTGATTTCCCATTTATCATCGGTTTCATTCCAACGAAGTACGACATTTGTTGATGAACCGCGTTCAACTTCAAGCCCAGCATTTAAAGAAGGGCTGCTAGTCACTCCAGAATTAAGAACAATAATATTGTCTTCTACCGCTAAGGTTTCTGTGTTAAGAGTTGTTGTATTACCGTTAACTGTTAAGTTACCTGTTACGGTAAGATCTTGGCCAATGGTAACATTTGAAGGAAGACCAACTGTTATTGCACCGGCAGAAGCTGAAACCTCGACTTCATTTGCTGTACCAGTCAAAGACGTTACTGCGTTTGAAGACAAATCACTTACTTGTGATGCACGGATGCTAATCGCGGTGTTTGCGGCTGCTGTAAGGCGTCCCTGAGCGTCTACGGTGTAGTTTGGCACCGTATTGGCATTACCGTAGCTACCAGCTGTAACAGCTGTGTTACCAAGGGTTAAAGTAACTGCTCCAGAAGTGCCGCCACCAGTAAGTCCAGTTCCGGCCGTTACTGACTCAATGTCACCTGCGTCATTTGTGAAACTGATTACACCAGTGCTCGAATTGTAGGCAAGATCGCCAGCAACGCTTATCTGAGCTCTTGTATTAGCTGTAAAGTCTGAAACTTGGCTAGCACGAATGCTAATCGCATTTTGTGAAGCTGCGGTCAAACGGCCTTGAGCGTCTACAGTAAATGTAGCTGCTGTATTTGCGTTACCATAAGTTCCAGCTGTAACAGCAGTATTGTCAAGATTAATAGTTATAGTATCAGTTGCGCTTGCTATAGAGCTTAAACCCGTACCACCACTGATGGTCAAGGTGTCGGAACCTGAAGTGATTGTTTGGTTTGAGCCAGAGTCACCCGCAACTGCAAATGATGTTGCAATATTAGCAATTGTGTTGCTAACATTTGATATTGCATTGTCCGTGTAAGATGTGGCGTTTGAATAGGCGGTGCTTACATCTGTGTTGCTGGCAATGTTTACATATGTTGTTCCATCATTACTAAACTGCCATTTGTCTGCTGTCTCATTCCAGCGAAGTTCAACGTTTGTTGAAGTACCGCGTTCAATTTCAAGTCCGGCGTCTGCTGATGGTGAGCCAGTTACGCTTGAATTGAGAAGAACTTTATTATCTTCTACAGCAAGTGTTTCTGTATTTAGAGTTGTTGTGCTACCTTGAACTGTAAGGTTGCCAGTAACGGTAAGATCTTGACCAATTGTAACATTTGAAGGAAGGCCTACAGTTACCGCTCCATTTGATGCCGAAACTTCGACTTCATTTGCGGTTCCAGTAAGTGAAGTAACTCCTGCGCTTGCAAAGCTAATAACACCAGTTGAAGAGTTATAGGCTAGTTCACTGCCAGATGCACTTATTTGTGCTCTAGCGTTTGCTTGGAAGTCTGAAACCTGACTTGCAAGAATACTAATAGCAGTGTTAGATGCTGACGTCAAACGACCTTGAGCATCGACGGTGTAATTCGGGATCGTGTTTGCATTGCCATAAGATCCAGCTGATACTGAAGTACTATCAAGATTAAGGGTAATAGTATCGGTGTTTGAAGTTACCGAGCTAAGACCTGTGCCACCCAAAATGCTGAGTGTATCTGAACCTGAAGTAATTGTCTTACTTGTTCCGGAATCGCCAGCAACTTCAAATGCAGTAGCTACGTTTGCAACTAAGTTAGCAGCGTAGTTCTGTGCTGCGGTTTGTGCACTGGATGCTGCACCGAATGCATCAAAAGTATTTGCTGTTACGGCTATTGTTGGAGTAGAGCCTTCACCAGAGTTATTCGTAAGAGTGATTGCAGTGCCGGCAACGAGTGACTCAACATACGAACCAATAGTATCCGTTGAAAGATTTACTGCATCATTGATCCAAGCTGAACCGTTATAACGGAGGAAGTCTCCATTAGCAGCTGAAGTTATGGTAACATCACCCAAGTCATCAATTGAACCTATTGTAATGGTGGAACCAGCAACTGCTGCGTAAACGCCAACTCTTACAGAGCTAGCAGAAGGAGCTGCCGAAAAATCTAGAGTAACTGTTCCAGTTGTTGTGGCTTCCCAACGAACATCGATTACTTCATATGGACTTGCTGCATTGCGTGCAACAACAACAACATCTCTTGTTCCAAGGTTATGAGTAATGGTGAATGTAGAGGCTGTGCCATCTCCAATTGTTTGTACATAAACTGTTCCAGCTAAACCAGTATCTGTTCCTGGAACAAAACTATTTCCATCAAACTTAAGAACTTGGTTTGTTGTTGCACCTGTTGGATTAATCGTAACACCATTAACGGTAAGAGTATTGGCGTTTAAGTTACCTGTATTTACAGTAGATGGCAAAGAAAGAGTGTAGACACCTGAAGTTGCATTAGCGGTTACAGAAACTTGATTTGCGGTGCCAACAACATTTGATATTAAATTAACTCCGTATTATAGCATTGGCCGTGCTATTTTTGTAAAACAGTTTACCATCAGCTACGTTTAGGGCTAATTCACCTAGAGACAAAGAGTCTGGTGCTTGGCTTGAAGTGTCTGACCTTTTAAGAAGTAGGGTATTATTTACCGCAAAAATTGAACCTGAAAACGCCACGGAAACTCCTTTAATTGAATATTTAGATATTTAAATCTTTATGAATAGTAACTAGTCTATCATTGATATTAATGATAACAAAATAATTTTAATTCAATTACAATAAATATTTACCATTTGCCCAGAGGACACTTCGCTTCTTTTAATTTAACTTTTAAGGTCATAACACAACCACACTCTTTGCATTGCTTTGTTAGTTTTATCAAACTATCACATTCCTCACAAGTTTTTAGCCTATTATCAGCTAACTCATCGGTTGCGCGTTCAACATTGGGATTTAATAAATCCCAAGGACGTGTTTCTCCAAGCTTCTTTTTATATTCCTGCCATGCGTTCATATTTAGGCTGGAGGGTGAAATCCATCTTCATCATATGTCCAGCCTTGAGTTACTGATGTCATTAATTCTTCTGGGATTTCTACTATTTTTGGATTAGATGTAAGTGCGGCGTACATTAATTCGATTTCTTTTGGGACAGACCAATTAAAGGTCACTTCGCCATCAACAACAACTGCAAAGATTGCTTTATCTTCTGGATTTTGTAGCATTTATTTCTCCTATTAAAGTCTTTGACTCTATATTATATCATAAAAAATACTATAATTTGCTTAATAACATCCGAAACATGCGCAACACATATCGGAAACAACATCGTTATATGCCGGACAAGCACACGACGAACATCCGCTTGGTTGACAAAGTGGAGCATTCCAATAATATCTTGTAACTATCTTTCTACATCCGTCTTGACAATATGAATTTACAGTTTCAGTACGGTTCAATGAACCAGTACAACTTGTGCATTGTGGAGGAACGAAGAACCCTGGAGGACTAAAGAACGCTGGAGGACCGAAGAACCCTGGAGGACTAAAGAACGCTGGAGGACCAAAGAACCCTGGAGGGGCAAAAAATGCTGGAGGAGAAAAAGCCCCAACGGTATAATTAATCGCTGTTCCTAAGGGCACTACAGCTGTATCAGTTAATCCTGGAGTTACAACATTATTTAGGCCTGAATTTTCTGTTGCTGTAGTGGTTACAGACCCAACGGTAAAACCAGCATTGGTTATAGCTGTATTAGCGCTTGACTGAGTTGTTCCGTTCGGATACAGTCGGTTTGGCGGCTTGCCTCACTCCTTTTGAGTTTCCTAATGGAATTGTCATAACTAAACCTTAAGATCGCCTAAAGCCACCCATGTGTCTGTATCAAGTTTAACCAGTGTAGCAGATGACCATTGTGCTCGCAATTTTAACCCAGGTGTTCCGTTAATAGCTACTCCAACGGCATAGCCTATTGTTAACTCACCAGAACCTTTTCTTAAAATATCTATTCTGTCTCCAATTTGAAAAGAAACACTTGAATTTGCTGGGACTGTCAAAGTCATAGCAGAACCGTTGTCCATGGTGACTAACTTAGCTAAGTCGGTTAATTGTAAAGTATAACTTGTTCCCGTTTGAGCATTGAGTTGAGATCTAAAGCCTGCCCTAGGAGCTCCCTCTTGCAATGTTGTTGCTGTCACTGAATTTGCTGCAACAGTTGCAGCTTGCCCTGTGTAGTTTGTTGCAGAAAGGATTTCTGTTCCATTTATTTTTAATACTTTACCTGAAACTAAATTTAAATCCTCAGAAGAAGACCAAGCTAAACTTGAACTAGACCAAGTAAAGGATTTATTTGCTGCACCATCTGGGACTATTATTCCAGCTCCATTTGCTGTTGTATTGCTTGGGGATGCAGATGACCCAAGTTCAATAGTTTTATCTTCAACTGTTATTGTTTCTGTATTAAGAGTGGTTGTATTACCATTAATAGTTATGTTTCCAGTTACAATTAAATTATTATTAATTGTTGCGTTTCCACTTACAATCAAATCATCGTCAACAATTACTGTTCCACCGGTTGAGTCAATTGTTAAATTGCCAGAAGTTGTATCAATTTCTCCAGCAGATGTAACACCAATTGTCACGCTATCAGCAGTTAATCCAGCAAAGGTTACATTATCAGCTGTACCAACAGCCTGACCTATTGACAAAGTATGCGTAGTTCCTTCTCCAGAAGTTGAAGCTGTTGAAGAAACACCAGTACCTCCAGTAATTGTGGCTACATAATCACCAGTTGTTTTTGTCCCGAGAGCAAACGAATTATCTGGAACTGTAACAGTTCCGGTAAAAGTCGGTGAGACGAGGGGGGCCTTAGTGTCGATTTGGGTTTGGATAGCAGAAGTGACTCCATCAAGATAGCCGATTTCTGTATTCGAAACATTGGCAACGACTGCTTGGATTGCGGTCGTATCAACTGTAATTGTTGGAGTGGCATTTTCTCCTGAGTTATTAGAGAGTGTTATTCCAGTTCCAGCGACCAATGATTGGACAAACGATCCTACTGTGTCTGTACTTAAATCAATTGCATCATTTACCCAAGCACTGCCATTCCATTTAAGGAATTGACCAGAAGAAGCACTTGTGATTATTACGTCACCAGCGTCATTCAAGGAAGCCATTGCTGGTCCAGGGACTGGCTCATACCCGTCACCTGTAACAGCAGAAAATACCGAAGCCCTAAATGCATTAGTTGTTACTGGGGCAGAAAAGTCTAAAGTAACTGCGTTTTCGGTAGTGGCTTCCCATCTTGCAGATATAACTTCATATGGAGAACTATTATTTCTTGTTATGACTACAACATCTCTTGTCCCAAAGTTATGAGTTAAAACATATGTATTGTTTACATTGTCACCAATATTTGAACTATAAGTTAATCCACTAGAACCAGAACTTCCTGGAGAAGTAGCGTTGACCCAGGTATTGCTAACGGTACTATATTTTAATACTTGATTATTTACTGGACTTGTTATCTCAACATCGGTTAGATCAGTAATATTGGCAACAACACTTGCAACGCCTGGTACAAATTTATTTGTACTTGAGTTGTATTTTAATACTTGAGTATTTGATGCTCCAGTTGGATCAATTTCAATACCATCTACATATAGAACTGACATACCTACATTACCTGTGAAGGTAGGCGAAGCAAGGTTTGCCTTGAGGTCTAAAGCAGTTTGGCCTGCTGTAGATACTGGTTTATTTGCATCGGAAGTGTTGTCAACGTTTCCTAAACCAACGTCACCTTTTACTAAACCCGAAGGTGAGGTAATTGTTTTGTTGGTGAGTGTCTGTGTTCCTGTTGTCGTAACAAGAATTGAAGTATCGGCAATCCCATGGATATTTGTCGTATCTGCTTCGTGGTTAGTGAGTGCCGTAGCAGCATTAGTTGCTGCTGTTGCTGCTGCGCCATAGGCGTCGAAAGTATTTGTTGTTACGGCAACAGTCGGTGTTGCACTTTCTCCAGAATTATTTGTTAGTGTTATTCCAGTGCCAGCAACAAGAGATCGGACGTAATCACCAGTAGTATCTGTACCAAGTACTAATGAATTAATAGCTATTGTAGTCGATATATCCACATTGCTAGAACCGTTAAAGGAAACAGATCCAGTTACATCTCCAGAAAGAGAAATTGTTCTGGCATTCGTCAGTGCTGCTGCAGTACCGGTTGTATTTGCATTAATTGTTGCCGGAAGACTCAGTGTAACAGTTCCAGAACTAGAACTAACATCTATTTCATTTGCTGTTCCTGTTAATGAATTAACAAATGTATCTTTGTTAATTATATTAGACCAATCAACTTTTGCTTCTAATTCACCAGCTGTTCCAGAATATACTTCGCTAGTGTTTGTGGCATTAGGGATAAAAGTAAATTTTCCAGTTGAATCATCAAAACCAAAAAAGCCCAATCTTGCTGCGGTTCCGTTATGCCATCTAAATTCTATTCCTCTGTCTTTGTTGTCATCAGAGGTTGGATTTGTATTGCCACCAAGTGTAAATACAGGATCTTTAACATAAACAGTTGTTGATTCAACAGCGGTTTGAGAACCGTTAACTATTAAATTTCCATTTATTGTTAGATTGGCCTCTAGTCTAACATTATCTGAAGTTGACGTTGTTGTACCGTTATACTGAGACCAATGTAGTGTTGTATTTACTAATGTATTTGAATTATTTTTATAAAACAATATTCCATTATTTGGATCTATTGCTATTTGACCCTGTAGAATATTAGGAGTTGTCATCTAAAACCTTCGCTGTCTTTTAATTTTTAGAAGGTTCCACCATCAAATGTTATCCCGTCGATGGATCCACCAGTTATCGTAATGTTATTGGCGTTTTGAACCGAAATTGTTCCTAGGCCAAGATTAATTCTTGCATTTGCTGCGTCTGTAGCGCCAGTGCCGCCGTTAGCTATTGCTATAGTTGTGCCATTCCAAACACCTGTAACTATTGTTCCAACTGATGTCAAACTAGAATTAACTATTGTAGAACCAAGTGTTGTATTACTTAATACTAATGTTCCACCAATTTTAAATTCTTTTCCAGCTAAAAGATTAAGATGTTCAGAAGATGTCCATGCATCTGTTGCATCAACCCAGTTAAATGTTTTGTTTGTTGCGCCAAGTATTGTTATACCAGCTCCATCAGCAGTAGTGTCTGTAGGCGACGCTGCATTGGCAAGTACAATATTTTTATCTTCTACCACTAATGTTGCAGTATTAAGAGTTGTAGTATTGCCTTGAACTGTTAGATCGCCAGTTACAACAAGATTATTAGATATGGTTACGTTAGCTGGAAGGCTTACCGTTATTGCTCCGTTTGCTGCAGACACAGCTATTTCATTAGCAGTTCCAGCTAGGCTAATAACTCCACTATTTGTAATGGTTAATGTATTAGATCCATCATTATATGATTTAGATATACCGGTTCCAGCTGTTATTGCAGAGTCAATTGCATCTTGTGCAGCTTCGTTAAAATCTGAAACTTGACTTGCAGTTATTGCTATAGTTGTATTTCCTGCTGCTGTCAATCGACCCTGCGCATCGACTGTAAATGTTCCCACTGTTCCAGCAGCCCCGTAAGATCCTAATGTTACAGATGTATTATCAAGATTAACCGTTACTGTATCTGAAGTTGTAGCCGAACTTAATCCTAAGCCACCCAAAATGCTAAGAGTATCTACTCCTGATGTTATTGTTTGACTTGAACCTGAATCACCTGCGACAGTAAATGATGTTGCTACGTTTGAAATATTTGAATTAATATTTGCAATTAGACCATCAACATAGAGTTTTGTTGTTGGATGTGTGTTTGCAGTTGGTGTTGGAACAACTATTGTTCCAGAAAAAGTTTTATTACCAGATATTGTTTGTTCTGTCCCAAGCGTAGCATATGCTCCATAGCCTGCAATCGCTATGACATTGGTGGCAGTGCCACCGGCTCCGCCAGTTCCTTTTCCATAATAAAGGGTATTGTCCGCTTCGTTAAATGCTAATTCAGCATTCTCAAGACTCCCTGGGGCGCCTGCTGCTTGTTCGCTAGACCTTCTTTTGATCCTTAGTGTATTAGCCATTTTTAAAAATTCCCTCCATCAACAAGATTTGACTCTGCATAATTGATCCACTGAGAACCGTTATAACGCAAAACTTGACCATTAGCAACTGAATTTATAGTAACATCAGTAAGACCATTTAAAACCGATTGAATTGAAACATTTGCTTCTACGGCGACAATTCTATCCTTTACTGTTAAATGCGAACCAGCTGGATTAATACCCACAACAGTCTGTATTGCCTCAACGGCGTCATTCAGATCTGAGTGCTGTTGATGATGGGGTACAGTATTAGAATTAAGGGTATCGGTAGATGCCGGATTAATTAAATTATCTAATGCCGATGGATATCGAATGGCCATTTCTTCTCCTATATTGATAGTATTTTATTACTATCATTACTCCAATTTATAGTAACAGCTAACGGACTATTACTACCCTCAAAGGGTAGACCATCCGAAGTGTCTATATAGAATATCAATCTTGAATTTGAATCAGAAGATCCCACTTGATATAAAACTATTGCATCAAAAGAACTTCCAGAATATGCAGATGTAGATACGTCGTCTGCATCGAGAATACCATTTGTTGTTGTTTTATTCGTTAAAACTGATGATCTTTGCTTAATTGCAGATGAAGAAATATTGGACACAAACTCATCAGTATTTTGATTTGCCGTATAAGTTGCTGTATTTATAAAAAGTATTTTTAAATCATTTGTATCAACAGCTATATCTCCATTTAAAAGAGCTTCTTTAGCTTTTTTATAAATAAAATTAGCCATAATTAAATACCTACATCTTTTGATATTTTAATTCTATATTTGTAACCTTTTTCAAAATAATTTTTACCTTCCGTAGAATAAGAAGGGGTTGCATCATTTAGTGAAGGGAAATCTACATAGACTTCAGATTTCCAAGAGTGCATACTAATTTGTGCTGTTACTTTTTCCCATCTAGATGGAGCTCTTTGTACTAATTTTCTTTGACATGTAAAATATTTATTATTTAAAAAGTTAGAGGCCGGCCTATCACTGAATGTAACTATAACTCTTCCGTTATTGTAATCATTATATAAATAGAATTCTCCATCTGCCGGATCAGTTTCTACTATATAAAATAAAGGATTTTTTGCAAGTATCTGATAACTTACATCTATATCTGTTTTAATTGATTTATCTTGTATTAAAACAGGAACTAAACCTGGATCAGTAATCTCTGTCGTGTTAGGTGTTGCGCCACAACCAGACCAAGTAAATTCTATTTCTTCTGTAGAAACTATGTTTCCAGAAGCATCTACTAAATTTTCTACTGTTATACAGTATTGTGTATCCTCAACTAACTCTGTTGTTCTCCAGTAAAGAGTTAAAACTCTTGAGATTTGATTATAATCTTTTATTGTATTAATAGCTTCAAATGGAGCTGATACCTGAGTTGGTGTTGCTCCAGCGACAACTAACCCAAAATTTTCATTTTTTAATGAAGATATTTTTACAGTTCTACCAAATTTGATAGATACTAAATAACACCCGACTGAAGCTTGGTCAACTAAATATAAGGCCACTTAATTCTCCAAAAAGATAAATTAACTATAATAGTAAGTGGTTTATCGCAAATACGAAAATAGGGGGTGGAGATTTCTCTCACACCCCCCACTTTCTAGGGATTCGTAACTATAACTAACCCTAAGGATTATATTAGCTAAGTGTAACCTGATTTGTAACTTGTACTTCGTAGTTACGAGCAAGGTTAATATTCTTGGCCACTGTAATTCCTTCACCATCACCAAGCATCACGATGTCGTAACGCTCTTTCATCTTCATCTGACGAATGTCGCGACTTGGATCAGCGAACTGATCTGTGGTCATGTCATCCTTGACAAGAAGTGAACCGACTTCATTGCGGTCAATCAAGAACACGTCAGACTTAGCTGGCGTTGCACCCGACTTTGCAGTGAAGCTTACGAATGGTGATACGATTACATTCAAACCCATAGGAGCGGTGTTGTTTAGTGCACCTTCTCTTGAGTCTGGACGGTAACCCCAACTTGTATTGACTGCTGCTGCAGAACCACCTGTGTGGAAGATGGCATCCTTGAGGAATACCGACCACATAAGTGGGTGGAGGATAAAGTCTGTTGGGACATGATTTTCTGCCATAAGAACAGCAGCCATGTCGACAACATCATCCCAGTGAAGAGTGTCGTTGAACTCGCCATCGATCCCTCTACCGGTTGTGCTATCGTAACCGCCATCAGCATTGTCGAACACAATTGTAGCTGCGTCCTTGAAACGTGACAAGGCAATTTGTTCCTTAAGACGAGCCATTGCTCTACCTGCAGCGCGGACGTGAAGGCCTACGATATCCCAGAGTGAGTCTGAAATGACTTCTTCTGTAAAGGAGAGCTTGACGCCCTTCTTGGATACTTTGCCTTCAATCTGCTTTGCAAAGGCGAGCGCTTGCTCTGGATACTCTTGGCCCTCAGGAATCTCTGCTGCTTGAATAGCATTGACTGCTGGGAACTCGAGTGAACGGCCCTTACCTAGGCGTACTGTCGAGAGAAGTGGAGTCACAAGAAGTTGTGGCTCTGCTGCCTCTTTAAGTGTACGTGAAATAACCTTTGGGAAAAGTATTGCTGCATCAGGTGATGCAAATGCTTCCTTAATAGTTACTCTATTATTTTCGTCTATATGCCCGTCCTCGGTTAAAGCGTTCTCCCAAGCTGGGAGACCCGAGAGGAGCTCTTGGATTGTCTTACTCATCTTAGGAATATTCCTCCTGTTTAATTTCTAAAGTGTTAGATTGACACGGAATGCGCCAATCACATTATTTACGTCCAAATTAGAACGTATACCCAATTTACCTGAGAATGAACCCGAGCGTGTAAGCTCGTATACAGTTTTCAGGGCACCTGGATCTGATGGCAACTGCATGTAGGAGAGAAGGCCGTCATCAAAGTTTGTAGCAAACTTCTCAACCTCAACTACCTTACCTACTTGCAACCATGGGTAGCTACCACAATCGTTCTTTGAAAGAACTACTGGGCGGCCCATATGGTCTGCCTTAATTAATGAACCAACAGTTACATCGTTATTAACGAGATTAACCATTGGGTACTCAACGTATCCATGAGTAATGAATCCAGCGCCTTGCGAAGTGCCTTTATCAAACGGACGGTAGAGGTCATACTGAGCACAACCAATTGGGATTGATCTAAGCTCTACTGAAACTGTATCAGTTGCACCCGAGCTGTATGATGGTGTTGCACCATCCAAAGGATCCCACGATGCTGGCATCGTGTCGCCCCAAGTTACTGCAGAACCTGTTCCGTTTGCAGGAACAATTCTTGCATCACCGCTAGCATCTGCAACGACCGAAAGAATTGTACCCTTAGTGATTACAATTTCAAAACGATCATCTTCTGAATCTGAATACCATGTTGGCAATCCTGCTGATGGAAGCAAGTAGGCTGCTGGTGCAATACCAGGAGAGACTACAAAACGACCAGCACCTGTTTTAGTGCCAACTTTACGAAATTTAGCTAATGACATTTAATATCTCCTTAAAGTTGTGATTAGAGTTTACGACGACCCATGAAGGCATCTACAAAAAGTTGTTCAACAGCATTGGTCTTTACTTCTTCAATTTCTTCTTCTTGCTTATCTGAAAATATAACATTTTGTTCATTTTCAACAGCAATTTCAGAATTGATTTCTGGCATATTAACACGCTTTGTTTTTGTAACAGGCATGCTTGCCAAATCTCTTAAAGAATCAGCCAAAGAAGAAGCTGTTCTATTTGAATGATCAGCTATTAGTTCTTCTCTTGCTTCATATGACTCTATTCCGTTTGCAATTTTTGCATCTACAACTCTTTCAACAAGAGTTCTATGCAATGCATTCTTGAGTTTCTGATTTTCTTCTTCGAGGGACTGAAGCTTCTTTGTTTTGTCATCGACATCTTGCTCAGAGGCTTGCTCATCGGCTTTTATTGTGCCAGTGAGGTCTGTCTTTGACTCTTCAGTCTTCTCATTTTCTTTAGAAGTAGTAGTCTCAGAAGAATCAACAGTATCAACCTGTTCTTCTTTTGAATCTAAAACCTCTTCAGATCCTTTAGCATCTTCTTTCGCTACTTCTTCAGTTTCATTTGAAGTTGTATCAATTACTGATGCTTTTACGTTTTCTAAATCTTTAATTTTTGCAGAAAGAATATCAACCAAAGATTCATCTTTGTTTTCTTTAGCAATTTTTAGTGCATTATCCAATGCTACTATTAAATCTGAGCCATCATTTTCTTTTGATTCATTGGACTCATCTTTAGCAAGTACTTCTTCTTCTGTTCAGCTTGCTCTTTGTTCAGCTTGCTCTTTGTTTTGCGCTGCATCCGTAGTTTCCTCTGACGAGGATGGAGAAGTTGCTTGAGATAGATCTTGGCTAAGCTCTTCAACCGTAGCCAATATATCTTCATTCTTGACTTCATCATTCATGTTTAATTTCTCCTCAAGAATATCTTTCTTATGATTCTCAACATATAGTAATGAATCATTAGTATATTTGTAATCTTCGCTTTCGTGAATCGCATAAGCCGTTAAAAAAGCCCCCTTCAAATGCATATAAAGAGGTTTTGATTCTTTAGATTTAAGGCCTTTTAATATTGATTTATGTTCTTCAACCGAGTAAATTTCTTCTTCGTTCATGCTTAAAACAAAAGCCGAACTCCTTGCTACCCAGTCATTTGATGAATTCTCAACCTTAACATCTTTATTTCCGGCTTTTCTTACGCCAGACTTAGAATCTGCTGGTTGATTAACAAAAGAATATTCCTTAAAGGATATATCTTGCATATCTACAAAGGCCAGTTTACCCTTATAAACTTGACCTCTTTTAAATTTAGCCAATTTTGGTCTGCCGTCTTCGGACTCTGCGGCCAAATCTTCTCCGGTAATTGAGCATACTGCTTTGCCGGCTCTACCGCCTACTGAGCCAGTTAAATATCTTTTATCTAAAACTTTTTGTATTGCGTTAGGATCAGTGATAGCAACCTGTAACCTAACAAATGAAGAACCATCTTCTTCTTTGTCCATCTTTGCTGCCATAACTCTGCCAATTGGCTCGGAGTTCAAATCATGATTAAGTATGATTGGTTTCGGGTATGGCTCAACCCATGATTGTAAGGCGTTTTCTAATGCTTGAGCTGAATAATTGTTATAGTTAGCTGTTAATCCGTTCGTGGATTGCAGCTACCTCAATTATCAAACCTTTATTTAAATTTTCTGATTCAGAAAAATTAAAATCTACACCAGAAAAATCCGGAAGTTGAACCCTAAAGGTTTCAACAAAATCAAAGGCCATTTATATCTCCATTTTTAAGAACTATACGTATAGTAATTTGTTTTTATAACATTAAACAATTTTATATGATTATATCAGACTTTTAGTAGGTTTTCCAAAAATTCAGAACTTCTCTTATCACCATTGCGTTTATACTCATCTAAGTGTGCCGGAGACATAATATGAGGTGCATAGATATAGGATGCACTAAACAACGAAAAATTATTTTTAGTTGCATTAGCTGACCAACCCAAATCCTCTCCCTGTTGATGGAATACATAATCTACATTATTGTAAACATCTTTAGACATCATTTTTGCAGCCATTATTATATCTGACTGAAAAAAAGATCCAAGTGGATATGATTTTTCTCTGTATGCCATTTCGCCAACTTTATCTTTCCAGCTCATTACGCTTGGGAATTGATTGCCTACTGGAGTCATATACATAAGAGGGGAAACTGCATCGGCTCCGGCTTTAATGTGTGCTATTAATAGTTCTAGTGTGTTTGGATTTTCCAATAAAATATCTGAATCCAAACTTAGATAATAATCTGGTTGATGTTCTCTGACTGTTTGAAGAACAGAATTTCTTAAAGAAATCATATTATGATATTTAGATAGTGTCCATTGTCTTCCATTGTTTTTGTGTTCATAATGATTAATGTCATTTCTTTCATTAATCACAAACAAAGGAATTCTTGGATCTAGCTTTTTCCAAGCATGAAGTGCTTTGGTGGTGGCAATATCATCAGGAGCAGTTTCAAAAACAAAACCAATATTAGAAATATCTAATGATTGCTTTAATATACATCTGATCCATTGAGATAAAATCCAATCTCTTTTGTAGATTGGACATCCTATAATAAGTTTCATTTTTTATTCAGCTGTTTTAGTTTCTTTTTTTACTACTGGTTTTGCTGGTTCTTTTTCATCTTTTTTAGATGCAGACTCTGCTAGCAAATCTATTTTTTGTTCTTTATTCTGTGCTACTTCTTGTGAGGCGACTTCTTCTTCTTCAGGTTCTTCCATCAAAACTTGGAAACCTTCCATAAAGGCATCGACTATTTCAACTAGAATTTGTAATGCAAGTCTTATTTGATTATTTGCTACAGCTTTTCTAAAGCCTTCAATTGCATCTTCTTCAAGAAGAAATTGTTTTGAAATTTCAGAATTAATCATTAAACTCATTGGTGTTTTTGTCCTTAATTAAATTTTCAATTGGATTTTCGTCTTCATTAGTATACACTACATTATAGTCTTTTTCTAGCGCATTTTCAATTGCTGATAACCAAGACATATCAGATCTTCTAATATTTGGAGAACTATTTCTGCCATTTTGATTTGCTGGTCTTACTGAGTTACCAGTTCCTCTTCTATTTGAAGGAAGATTTCTTTGACCCTTAGGAGCAGAAGCTTGTTTGTCTCCATCCTTTTTAACATCAGTAGCTTTAGCTGGAGTGTTTTGTGCTGCTATTTTAGCCTGAGCTTGAGCTATATCAATTTGGACTCTACCCTGTATTGACGGAAACAAATTCTCCTCATCAACTTCTGGATCTAAACCAAGTTCTACTCTTGCTTCGTCTAAGCTAATTAGTGAATTAGCATATTTTTGCATGATATGTGTTTCTTTTTTAACCTGAGTATCAACATCAATTTCTTTAAACTTAAAGAAGCATCTGTCTGACACAGTTTCTTCGACTGGATTAACTATAGGATCATAACCAGCTTCGAATAGAAGTTCATTAAATATGTGAAGTCTAATCATATCAGAAAATTGTTTTTGATATTGTTTAACCTTATCGTATAGCGCAACATCTAATCGATCAGTTACCGATCTATTGCCACCATTCATCATCATGCCGAGATGATGAGGGGAAACACCAAGTCCTACTGCAACTCTTTCCTTAAAGTGCTCAAGGTAGCTTGATGCATCAAGTGCCTCTTTACCAGAACCAACAATTTCTATATCATGTCTATGGGGCAAGATCAACCCACCCTCTGATCTTAGATTTTCTATTTCTGCGGCCGCTCTATCAATTTCATCTGGCTCAGCTGGCTGTTCTGGAGTTCCAATTCTATATTTATATAGCGGGAACAATTCTCTATGAACTAAATTTTGGATATCTTCTTCTATTTGCCTAAGAGCAACAACGTCATCTAAAACTGTTGTAAGGAATGGGGTTCCAAAAGCTCTTCCAGTTTTTCTGTCGACACTTATATGTATAACCCTATCTGCAGACCAAACTGGATTTTTATTTGTAGGAGAATACGTTAAAGGATCTGTCATCTGCTCATACATCTTTGGCCTATTATGCTTATCCCTCATTATTCTGACTTGTTCAGTGGGTATAAGATAATAGCCAACAATTGACTCAGTTCCAGATATAGGATTTAATTTTGTTGGGAAATATTCTGATATATCGGCGCGTGCTTTTACAATAAAAACATTTCCATATTTAAATAACTGATCTGAAACTTCTAATAAGAAATCTGAAAATGGTCTTTTCATAGCCATTTCCATAAAATCTATTCTTTGGTATAAATACGAAACTGCTTCTGGATTTTCTCCGACAATTTGCCAGCCTTCTTTCCAAAACAATTCTTTATATTTGTTTAAAGCTTGTTTAACATACGAGTCTGTATCAACAGCCTGCATTATTCTTTCAAAGTCATATGGAGACGGCTCAAAAGTACTTCTAGTATTATACCAATACGTAGAACCCTGATAGCCAAGTGCTAGTGTAGCAACTTTCATCGTCTTTGAGATTGTTTTTACATCTTCTGGTTCTATAGTTCTAGCTATAAAATCAGAGTTAGAAAAACCTTCTACTTGACGAAAGGGTATATAATCTTTTAAAGCCATTATTGTCTCCTATAAAAACTAATTAAAATAGTACTAATTTTAATAGTTTTTATAACTTAGTTTTGTGAGATGCCGGCTTTGTCAAAGGTATTCTTAATAATAAGTCCCTTAACTGATTCAAGCCAAAAAATCGTTTCAGCCTCAGAAAAGTCAGAACGATACGAAAGATTCTTATCACTAATCTTAATTTCAACTACGAACTCAGTTTTTACTGGATTGCTTTCATTTGTTTCTGTTGTTACTTCATTATTTTCACTCATCTTAGTGTCCTTTTTGTTTTTCTATTATTGCTGTTAATTGCTTTATTGTAGCATCTTTTATTACTACCTCAGTCATTAATTGAGATAGTTTTTCTTGAAAAGATGCTATTATTAAATTAATATCTAAATTAGAATCATTATTATTTTGTGGATCAAAACTTTCCGATAATTGCATTGAATGTTTTTCCTCTATTGTTTGTTGTTCAAACATTAAATCTTGTTTATTTTTTTTGATAAACAGTTTTGACATAAGTATATTATATACTATCTTTCAATAGTAGTTTTGTCAATTCTAGTATAATATTATTTTTCTAATTCTAATACCCTTTTGCGAAGATCTTGAATACTTGCAACGGCCAATGCCAATAGATCAAGATGCTTATACATCTCAATTTCTCCGTCGCCATCTTCTTCGTAATTATAAACAGACAGTAAACCGTTAGAAACTTCTTCGACTTCTTCTGCTATAAATCCAATATTAATAGATGATTCTCTTCTTATTCTTTGTTCTTCTGTTTCTGGTTTGCGACTATTAATTTGTGGTTTCCAGGTAAATGTTACTGGCCTTAATGAATCTATAATTGAAATATTATTAAAATCTTGTATATTTTCTTTTAATTCTCTTTTAGAAGAAACTCTAAAAACTTCACCGCCGCTAACACATAAAGTAGTTCCACTACTCGGACTTGTTGAAAGACCGGTAATACGTCTTTGTGAAACAAATTCGTTATAATTAATATACCAAGTTTGACCTCCAATCCACGAGCTGCCAGAGAAGCTTGTATCAATAAGCAAGCCTTGATCACCTCCAGCAAATATATAACATTGTGTCGCACCATCGGGACTGGCAGTCCCGAGCGCTATTTGGCCTCCATCTATAGGGAGAGAAATTCTCCCACCTACAGTCAAACTAGTTCCACTAATTTCTGAACCAGTTATTGAGGTACCAGTAATATTGACTCCATTAATATTTGCTGCAGTGATCGTTCCAGTTACCAGATCGCCACCAATGCTTCCAGATGTTGCGTTTATTTCTCCACTAATATTTGCGCTTGTTGCCGTTAAAGAGCCATCACTATTTACTTGAAAAGCACCGTTGTTAATATCTATTGAAGTTCCAGAAATAGTTCCACCAGTTATTAAATCTCCAGATATATTTCCTGAGGTAGCATTAATGGTTCCAGTAATATTTGCATTGCTTGCTACTAAACCGCCTTGGGGCGTTACCCTAAATGGCGCACTTGAGAATGTGCTATTTCCTAAATAAATTCCGCTTGAATCAGCTTTAAATATAGAATTACTAGAACCAATAGAAATAGTTCCACCACTTAACTCTCCAGAAAAAGTTCCACCAGCAGCGGAAAGATTTCCAGAAAAAGTGCCACCAGCTGCAGAAAGATTGCCAGTAAAAGTTAAATTTGTTCCATCCCAGTAAAGATATTTTGTAGAACTTCCTACTTTAAATTCTGCAGTTGATATAACACTCCCAGTTGTGTTCGCCTTCCATCTGTTATGTTCGTTTATAAATACTGCACCTGCTTTTACTGTTCCTCGTATCGCAGCTTGGTCAAATTCAGCAAAGCCGTCTCCTCTTATCAGCCATCCGGCAGTGTTTGCCGAATAGTTGGAAGATCTAATAACTGCCGTATTAGCTGGGGCAGAGTATACAGTTGCGGCACCTGCTTGGGTCAAAACTATTTCATGAGCTCCAATTGTCCCAGCTGTTATTTTTGCAGCAGTTAGGCTTGCTATATATTGATTTGATATAAGAGGATTTGCTTGATCACTTTGAACTATTGGAGACCAACTACTTGGATTATTGCTGGAATCTATTGTTCTTATTCTTCCAAAATATCTTCTTGTTGTTGAATCTGTGCTATTTGCTACTGCAACTGTAAACACATTTGATCCAGACGTTCCAGAAGAATATATGGTCGCGTTTGTTATCGGAGAAATATTTGGATAAGATCCAGAGACCTGGTTAGCCTCATAAAGCTCATAACCATATGATCTTGCGTCTTTATCTGATGCGTTGTCAAAAACAAACATCACCTTTTCAAATGAAGAATACAGAGCAAGGTTTAGTGGATAATCTGGAATTGTTTGATCTGTTGGAACAGAAAATATTATTGCTTGTGATGGAGCGGAATTTATATTTAAATCTGAGTCTTTTACTCTAGCTGTTAATATGTAATTTTTTCCGTGGTTTTAAATTTTCTATTTTTCTTCTGACTTTAGCCATTAGACTGTTCCTCCAGAAACTATTCTACCAAATAAATATGGACTAACTTCTTCCTTATCTATTTTTGCATAAACGTTGAGTGCGTATGAATAGTGGTCAACCTCTATTCTTCCATCTTTAGAAGAAGGATTTCTTTCATAGTCTGCTTTTATTTCAAAAATATAATCTTTATAATATAAATCATCTGTAGAAAATACTAATATATTTTCTTTTTTATTCTCACTAAACAAATCTATCTCCTGCCAATCAACTTCAATGATATCTTGAGGTGTTGCATCTGACGATAAAGAAATTATCCTTAATTTAAACTTTCCTAAATCAGGGCTTTTGTTGCAAAATAACTCAAAAAATGGACCAGTAAAAGTTCCAATTAATTTTGCTCCAGGATTTTTGCTAGATCCATTTTCCCAATCTGTTTCAATATTTAAATAAGAAAATGAATAAAATGCTGAAGTATTTGAACTTACATCAAAAGATGTTTCATCTATGTCCGATGACTGTGTTATGAATTCTGCCTGTTGTTCCGAACATGAGATATAGTCTTCATAAACGCCATTGTTTACTTTTTTAATTTTTTTAATATCATCTGTTTTATAGTAAAGACTATATTGATTTTCAATTTGTATACTTTTTTCATGACTAGTAGCTGCTTGAAAATAAATTCTATTACCGATAATATGTGATTTAACTGCTATAAAATTATAGTCATCACTTGATTTTGATTCATAAACAACTATATATGAATTTTGTTTTACCTCTTCTTGCAGTGAGGAGCTAATAAATTTATCTATTGATACATTAGATATATCTACGAATAACCAATTATCTTTTTCTACATCCTGTTTTAGGATAGGAATATTTATTTTCCTTCTAAGAATCGGATATACATATGAAGTATCCTGATTGGGTATAGACGGATTGGCCGTCACAGGTAAATATCTAAACCAAGTCATAATTAAATTTGAATAACCTCAATTACGTAATCGTAATTTTCATTATAAAGATTGTCATCAATTTCAATATCAATTATAGCATCTGCAGCTGGAACTCCACCATCCAATATATCTGTTATGTATTCAACAATGTTTACAGAAGTGGGTGATGGGGGTATTGATTGTTCTGTTTCTCTTACTGATTGATAATCTATATCGGTTGATCTAATTCTTTCAGAACCATCTGATCCAGTATGAGTGTGTGTGGATAAATTTACGCCATCTATTTTTGCGTTATTTTTTACAAAAATATCTCCATCAATAATTCCGCCATTCTTTAATAAATATTGCGGGTGATGATTTTCTGTTAGGTCATCTAAACTAGAGTGACTTGATACTAGATCACTTTCTGTCCTGTATGTTTGGTGAGTTAAATCAAATATCTTAGCGTATTCATCACTTTTTACAGTTTTAATTATTACTGGCTTTGGTTGACCCTTAGAGGATAATTGATATATGTAATTTGAGTATCTTCTTTTGCTTATTACAAGAGAAAATAATTTTTCTACATTAAAATTAATAACATTACTTCTCTGTATCATATCTGCCAAAATCATCCCAAAATTTGAGTTAATAATATTTGTTGCAGATAATAACTCTTGTGTCATTACAGGTAGCTCTCTTGACAATGCTGTTGTGTAATAATCCAGTTCCATTGAAGAAACTATTTGGTTTTTAAAATCAATAGATTGAGATAAATATCTTTCATAAAAAATGTCACAATTATCAACATAATCTCGTTTTAAAGATTCTAAGATATTTTTAGTTTCATCATGTAAAGCATTTAATTTAATTGAAAAAAACGCTTGGAATTCGACTGCTTGTTTTTTTGTTGTTTTATCCAACTCGGAAGCTGGTATTTCGCCTGGGGACGATATGATTGTCTGCCTGATGTACTGCGTGTGTTGTGACGCCATCTTGGCCCACGAGTCAAATTGTAGTGCGATCTGTTTTTGTGAGTCATCTTCATAATCATCTCCAAACTTTAACAATAAAATATCTTTTATATTTGACGCCTCGTTTAGCATAAATATAAGTAAATTTCGTAAATCAAATAAATATGCAAAAGATGACTGTGAAATTGATTGATGGTAATTTTCTATCATTCTTCTAGCACTTGTGGACATAGATCTTTCTGCATACTTATATTCATTGAAAGAAATGTGATCCGGTGCATTTTTTTGTGTAGAATTATATTTTAATAATTCTTTCCATAATTTTCTATGTGATTCTTCTAAAGAAATATTTATAGATGGATTTATATAAATATTTAATAATAATTTTTCTAAAGTTAATTTAGTTTGATTTAAAAAACTATAGGTTTGCATTATTTGACTTCTACACCCTTCTAGGGGTATAAAATAGTCTGGCCTGAGAGCGTATTCAAACTTTCCAGGAATAGTCCCAGTCTTGCTTGCATTTATGGTTTCTTGAGGTGTTCTTTGTTCAAAAAAAGAAACGTCAGCTTTTTCTGCTGAATAAAAATTATTTGAACCATTTACATTTGTTTGTATATTATTAATTGACATAAATTAACCTAAAATATTTTTCTTTTTAATTTTGGTTTTCCAGCCATTCTTCCAATCCTAGAAGCCATAAGAGCATCTGCCCTACCAACCGATGGGGTATGCTTTGACTCTACACTGTCTTCCGAGTTACTCGGTTTTGGCATATAAAATGTGTTGGAAAACGATTGAGTTTTTGTAGTATAATTTGATTTCATAAGATCACCATAATTTTGGGTTATAGCCAAAAGAGCCAACATGAGCGCATCATGCGCGTGATCCATTGCTGATCCACTCGCTTCAAAAACTGGTCTTCCTGTTTGGGTGGTTCTTACAACTATATAAGATATTAATTGCAAATAAAGTTCTTCATCTGTTTCTGAAAAAAGAATTTTTTCTTTTTCTAAATATTGCCTCAAGTTGTCAACCATAAATGGTTTCATTTCTTTTTTAACTGGAAGATGAGTATAGGGATCTTTTACTTCTATTGTTTCGGCAAAAGAAACACCCTTTACTCTTTCTCTTAGTTTTGTTTGAGGATTTTCTACTCCAGCTTTATGTAGAAGTTCTACTTGAACTTCACCAAAACCTCTGTCTACATAAATATGTCTAGGTTCGAATATTTTATTTAATTCCATTATTCTATCTACAGCTTTAGTTAAAGTATATTCTGAACGAGGTATTTCTTCTCTATAACAAACTCTTGTTCTTCCTCTAAATCTCTCGTCTTCATAGTTGTCATTGCATGCTTCAACTATAACAATATTTGTTCCAGCTCCATATTTATCCCAGTCAACACCTATGGTAAAAAATGATCTAGCCGAAGTAACTTCGGGGTTGTATTTCCAACCTGGATTAACGAATGCCGTGTCAACATATTTTCTTGGGTATACGCCTTCTGAGTCTTCGCCCCAGTCAGCTTCTATTTCGTGACGATAACCCATTTCTGTATATTGTTCTCTAAACTCATCTTCTTGTTCTTTAGAGAAATAAGGGTTGCAGTATGATGGAAACCAAAACTCTTTAAATCTTTCGGACCTACACCATTCCCAAAATTTTTCTCTTCTACCAGTTGGAGTAGAAGCGCCAATCATCATCTTGTCAGGTTGATCTTCTGCGGTTTTCTGCAACATCGCGTACAATGCATCTAGGTCGTCAGTATGCATGTAATCCATTTCGTCCAACACTATCACGTGTGCTTCCTGACCACGAGCTACGTCTGACTTTCCGCCCGAACGCATACCAGATGTAAAGAATCTAATAGTTGAGCCATTAGAAAATTCCATCATGAATTGAGGGCTGCTAACTTTTCTTGTTATCGAATTCATAACAACTTCGTTCTTGCCGGCTATTCTTCCAATCTCTTGATAGATGAGTTCTACTTGCGTTTTCATTGGAGCAATAACAAGACATCTTCCGTCTTTGTGCGTATAGCTATAATGTAAAAGTGTTATAGCTAGTGTGAAAGTTTTTCCTAAACGACGACCAGCTCTTAATACTTTTCTTAATGATGGGTCTCTTAGTATTAATATTTGATAAACTCTAGGTTGAACTTGTAAAAAGTTTTTTGCCCAAACAACAGGATCTTTAGCTATGTGCATTTGCCTTTGTTGTTCTGCTGATATCCCAAGATCCAGAAGTTCTCTATCCATCTCGAATGGTTCATCAATCAAGAGGGATAGTTCTTTATTGGTTAAAGGTTTACTCGTTACCGGTGTCCCGTCAACCCAGTTAATGTGTTGTAGTTTATTTTCAAAAACCCATTCAATTCTATTAACCTGTTTAAATAATTCTATATCTTGATCTTTAATTAATTCTAAAAGATCTTCTCTAGAAAGTTTTTCTAATTTTTTTCTAAACTCTTTAGCTTTATGATCCATAATTATCCAAAATGAGATGCCATCATTGCAGCTTCTGATCCTAGCACGCTTCTTGCATTTAGTCTAGAATTTTGAATAGCCATGACGCCTCTTGCTCTTGATGTTGCAGCTGCTTCCGTATCTTTGTAGCCCATTCCAAACATTGGTTTATTAATTGAACCTTGAAGAGATTTGTTCGCATCGCGAGCTAGGTTTATTCCACTCTTGATTACTTCTCCACCCATTCTTCCTAAGTCATAAACAAATGATGCTGCGGCAACAAACTGTAGACCAGGTATTGCCATTGCCGCTGCTCGTGCTCCAAGAACTTTTGCTCCTGCTGAAGTTCCAAGTACTCTAGCGGTACCCCCCTTGCCAAGAGTTTTAAGAACACTTCCTTCAAGGGCACGTGTTGCAATACCTGGACCCTGAAGACCAATCTTTGCTAAAGCTGTTTCCATATGGGTTACTGCCATTTTAGCTCCAGTTTCAGATGCACCCATTAAACCAGCTGAATTTGCAAAACCTTGTGCTCCTCTAAAGTATCCACCAAGATATTGTGTTCCTTTGCCACCCATAGAAGATGCTAGTAAGTTTCCAGCCACACCTTTAGCCTCAGCACCACCTGCCCTAATAGTTGACATCGCCGTACCATAAACTGAGGTATCTACTGGGCCAAGTGTTTGACTTATGAATAAATTTTTATTATTCATTCCACCTAGTCTTTGCATTCGTGTTCCAAAAGACTCAATATTTCCAACACCACGTAAGTCCATTCTTCTTGCAGCTGATATAGATGCTAAAAGACCTGGCCCCAGTGCAGCTTCACCAGCATTAACCCCAGAGGCTTGTCTTAACCTGCCCATCCCAAATTTTTCTGTTTTATTAAACATTCCATGGCCTTGAGCATAGGTATATAAGTTATTTCCTTCGTTAGCACCAAACACGCTTACTGAGTGAAATCTTCCCAATGCCCTTGGCCTTAACGTGGCGTTATTTACTCTTGATGGTTTAAAAAATGAAGTCTTAGTTCCTATAGCTGCATCGTCTGCAAATCTTCTACTTCCAAATAAGAATGATTTTCTTGTCGCCGGAGTTGGTGTAAGATCGCCGTTTTGGAATACTTGATAGCTTGCTCGTCTTGTAGCTCTTCTTGAAGCATCGTCAAAAAATCCTCCACGCAAGAGCGTGTTAGCACCTCTTCTTGAGCTCATTCCAACTGATGCAGATATTCCCGGGGCAGCCCCCATCATTCGCATAGCCAATGGTTCGTTGGCTTGTGGATTAGCGTAATCCTCAAACTGTCCAGTTAATGGATTAAGTGCCATTAATATCCGCCTCTTGCATTGTGCATTCCGAGAACTATGTCTCCCGATGCATTTAATTCAGTTGCCAACTGTCTTGATTTTGCGTAGGGGCTTTGAGAATAAAAATCTTGATTATTTTGTATTCTTCTGCGTGTATAATCAAGCGGTGCTATAGCCCCTATTGCTGCTCCAGCTATTGCTCCTATCGCTCCGCCCTTTTTGCCGCCAATTCCAATTCCACCTACTACACCACCCACTAACCCACCAATACCAGTTGATACAGCTTGCATTCTTCCGGTGGGAGCTACTGGATTGACTTTCATATAATCCATCGGAGCAGATGCTCTCATCAATCCACCAACTGAACCACCAAGAATTGATCCAGCCAAAAATCTTCCTGACAATTCTGTTCCCAAAAATGCTCTATCTGCGTCAGGAGTACCAAAAGCCGCTTCCATCATTCCTTCTTTAGCAGACTTTCCTGCAGTGTTGATTGCGCCTAAGCCAAATAGAGCTCCAAACCCAACTGCTGCACCTACTTTTATCATTTAACTACCCTCCGAATAAATGATTATTTTTATCATTTCCCATTTTATGATGATTTATTTTATTTCTATCTAAATTGCCAACAACGCCGGCTGTTACCAGTGGATCTCTTCTATATGAGTTAATAGTACTGCTAACTGGATTAGATTGATTCATCATTTGTCCAGTTGGCATTCTAGTTGGTTGTTGTTCAATTGTTTCATCATATAAAGAATGCTCTCTATATTTCTTTGCGGCCATGTAACCCAACCCAACAGCACCTAGGGCCAATCCTGCTACGCCCATTTTTGTTTTATTATTAATATAAAATTCAAGCATTTTGTTTGGATTTTGACCAAGCTTAGCTCTTCTTATTTGATTTCTTGCTTTTGTTGCATTGTTGCCTTGAGATAGAATTTCTGCTGAATCATTCAAGAATCCAATAATACTACCTCTAGCTCCATCGAGTGCTCCACCCAATCCAGATCTTCTTGCAACCTGTTGATCAACCATTGCTCCAACCCTTAGAACATCATCGCCAACAGTATCTATAATCCCAGACCTCATACCTCTTCCAACAACGTCGTTTGATAAATCTAATCCAGCTTTTTTCAAACCTAGAAAAGCTTGATCAGCTGCATCCCCTTCTAAGTTTGCAACTCCAACTCTTCCTGAAACTAATCTTTCTGTAAATTGATCAATAAGATCATCTTTAGTTATTTTAGAAGCTGTAAGTACTGCTTTTGTTTGAGTATGAAATTCCGCAAGTTGTTGCATAACGTCTGCTTCAAATCCAAGATTTGCTTTGTTTGCTCCATTAGCTGCTTCAGATAAATCAAATAAACTTGATACTAAATTTCTTGCATCTTCTTTTGAAGTACCTTCTGCCAAATGAAACATTGCGTTCATTATATTATCAGAATCTCTTGTTGCATATGAATAACTGATTTCACCGGTTTTAAATAAATTTGTTGTTTTTGGTATGGCTGATTTTTCTGCCGCCTTTTCCATTACCGATAGTGGCATAAAAATATTTTCTTTTAATACCGATTCTGTACCAACTTTACCAAACACATCAAATTCTCTTACACCTTTAAGATGGGTTACTCCAAATTCAGCCATGATATCACCATAGTCAGCGTATTTCATTGCATCCATTGTCCCATTTGCTATGGCTGCAGCTTTTGCCCTTTCAACATATGGAGTAGAGGCGTCTGCCATTATTGTGCTAAATACCCTACTTCTAATATCTAAGAAGGCATATGGGTCTGCGGCTTTTTGTGCGGCTGTGGCAAATTGATCAACTGCACCAGGTGCTCTTGCAGTATAATCTTCAAGTCCAACACTAAAGTGCCCACCAAGTGAAGATCTACCTCTTGCAATATTAATTGCATCTGCTGTTGTTTCTGGATCAGAACCAAATAGACTATATGTTTGCCCTAGTCTTGCCATCAAAGTTGTTTCATTTGCAGACGCTGTTACTTTTCCTAATGTTTTTTGAAGGTTTGTTACTTCATCTATCTGATGAGCTTGAGTATAATTTATTCCCAAATCTATAATATTTAAATCTGATTGATTTGCCATTATTGCTGGAGCGTTAGATCCATATTGAGATAAAAATCCGGGAGTTTGCAGAACTCCAGTTCTTGCATCATTTAAATTTCTTGTTATTATACTTTCAGCTAAACTTTGATCTACATCAGATATATTTGCACCTACTGCAAATTTATACTTACCTTCTTTTCCATCAAACTGAAGTAACCCAGAACCAAGTCCAGCTATATCCGTACGGAGCTTTACCCCCTTCATTCCACTTTCTGTTAAAGTTGATTGAAAAACTTGTTCGGATAAATTTGAAACACTAGCTATATTAGTTGTTGGTGTTACCGCTGAAGCGCCTAATATTACACTTTGTGCACCCTTAACTAAAGGAGAGTATTGAGCTCTTGCGGCAGATTCTACTACATCTAATTTATCTGCTATTTGATATTTTGCAACATAACTTTGCAAGAATGCGTCAGTATCTGCAATGTGCGTACCACTATATATTTTTTCAAATAATTCCTTTGCCCCGGAGTCTCCAGCTATCATATCTTGTTCAATTAATTGTAATAAGTTTGTATTTGTTGCAATAGCTTCAACAGAAGATGTTCCAGTTGATCCACCAAAATGAATTTTTGACATAAAATCTTCAGAATATAACAGGTCTCTAAATCTAGATAATTCTTGAGCGTCTGATCCTACTGCTGTAGAAAGTTTTTCATTTACTTTATCATTTAGATAAGCCCTAGAATATTGAAGTGTATCAACTATAAAATTTTCATCATTAGTCATTCTTTGTGTAAACATTTGAACTGCTTTTTGTGCACCCTCGTGCTTATCATACCCTGACATTTGCTGCATCGTGCTGAATAGTGCATTTATGTCAAAATATATGTTGTGACCAGCAACAACTTCTGCTTCCATTAGTTTATTTAAAAATTTTGAAGACTCATCCAAAAATCCTGCTCCGTTTGTTCCATGTGGAATAACCTTTGTGTTACCAGCTAAGAATTCTGACATAGCCATTGAGCCACCATTGGCATTTGCTACATTTAATCCACCCATTTGTCTTGAGGCGTAGGATAGGTTGTAGTCTGGAAGTATATTAACTTTTCCGCCGCCAATCATTTCAGCAATAGCCATTGATCGTGTTTGTGCGCCCTCAAAAAGTCCAGCTGTTTCTACGTCAAATGTATATACTTTTTTATTTTCAAGTAATTCTTTTAAAGTTTTTTGACTACCTTGTTTTACAGTCCTAAGTCCAGCAATATTTGACATTCCAACATTGAATGCTTCTAATCCAACTCGTTCTGGATTAACGTTTAGCAAAACGCTGTTTAGCAGCATCCCTGCTGGGTTTCTTGAACTGGTATCAACTTGATACCTAAATAACTGTCTGTACAAGTTTGCTGAAGGTAAATTTATATTAGGAAGACCAACTTCCTGCATTAAGGCAGGGAGCCTGAGAATTTCATCAGTGTAGCTTTTTCTTAATTGATCCCTTGCAGTCTTGTTTAAAACTGATAAATCTATTTTTCCTTCACTTCTTAATATTTCTAAGTTAGCTCTACTCGCAGCTCTTGGATCCAATTCTGTTTCTAGTGCTCTTAAATATCTTTGCTGAAAACCTTCATACCTAGAAATAAATTCATCAGATGTTCCATATACTTTATCTAAAACTGTTTTATCTATTATTTTGCTAGCAACCCCTCCGGTTAACAGAGGGTAGGTTTAAGCCATTTTTAACAAACCTTCCAACACCAGTTGTAAAATAACTATCATCTATTTTCATTTTGCTCTTCTGGAATTTCTACTATAGTTTGAGCTTCAATATATTCATCGAGCTCATAAGTACCAAGTTTTTGTTTTAATAATTTTTCTTTTTGGATTTCAATTGCTTGAACTTTATATAAAATATCAGATATTGCTTGAGCACTATCAATCTGCATTTGTCCAGCTTTTGCTTTTGCTTCTCTAGTGGCTAACAATTGATTTCTTAAATCTTTTCTTCTTTTATGAAGCTTATCTTCTAACTCTACAGCTAAGTGTAATTCTTTTCTAAGAATTGGTTCCCCACTTTCATCAATTCCAATAATATTTTCTTGAATAAAATGTTCTTTTGCTAACAGTTTTGTTTTTCTTAAGTATTGAACTTCTTGATCAACTAAGTCTCTTATCATGGAAACTTCAACTAAATTATCATAATGAACTTCAAGTTGGTCCATATATTCAGCTGTGAATTGAGAAACGATAGACATTTCAATTGGACATGGCTTTCCTTTTGGTGCAAGATTTTCTTTAAGTAATGGGCATGTTTCGGCAAAAATGCATTTAGTCGCTTCGCAGTTCATTGGTATTGAAGAAAACATTGATGTTCTTGTTTTCTGTGGACGTACGAGTTCTACAACTCTATCCTTTTCTTCTTCGGTCCAATTTTCTGGAAAGAATAAATCTGGTCTTAGTGATTCAAATTCTTTAATAAAACTTTTTTTTTGATTTATGTTTTCTAATTCACCCATTAAAATCTATCCATTCTGAGCTATAAAAGCTATCATTTTTAAAAGTCTCTATCACCAAACTGTTACAATACTGACAAAGATATTCATTTTTTATAATTATATCAGATTCTTTATCATCTATAAATTGCTCTTTATATATTAAACCCATGGTGCTATTACACCTCGGGCAGAGCATCTTACATCTCTTCCAAAAGTTTCATTAAACCTTTTTGTAATTTAATCTGGAGTTCTGCATCGTGTGTGGCATTAACGAATGTGCTTACTTCCCTCATCTCATCTGGAGATAAATAAGAAGATATTTTATATCTTGATCCCTTGCATATGTCGCAATAGATTTCTTTCTGACCCAGATAACATTCACATTTCTCAATGATATCAAAATGCTCTAGTGCACTAGCTACATCTAGCCATTTATTCTTGAATAACTTTTTTGTCTGCTCTTTATAAGCCCTAAGCTTTTGGGCATCGTTTGACAGAAGTGTTCCCATGTCTAAAGAATGTTTCATTAGTTCATTTATGCTTTTATACAAAAAATTAGCTAACTGAAAATCTCCATTTTTATCTGTATAATTCTTCCAATCATCCATCACATATCACATCTTTCCTATATAAAATATTAAGCGTATCTTCCTGATCCCCTAGGTCCCTTGTAACCGCCCCTTGAACCATCTCTATTTCTCATCATACCAGCACCACCAAACAAAGCGGCACCGGTGAGAGCTCTTGCCCCCACCTGCCTCTGCCTAAGACCTACTGCTGTTTGCCTAGCTGTTGATCCTGCTGCTGTATTTTTTGAGGCTATCTTCATTAACCTTTTCGCCCCGCGAGAACCATTATCAATATACTTTTGTGCTGATGCTGTATTATGCAGCATTGATCCAACACGCCTTGTTGCACCTGCTCTAATCCCCATAATTAATGACCGTACATTCCAGTTGGCCTACCAGGAGTTCTCCTACCTGTTCCGCTTCCTCTTCTTTTTGAAAGTCCAGACATCCCAGCAGCTCCGCCGACAACCATGCCCGCCCTCATTTTACCTGACCTTGCCAATGCTTTAGTTCCAGGGTTAGAGCCAGCCTTGCGACCAATTGCCCCTACTGCACCAAAAAAACCATGTGCCTGTCTATTTGCACCAAATGTTTTTCTTGCTGCGGACCCTGCTGCCATTCCTTGTTTAAACATTTAAAAATATCCTACTTTGCTAGTTTAGTTTTCTTAGATGGTTTAATTAAATTAAAACTAAATTTATCTTCATTGTAATCGATATTGAAAATAGTACCTTTAGGTATAGTATTTTGAACTATTATCCTAGATAGTTCAGTCTCTATTTGATCTCTTCGTATTTGTGATAAACCTCTTGCGCCCTTTACTGAATCAATACCCTTATCAATCAAAGCATTGATTACATTGCTATTGTATTCTGCTGAAAAACCTTTTTTAATTAATTTATTTAAAACTACTCTCATTTCTAGTTCTGCTATTTTTTCACAATCTTGTCTTGACAAATGATTAAAAACTATTATTTTATCTAATCTATTAATCATTTCTGGTTTAAAGTATTTTCTTATTGCATCCATTGTATGTTTTTCTACAATATGTTTGGGTGGTAATGCGGTTGTAGAATTAAGATAATGAACATTTTTATTAAAACCAGTTCCACTTCCAATTAAATGATCCACAGTTTTATCGTTTCCTAAATTTGTTGTAAGAATAATAATTGTTCCTCTAAAGTCAACCTTATTTCCTTTTGCGTCTGTTACAACGCCTTCGTCAAATATCGTCAAAAATGTATTCCAAATATCAGGGTGAGCTTTTTCTACCTCATCAATAAGAACTACCGAATTTGGATTCTTCTGAATCTGGTTAACTAATTGCCCACCTTCATCATGGCCTACATATCCTGGCGGAGAACCAATCAGCTTAGCACCTTCGTGCTTTTGTTGATACTCGCCACAATCAATTCTTACCATTGGCGTATCTGAACTGAATAAAAAATCATGCAGTGTTTTTGCAAGATGTGTTTTACCCACTCCAGATGAACCAGATAATAAGAATACACCCAATGGCCTATTGACATCATTCATATCAGCCTGAGATCTCAATAGTGCTTGACACACTGCTTGTATAGCTTCATCTTGGCCAATAATATTATTTTTTAAATAATGTTCTAAAGAAATAAACTTTTGTTTTGAAACTTTCTTTATTTGTTTTTGTTTATTACCTTTACCTAAAGGTTTTTGTCCATATCTTGATATTATATTTTTTATTTCATCAAAATTTTTATCAAGCTCAACTTCTGGCTCTAATGGCGACGATGCATATGCGATTGCAATCCAATAATCTATATCTAGACCTGGATTAAGCATTACACATCCGGTATATAATGCTTCTATACATCTTTCGGCATTAGACCTAGTCATCATTCCTAGTGCGGCTGAGATATCTGTCTTTAAATTAAAAATAACATGTTGAAGAATTTTTCTTCTTCTATCTTTTTCTGTTTTTACTGTTATCTGAGAAACGAATTCATCAATTTCTTCCGGTTCCAAGACTTTGTATTTTACATATACATTTAAATCTGGAACGTATATTTGATATATCTTCATACGTTCTCCCAACCATTTTTAAAAATAAAGATTCTATATATACTATATATTATAATAATATATATATATAGTAATATTATATATATAGATATATATAAAGGGGTAGGGGGTAGGGGGTAAATTCCCAGTCTACTAAACTTTTTATGCTTTGTCAAATTCACTTTGAATATTTTTCAACCGAAGGACAATCTTCCATGCATGGTCCGCAGAAAGACCAAAATCTTACTAAATCATCAACAGTATTAATTTTTTTTTCAAGTAAAAACTTTGCTCGATAAAAATCTTCTTTTTTTGTCATATTGTGTCGCATTGATATTCCGTTCTATGTATACTTGCCTAGAGCAATTATACCATCCATCAAACACAGGAGACTATATGGAAAACACCTTAATCGACTATAAAAAAGAAATTGATGAAAAAATTGTATACATTAAAAAATTGGTTAAGTTAAAAGAAAAAGTACGTTTTGTGCAACTTGGCGCAGATGTACAATCTAGGGTAGAATATAAGTACATAGAAAAGCAAGTTGATAAAAAAATTGCTGAAACAAAAAAAATAGCCAATGAACTTATTCTTAAACAAAAAAGAAATCAAAAAGGACAATAAAAAAAATGGCAAATGAATCCAAGGGGCTAGAGCTAGCAATAGCACAACTTGAAAGACAATTTGGATCAGGCTCTATTATGAAGCTTGGTAATTTTACGACTCAACCTTGGCCGTCAGTTCCTACTGGTGCTCCGACTCTAGATAGAATTTTAGGTAATGGCGGTTTACCTCGTGGCAGAATAGTAGAAATATACGGTCCAGAATCATCTGGCAAATCGACTGTAGCTTTGTCAGTTATTGCTGAAGCACAGAAGATTGGTTTAAAATGTGCCTATATAGATGCAGAACATGCTCTAGATCCAATATACATGCAATCTCTTGGGGTAGATCTCGATGCATTGCTTTTATCTCAGCCCGATTATGGCGAACAAGCACTAGAAATTGTAGACAAGTTAGTTAGAACAGGTGAAATTGGAGTAATCGTTATAGATTCAGTTGCTGCTCTTATTCCTAAGGCAGAGCTGGAGGGGGAGATGGAAGCCTCTCAGATGGGTCTACAAGCTCGTCTAATGGCCAAAGCGATGAGAAAGCTAGTTGCACTAGCCTCGGAAAATAAAACGCTCCTATTGTTCATAAACCAACTTAGAAGTAAAATTGGTATTATGTTTGGAAATCCAGAAACAACTCCAGGTGGAATGGCCCTAAAATATGCAGCTTCTGTAAGAATAGATCTTCGCAAGAAAGAAGACATTAAAGATAAAGAAGGTGTGTCTATTGGAATTAAAGTAAAAGCTAAAGTTATTAAAAATAAAATGGCTCCTCCATTAAAAATGGTAGAATTTGATATACTTTACGGTAAGGGAGTTGACCAATACGGATGCCTATTTGACATAGGTATTGAGAAACAAATATTTACACAAAAAGGCGCATGGGTTTACTATAAAGATGAAAACTTTGCTCAAGGTAGAGATAATGCAATTGAAAAACTTAAATCAAGAGAAGACATCATTGATCAAATAAGATTATGAACCCAGTATTGAATCCAGCTGTTTGCGAAGAATGTTCTTTTCCACCTAATTTTGCTGTTAATTGCATTTCAAAAAAAACAGATGAAGTTCAAGTTTTTACAATTAAATGTAGAGATTGCGGAGATCAATGGAAGGAGCAATTAAATTAATATGAATATGTTTGAAGAGTCTTTTAGAAAAAATCCAAATATAGAGCAAATCGCACCAAAACTTTTTATTTATAGAAATTTCATAAATGGTGATTTATTAGAAAAAATAAATTCTATCTTAGTAAAACAAATAGATACCCCGTCAGTTACCCATAATGTTGATTGGTATAACGATAGATTCACAACTCTTATTCCAGAAATGCACGAAGTATGGGAACTTGCCTCTGAATTAATTTATCCAGAACTAGCGATGCACCCGCAACTTTGCCTATTGAGGGCTAAAGTTGGAGATGATGGGATGTATCATCACGCTGATGCACCTGGTGCGCCACACGAAGATTGTGGCCCAATTTGTGGCACGTGTGAGATAGCAAAAAGTGTTTTGATATCCCCAGACAGATGGGACACTTGCTGTAGACTTCACTATGGATTGATAGTATATTTTGGTGACTTTGAGGGTGGAGAAGTATATTATCCAAATTTTAATTCAAAAGCAGAGTATATTGGTGATTTTACCTCATTTGAAAATGATGATGAGTTGCGCGTTAAACCAAATAATGGAGATTTAATAATTCACGGTTCACATAGAGATTATTGTCATGGAACAAAAGAAATTACAAGTGGAGTACGCTTTGCTTTTTCTAACTTTGTAATACCAGCACATACTAATCCTGGAACTTTTTATAACTATAAAACAAAAGAATATTATGATCAAATAGAGTTTATAAAACAAGACCCAGATAGTAGATGGTCAACTTGGTTTGAAACGATTAATGGATATGCTTGGGAAGAACCACCAGCGGTGTTAGAAGATAAGAAAAATGGCATAACAGGCATTAGGTATAGAGATCTATAATATTTATTATGTTATATTATTATAATAATTTAATTTATTTAAAAAAGTTTTAGATTTATGAAATTACATTGGATGAGCGTTCATGACGACAGTAGCATAGATAGTTTAAGAGAAAATTCAAAAATATTAAATGAATGCAATTATTATTCAAATTTATTAGTTTATCATTCAACAAATAATGACTATTGGATAAAGTGCGCAAATGTTTTAGATTTAAATCATAAATTTAAATATCTTTTAGCAATCAGGACTTATTCTATAAGTCCAGAATATTTTGTAATGATGTATAAATCGTTTAATGAAATTCAAAAAAATAGAATAATGTTTAATATAGTTTCTGGAGATATCCATGATGGTGAATTTTCGATAAATGATCTTGTTACCGGACAAGATAATTTTAACACAGTAGAGAAAAGAGTTGCTTATACAGATAAGTGGATGCAAAAAACTTTATCTATTTTAAATAGACAAAAACAAGAAATACCAGAAATAGTCATGTCTGGCATTTCGGATGAAACACTAAATTCTTCTGCAAAATTTGCTAACTATAATTTAGCTATGATGTCTGAATATATAGAGTCACCAAAAAAGTTTGAAAAAAATAAAAATAGAATGATCGCAGCTGCTGTAGTCATAAGAGATTCTTATGACGATGCAGAGCGTGTTGTTGATCAAATTGACCAAAAGCATCAAAAAAAATGGACAATTTTTGGAACAGAAGAACAAGTTATAGAAAAAATAAAATATTTAGAGAGTATTGGAGTTACAGATTTAATGATACGAACTCATAGAAATGATGATCAATACAATTTAATACACACCTTAGCAAAAAAGAACCATGGAGTAATTTAATAAAATGAAAAAAATATACTTAATTGGAGACTGTCATTTATCTAGAGTTTCTGAACATTATGAAGAAGATAACAACCAAGTTGACATGACTTTTTGGGGCAAGGCAGCAAAGAAAATTTGGGATCTAGATTTTCAAGAAATGTATAAAGAGGATGAATTGTCTTCTGGCAAAGAGTCACAAAAATTTCAAAATGATGGTGTTATTCCATTTTCTGAAATAAAAGATGATGGAATATTATTTTCTTGGTTTGGATATGTAGATGTAAGAACATTCTTATCAGCATATGATAACGCAGAAACTGTGGCAAGAAAGTATATAGACCAATTAAAACAAAATTTTAATAATTCAAAAATAGTGATAATAGAACCACTCCCGCAGTTTACGGAGATGCTATTAAAGTATGAAGGGATCAGCCCATCTTATACCTATGAGCAAAGATTGGAGCAGAATAGAAAGTTCTTAGACTCCATGCATGTGCATGCGCGTGAGGCTGGAATAACAGACTTTATTCTTCAATCGGAGATACTGGATTCATTAGGTGTATCTAAGTTAATTCCTGAAATGACACATGATAAAGCTCCTCATCCAGTAGATGGCCTTCAAGACAAATATAATAAAAAAATATTAGATCTATTTATAAAAAAGGCATTAGAATTATAAATGATTAAGTTAACTAAAGATATTTTATTATTTACAGATTTATTTGAAGATTTAGATAAAATATTTTTAAATTTAACAGAACTAGACTGGAAAATGTGGGGTCGAAATAACAATGATCCAAACTACAGAATTGGCGAAACAGGCACAATAGACGATAACGAGTATTTATCTACTCAGATAAAATCTGCTACTCAAAAATGCCTAGATGATTATATGCTAAATTTGGGTATAGATAAAAATTTATATTATCATTACCAACATGGTCTATATGTAAGAAAATGGGATTTTCCAATGGCCGGCATGAGTGCTCATAGAGATTACACTTATGATGATCAAGGTGGAATCAAAAAAGTTGCATATACAATATGCGGTTACCTTAATGATGATTATGAAGGTGGATTAATAGAATTTCCGGAACACGATCTTTCGATTAAACCGCCGGCTGGATCCGCAATTGTTTTTAACTCAAATGAATTACATCTGGTAACAGACTTAAAAGATAAACACAGATACATGTGGTCTTGCTTTGTTTATAACAAATAATCGACTCATGCTAATCCTTTGATCCCCCGCCCCAAATCCGCGGCGAATTATTTTTTTTATTTTTAATAATTTGTAGTATTATGATACTATAAGGGGATGGAAGAAAAATACTTATGGATACTTTTAGGGCTTATATTTGGAGTTACTATTAGACTTATGAATGAACACATCTTTAGAAAGATTCTATCCTTTTTTATGACCTCTAGAGATCCGCACTATGACGAGTCTGGCCTCTGTTCATTTGCAGTTGGTGAATCTGAAGAGTTAACCAAGTTTATCACCATTCATGGAGACGCAAAAGGTAATCTTATATTCTCTGCTTTTGAACCAGAAGAATGGGAGATGATGGTTGGTATGTGTGAAATTACCGGTAAAGACATTTCTCAGTTTATTGAAGAAATCCAAGAGGATAATAAATCAAGAATGCTAGTAGTAGATCCAACTAAATTTACAGATGATGATGAGGATCCATTCGGAATGTTCTAGTAAGATATAAAAAGATATATAAAAAAAGACCCCTATCCATTCGGAGAAGGGTCTTTTTTAATTTATATAGGTTTTTAGAAGTCTGAGCTATATTCGTAGTTATCCATATCATAATTATCGTAATTTACTCCAACTTGGGCTGAAGCGCCATAATAAGTCTTTACACTAAGAGCATCCTCAAATTCATCTTCAACCCACTGTAGACAGTCTGGACAACGTAGATTATCATCATACATTCCCTCTGATACCACTATCTCTGATGAACAGTATGGGCAATCTATAAAGCTTGACATATTCTTATCTTCCCTTCGCCTTATTAGGCATTGTTGTTATGGATGTTTATTCTTCTTATTATATAACAGCTCAATCATAATACACATTTGTATAGATCAAAACAACTCCTGATCAAACTTTTTTTCTGCGGGCCAATTCTTATTCTCAACCTGTATAAACATATATAAAATTCCTATAAGCCTAAAAAATAGGTAAAAAATATAAGGGGGTAATAGTGAGTATATGTTGTGCTTCATAAGTTTTAACGAGGCCACCCCTGTATACCCCATCGCTCCTCTGTTTACAAGAGCTAACCGTTGACAATGAGGTTATAAAACACAATGTAAGTCTGACACTACATAGGCGAAGGTGATATGGATGCACCTACCAATACATCCCACTACATGTTCCTTAAGGAGGAGACATGTTTACATCAATCATTGAGTGGTTAGTATTCCTTACAGTAGTAGGCAGTATCGCAGCATCTGTAGGCCTGATGGTCTATGGTGTGTATGTGGTCGTGTCAGATATAAGTACTGTTAATGCAGTGCTGGTCTTGACAGGGCTATTTGGTACAGTGTTCTCACTGCTTGCGCCATTTATATTCAATGGTGTTATCCCAGCTAATAACTGGGGATTAATGGTTGGTTTTAGCTGCTGGTTGGTAGCTCTTCCTGCCTTTATAATACTGGGTGCTTGGGCTATAGAGCGCAAGTAATCAGTTAATCAACTAAGAAGGCTCTTCCATGGTAGTGCATGGGAGAGCTTTCTTTTTTATGGCTAGGTATAAGACATCTAGCTATGTCTCATCAGATCGACATTAACTGTCTGTGACCCCAGCGTAGGTAGTGGCTGGACAACACACTGCTATGGAGACACGCGTGCCATATATAACAGCGTGTAATAAGGAGGTAGCTTATCGCTGCTATAACACAAGGTAAGACAGTTACATTCAAGCAAGTTGATGATATCATCAATTCTGCCGCTAAGGAATACCGGGTTTACCACTACAATGGTGGACAGGTCTTCATCCGTTTAAGCGCGTTGGATAATATGATGATGGTTATCGACCATTCAACAGTAGACATTACAGTTGAGTTGTTTGACGGAACTGCATACTTGGCTGCATATGCCAATAACAACACTGAATACAGCAACCGTTTTATTGCTGCGCCATCACAATTGGCTGTGTTGTTTGCTTAAGTAAGTAATAAAGAAAGATACCCTGGGGTCTTCGGACCCTGGGGTTCTTTTTTTATGACTAGGACAAAGGTCTTATGTCAATACTCTCTAGGAGGGGAGTAGATATGAATATGAAAGACAAACTAATAATGGCAATAATTGCAGTATTATCAGTGCTTGCAATTGTTAGCTTTGTAGATGCAAGTAACAACCCAGTATCCTGCCAAGTTGACAGTTTGGTAGCGACATATGGAGATACCTATTGGACATTGAGCAGTGATGCTGGTTGTGTTGGTGGGTATGATAAGCAAAGTAGGGTTGGGCAGATAATTGATCTTAATGGAGGTTCTGCGGATCTCCGTCATGGTCAATTGGTAATATTCCCAACTAAGTAAATTAAGTAAGTAAACCCAAAAAGAATTCCCCGAGCTGGTACCCTCTGCCAGCTTGGGGTTTTCTTTTTATGACTAGAGCTCAGGCTTTAGTCGGGCTATAAGCGTTACGCCCTGAAAGTAATGCACCGGTCGTTGGCTACCGTAAAGCTAACACCTGTTGCGCAATTTGGGACTTTCTCTCCCAAAAAAACAGGAGGAATACTAATGATTACAATGATCATTATCGCAACACTCATGGTTGTGGCTGCAGTTGCAGTTACAGTCTGCGTGATGCAGCAAAAGGCAATCGTTCTGATCAATCAGATCAAGAACCTCATCGTTCAATTGAGCGAAGAGAAAGCAAAAGCAGCCAAGGTTCTTTCCGAAAAGGAACAAGAACTGAGGGAAGCCAAGGATACAGCACGCCGTCATTTAAATGATTGGAATGCTCTCTACTTGGAGAAAAGGGCAGCTGAAGCCAAAAAGGCAGAAGCAGCAAAGAAGACAGAAGCGAAAGCTACTGTAAAGAAGACCAAAACAACCAAATAAGACAAATTAGGGAAAGTCCTAATTGCGCAACAACAAAAGATGCCCTGGGGGTTAACACCCCTGGGGTTTTCTTTTTATACCTAGAACATAGGTCCTTATAATAAGTGAAGGGAGGTGAAATAGAAATGGAAAACGCTAGGAATGGCATATTCCCACATAAGTGTGGATGGCCATCCTGTGAGTTTGTAGTGGAATTGGACGATGAGCCCAATTGCTTTACTCATTCACCAGACAGCGGCAGTTCCGAGGTCGGCTACTCTGCAAGGAGAGATGCTGAACGCGGAATCGTACGGTTCTGATGGGATGGCAGCCAACTGACTAAGAGTCGGGGCAGATGAATAGTGCCTGGCAACAGAAACTATCATGAAAGAATAATCTCAGGGGTTAGCATCCCTGAGATTTTCTTTTTATGACTAGGGAAAAGGTCTCTAGTCTGGTTAGCAGACCATAATCTGTTTAGCCGTAGCTGTACATACGGTGCCAGCGTGATGGGCGCATCCCATCTTTATGATTTCTTAAGGAGGAATCATGTTCGGCATCATATTGCTACAAAACTGGTTGACTTTTGCGATATTCGCAATTTTGATATCAGTCTCGGTAATGATCATTATCGAGGAAACAAAAGGTAAAGGTATCATTAACACTATCCTATACACTTTAGGATTTGTGTCACTGTTGTCTTTATGGCCTGTATTTAATATCTATACAGCCATACCTATCACAAACGATAATAATTTATTATTTATAATAGCTTTATTTACAACATATTTTGCTCTGGTATTTGCTGGAACAGAGTTGATGGATAAAGCTACAAAATAATAAAAAACTAGAATACTTTAGTTGTACAGAGCTAAAGTTTTCTTACCAAACTAAGAAGTCCTTGGGGTTAGCATCCCAGGGATTTCTTTTTTATGCCTAGTGGATAGGTCACTAGGTAGGCAATCTTATTATGCCTACAAATAATAAGAGGAAGGGGAGCCTCATCGTGTCTGACACCTTGAAGCGCTTTCCTACCCTGACCTTACAATGCGCAGACACAATCTGCTTCATTTGTAAGACAGAAACCAAAGTCAATGGGGATACCAACCCCTATGACCTTGGTTTTGCCAGGGTAGGTGGCAACTCCGCCAACGGGTACGAGATCTATCACATCTCGTGCTGCAACGGCTGAGTTAGCCTAATACTGGCCACCTGTGCCTGTCTCATAACTGGGGGACATTAAACTACTCAGTGAGAGGGTAGCCCAAAGCATTAGCTAGGGCTACCCTCTTTTTATATGACTAGGAGAAAGGCTTCTGGTTAAACCAAACATACAACAAAGGAGAAACCATGCGTACATCACCACGCTGTGTTGGTATAGTAAAACCAACAAGTAGGCGAGTGTTAAAGAAGGGGTTGGAGAGGTATCCTCAGATAAAGGGGGATGTAACTCAACAACGGTGCTTAAAAAGTATCAACTGCCCACACCACAGGGTTGCTAATGCTAGAATTATGGAGCTTCCATTAGAAGAACCATATGTAGAGCTAACAAGAGAGCAAATAAGGCAATTGATTAACATCGGTTACATGGCTGAAACAGGCCGTCCATACTACTTATAGACCATAGGTCAAAGGAGAATAACAATGAAATCATTAAAGCGTTTATTAATAATCTCTACTGTTGCAATTTCTTTTATTGGGGTCAATGAAAGTTCTGCTTCAGCTAGAAATAACAAATGTGTAAAAGTTGGCACATTTAAAACGGCAGTAAAAGTTAAGTACGAATGCAAGAGATTGACCACAGGTCTCAGATGGGTAAAGGTACAAACAAAAGTTGTACCAACAACACCTGCTGAAGTTATAATACCAATACCAACTGATTGGTCAAATATTGAAAAGTATGCACAAAACATACCATACGCAGCATGGAAGGCAAGTGTTGGCGCGATCACCACTGGTATGCCTCAGATGCCAACAGTGAATATCATTAATGGACCAAATGCCCTTATAGCTTATTCAACTCCGGAAGTTAAGATTAATTTAACATCACGTTTATTTTCATCTGCAAAGCAACTTTCGCAGGTAAATATTATGCGTTTTGGGTATGATGATATTGGATGGGCTAATTCAAAGTGGTTAGAGCAATTTAATGGCCAAGATAATTCTGTTCCAAGAGAAATATTCGATACGTGTAAAACTACCACGACATGTTGGGGTGGCATTTCGCGCAATACCAAAAGTGGAATAGCTTGGTTTGCTTTGGCAACAATGAAAGATAATCTATCTGAACCTAAACTTGTAAACGGGACTAACTACGCGCACTCATATGCTCATGCAATCCAATACGCAGCACTGTCTGAAATACCAGCACAAAGACTGCCAAGATGGTTGCTTGAAGGAGTTGCTACTTATTCACAAGCTGCTGTTGAAGGCATGGTAAGTTTTGATTTATACAAGTCTGAACGCACAAGAGAAACAGGAGGATTAAATAACTCTCTTGAATGGCTTGAATCATTTCTTGCCCCAACAGGCAATGATTGGTCTCATTGGAACAAATATACTGGTAATGATTCTTGGAGAGTTTATGATGTTGGTTTTATGGCAACCGAAGCGTTAGTAGCCCTCAGAGGACCAAACACTGTAATGAGTTTGTATACAAAAGTAGGAAGTGGTCAAACTTTTGATCAAGCGTTTAATGAGCTATATGGAATCTCTTGGGCTGAAGCTCACAAGATAATTGCTCGTGTAATTTCCTTACAAATTAACAAATAATCTTATTAAAGAATAGAGGGTCCTTCGGGGCCCTTTTTTCTTTATGACTAGTGGATAGGCCACTAGTCTTTAGTTAAGGAGAAGAGTAATGAAAGAAATGGAATGGTGTGGATGCATGGATGTGCGTTCATGGAAAGATGGCTTTGCTGATATTTTTAGCAGAGAGTTAGTAGAAGGTAAAAGAAAAGGTGAGTTGTATGAATTGTTTGAAGTTAAAAGCTTTGAAGAATTTAAGGATGAGTTAAGTGATATTGCATGGGGTGTAGGACGTATTGTTGGTGGTTTGGTTGGTAAGCCATATGTACGGATTATTGGTGATGCAATACATTACAATAAGGTTGTTTCTCGTATGAATGAATATGGTTGTATGAGGAGCAAGCGATTTCTTATTAAGGGTGAATGTCCTAATAAGTGATTTAAGTTAATTAGTAAATAATTGACGGGGTATGCCCCTAGGGTCGTTTGATCCTAGGGGTATATTTTTTATGCCTAGTGGAATGGCCGCAGGTTATAGATTATAGGAGAAGAGAAATGAAAGAGAAAGCAATTATAGTTGATATTGATGGTACTTTGTTTGAAGAGGTGCCAGGTTGGACAATGGAGACTGATGCATGGTGGGTGGAAGAAACACTTAAGATGCGTGAGTTGAAAGTTGGAATTGGATTAATTAAAGTATTTAAGGAAATGGGATTTAAGTTGGTTTTCTTGACAGCAAGAGGACAAAGCTGCAAGAAGAATACTTTGATTAAGTTTAAGGAAGCTGGTATTGATAACTTGGTAGATTCGATGTGGCACAGGCCAGTTAAGTGGAATGGCGTGGCACCAGTTGAATATAAGAAGTTCATGATGCAACGGATTATGAAAAAGTATGATGTTGTGTTTGCTATGGATGATAGCGACAAGAACTTGGAAATGTTTAAGGGATTGGGTATCAAGGTATTTGATGCAAAGAGGTGGTGGTGAGGTTATTGATAAACCTCAGACCAAAGAAACTAGGGTCCTTCGAGGCCCTTTTTTCTTTATGACTAGGACACAAGTCTTAAGTCTGTCTATTGGTAGACATAAACTTCATGACCCCACTATTGGTAGTAGGTGGCAAATCATACTACCAGGGCACAGCCTTCACTGTGACTAATAAAGGAGAATAAATTGGAAATGAACGAAGAGCCCAAAGCAATGCCAAAGTGGTTGGGTAAATTCCCAGCCTACATCAAACAATTGTGGTTGGATTCAAACAAAATTGAACCCACACCACCAGTGGAACCATCACTGCCAGCAGAAGGCGAATTTCGTTTTCTGTTGATTCCACAAAATGACACAAGCAACTCCGAGGCGGTACCGATGTTGGTGCTCATCCAGAAAGTACTTCAAGATGGGTACTTCCAGGTAATGCTTACTCATTGTGAAGATGCAATGCAAACATACTCTGATCTTTACGTCACTAGTGGCGAAACAGGTTTGGGGTATGGTGTTTTCATTAGCACCGCAATACAAAATCAAGCTAACGTGAATTGCTTGAGCGAAACTGCAGTTGGTAAGTTGATTCCTTCAATGGTACGAGCTAGGGGTACATACAATTTTGGACCTAATGATGAGTGGCGCAGAGGACGTCGCTTTTCTTCAGATCGATTTGTTGCACAACTAGATCCACGTTGGAAGTTCGTTAATGAACAACTTACTGCAATGCAATACCTACTGGGCGCATATGAAGATGAAGGCGATACTCGTGACTCTGAATTGAGCGCAAAACACCAAGCAGAAGACATGAAATCGTTTTACCAAGTTGACCGTGACAATGGTGAACTTCTTCCATCGCAGAAAAACAACTAAGTAAGTAATAGGTCTGATTGGATCGACCTTAACTGTCCATGAACCAACCGTTAACCAAGAGGTTGTAATTCACATGGTTATTTAATCACAAACAAAAGGAGAAGGATAATGTCAGATAACAAAAACAAATTCCAGTCAAGGCTGGATGCAATCTCAAAGGTTGCAATTGTTTTACATGCCTTTGGCACATGGTATGAACTACAAATTGAATCCAGTGACAAAAATCGGTTGACTGATGGGGCACTGAAGTATACACAGCATGTTAGCTTGTTCCCAAGCAGCAGAACATTGTATTCTTTTGTTGGTGTTTCAGAAGATGGTGCAATTGTCAATGGTTTCATGCATGATGGAACAAGCAACGACAATGGTGGTTATGGCAGTGATTCGTTTGAATTGACGATGAAAGATGGATCACACAAAGTCATAACAGGACCATGGAGCTCAAGACCAGGAGTTCATACTGTTAACAGCGGTATTCAATACACTGAAGTTAGAGTTGGTTATGGTATGTATGGATTCTCAAGGGAATTCATTGAAGCCATAATTGATCGATTTAACCTCGATGTAAATCTTGACTCAGTAACTTTGGAAGACAAAGAAATTAATCTGAAAGTAACACCTAAGTAAGTAGCAGCGGTGAGCCTGGAGTTAGGTTTCAGGCTAAGGAAATTAGGGTCCTTCGGGGCCCTTTTTTCTTTATGACTAGGAATAAGGTTCCAAGTCCGTCTGATTGGATCGACGTAAAATGTCCATGACCCCTGGTTATTGGTTACCCAGGACAACTACGTAACCAGAGAGACACTATCTCTCTATAATAAAAAGTGTAATAAGGAGGAATGTTATCAAAGAGCAAATCAACAAAATCAACCAGGTCACTGATGGTGACAAGGTCAAGTGCGAGCCGTGCTTTGGCACAGGTAAGTACATGAGCAAAACCGTCATCGATGGAACATGTTTCCGTTGCAAAGGCACTGGTTCAGAAAAAGCAATGTCAATCAAGCAATACAATTTCATCAAGGAATTGTTCATGGCATTGGTGAAAATGAACATCATTGTGAAAGAGAACAATGAATGGCATGAAATGGTTAACACCATGAACCAACACAAGGATGGAATTACATTGCGGTCATCCAAGTGGGCATCAGACAAGATTGAGGAATACAAGGCTCGCAAGAACCGTGTCCTCAAACCTAAGAGGCCAGTGTATTCAGTTACCCACTGTGGAATTTGAGCAGTGGGATGAACCACAGTGGGTAACTGAAGAATGGAAAGCTGGAGAAGATGCAGAGGCTGACATATACTAGCACCGCCAGGTGTATAGGTAGTCATCAAGTCAAAGAAGAGGGGGTCCTTCGGGGCCCTCTTTTCTTTTATGCCTAGGACACAGGTCTCAGGCTAACACTCTCTAGGAGGGGAGTAATCATGAAGAATAAACCAACAACAAACAAGGAGGAAACGGTGTATAAAGACACTGTCTACGCAAAACTGAGAAGGGCACTTTACAATGTCATTCTCGAAGGTAAATTCATGCAAGAAACTCAATGGGACGAGAATGGACGATGCCACATGGTTCAGACATTTGGTGACCGTGGAATTATTGCAACAATGCAACGAAAAGCAAATAACAAAGGATGGGTTGTATTCTTTACTTTGTGCATGTACAAGCACGAGCAAAATCACATTCCATTCATGCGTGATTTGAAAGTTAGATTGACTATCAATGAAACTCCATCTGGAGTAAGATTATTGTGGTTTGTTAATGGTAAGCCACAATGGATGGTAGAAAGTAGTCAAATGGCTTTCTCAAATAAATTCCATCATACTGGACATATAGTTCAAGAAGTTATTAATCAGATCAAGAGTATATATTCTCCTGAAGATTTTATACCGATCTTGAAGTACATGCAAAATCCAACATGCAAAGAGTATACTTTGTATGGCCTTAACCAAAGGTGGATGAAAAAGTTATCAGGTGGAACAAACCCTAGGCAAATCTTGAATAAAATCTATGGCAAAGATGGGCAGGATGGGTTGAGCAGAAATGCTTTTGGTTCAAATATTGGCAAAAAGAGTTTTGCTACATTTGCTATAGCAGCTGAGCTAGTGCGATATTTGAAATCATTTCCTACATCATTCTTTGATAAAATCATTCTTGATGACTTTGCAGTACAAGATATTGCATACTTGGGGATGATGTATCAAGATGTAACTTACATCCAATATTTCATTAAGTACTTTAATCACAGTAAAATCCAACAAGATTTTATTAATGCGATTAATAACTTTGAAATGTATCCACATTCTGATTATGACATTTCAGATGCTACAGAACGTTTCTTTAGGATGAGCATTTGGCAGGAAGCACGTGATACCGGCAGGATGTTCAAGGAAATAAAGAACAGAGCTGTTCGGAGAAACATCATTGCACTTAAAGGCACGGTTCAAGAAACCCATGACCTTGTCACTATCGAGAATGCAAAGCTAGCTCGAGAAGATAAGCAAATCAAATACAGTGATAAGAGCCTTATCCTGGATGGTCAACAGATAACAGATAATATTATTTCTGTTCTTCCGAAGACAACGTTTGATTTAATATTATGGGGTTCACAACAGCACAACTGCATAGGTAGCTATGGAGATCGTGTTGCTCGTGGCACAGGTGCGATTGTTGTTGGATTCAAAGATGTGACAACAGATACTTGGGTCGGCCATGCTGAACTCAATAACTATTTCAACAGCTTTGGAAGTTCTTGGACAATCATGCAGTTGAGGGGCAAATATAACTCAAACCTTGATGAGTCAGATGAAACTACTATTCGTTTGTTTCTGGACAACATACTCAATGCTTGGAATGAAGAGTTAGTATTGCCATAAAGTTTTACCTCAGGTAAATAAGAGAGAAGGGTCCTTCGGGACTCTTTTCTTTTATGCCTAGTTCACAGGTCTCAGATCACTGAGGTCGCTAGGCAAGTAATACAAACCAATAAACCCTTAAGGAGGGAATATGGAAGACCAACCGGTCAAACCGCCCGATGCAGCGGCCAATGCATCAACAAAGGAGAAGAAGATGCCAAAAGGTATCATCACTTTCCTGAAGGGGCGCTTTCGCGTTCTGACAAATAATCCAACTCCGAAAGAGGAGCAGGCATACAATTTGTCTCAGGAAACCAATAAGCCAGTCCCGTTTGGACGGATCAAGACTGTTACTGGATACAATTATGTCCAGGACGTCTACGCTGTTCAGACTGGTGACTTCACCTACTCCTTGTTGGAGAACAAACTTACTAAGCGGGGAATTAAGTTCCGTTTAGGAGTCGTCTCTAACAAGGATCTATCAGAGCTCGTAATCAAACACGAACTGTTCAGTCTTAATGACATGATCAGTAAGTGCAGGTTCGCATGGGCTAACGCATCATACACCTTCTTCCTGGAGGTTCAAGACAGTAAAGAAGCATCAAGCTTTGATCTGTCTGATCTTGGGTTGGAGGTCTATGACTTCAAGAAGACCAGCAAACGTTTGCAGGAAGTGACTCGTATCACTCAAATGCATTCGTCTGGTCCGATTGGCAAACTTGATTATCGCATGTTGGAAGATCTTCCTGGTGAAGAACTTGCATATGATGGTCCAGTATTTGTCAGCGACTCATTTGCAGTGCGTTCTTGCTTTAGTATGACTGATGGTCCTGCTAAGAACAAGCACATTGCAATGATCAATCGCGGTAAGATCGGTCCAATGATTGGTCGTATTCTGATGGATCAAGGTGAAGTTAAGGGCCTTGTCCACGTTGTTCCACGACAACAGCTAGGTGCGGATGTGGTTTTCCACAAATCTGCTCTGAAGCGAGAGTTAAAGACTGACGATGGACGTTGGCACTATACTGCCTTCAAACACAAGAACCTCCACACTGCTATGTGGGATATGCAAACTATGTTCAATAACCATACCTGGTTAATGACCAAAGAGCAATTCACACTGGACATGGAGTCTGTTATCACTGACTTTAACAAGTCTGTTGAGAATGGACAGCTTCCTGACTGGATTATCCACCAGGAAACTGACGGGCACAAGGATGACTCAGCTCCACAAGTAGAGCATGTGACATCTGGCTGGAAGAAGAGTTACATCCGCTGGCAACAAGCTGGTTTGGATGTAACTGCATCTAGCAACCTCGTCTACATGGCTTTCGGATCATTGCTGAACCAAATGCGTTCTGCTTTGAAACGAAACACGTGGTGGGTTCCCATCTCTAATGCCTTTACGGCGACAGTAACCACCTTCGATGCTTTGGAGGTCATGGGTAACTTTGAGCTGCCTCAGCACAAACGAGACATGGTGTTCTTTGATGAACGCTTTGGCTGTATTGTGCCGACTAAGCGGTTCATTGAGACTGCTGACCTTCATGACACGTGGGATCAGGACGGTGACCAAGCTAAGTTCATCCGCATTAAACTGTGGAGTTCTTCGCTTGTTATGAGCCTTGATGGATACAACCATCCGGAACTCAGGGAAACATATGTCATTCCTGCTGATTTGGTAGTGCCAAGCACTCCTGAAGAGGCAATTGATATGTGTGTCGTTATCCGTTCACCAAACGGTCCTGGCGGTTACTCTATCGAACGGTTTGATGCTGAAACGATGCCATGGCTTCGTGTAGCGGAAGATCGTGTACAGGTAATTGATCTGGCCAAAGCACCAGCTGCAATGAGCACTTTGCTCGTTACAACTGAATGCGGTCAGATTAATAGCTCCACTACCTACAGCAAGGAATTGTTCAACCGGGATCATGCTCTTAATATGATCTTGGCACAGATGAATAACCCTGGTGTTGGTAGGTACGCTAATCTCATTATGGTTTGGGCTGCAACATTTGGTCCAAGCTATCCTGATAAGTTGCCTGCAATTGGTAACGATGTCATTGACTGTGTTCAACAGACCGCAGACCTTGGTTCATTTGTTCAATTGCAAAGTGACTACTCAGAAATGGCTGAAAGCATTGCTCAGGCGATCATTGACAGCGGTTGTGGTATTGACCGTTATGTTCTTGAGACCCGGTTCCCTGCACTCAGCGATGAGACACGCCAAATGCTGGTAGATATTGCAGTAGACGGTCAGTTTACTGAGATGTACAACGCATACAATCAAACTATTACAAAGGTGCAAAATATCGCATCCAAGGGTAGCTTTGATCTGCGTTTGACATCTGACACTCGTAACAAAGTGTACAATGCAATTCCAGCTATGAGGGAGTCAACCTCTGTTTGGTGCCGTGGCATCTGGTCAAAGTATGAACGTGAACTCTCAAGGGTTGACGGTAAGTACTCTGAACTGTCCAAGAATACCAATCGCTTTGTAAAGATGTCTGCTGTTGCACAACGCACAGAAGAAATCTCTACCATCATTGGTGCACTGTTGGATGAAGTCAAGGCAACATCACATCCTGAGCTCTATGCTCTTGCTATCTACCGTTGGATCATTGATCCGGAACTGACTCGCAGTAAGTATGGCGTGTCTGACCGTATCATCTTCCAGAACGGAATAGACGGACAAGAGACCATCATGGATCTCATTATCACAGCAATCAAGGACCTGAAGTAATAGGTTCTTCCGAGTAAAGAGAGAGAGCCCCTGGGGAAACCTAGGGGTTCTTTCTTTATTCCTAGATCCTAGGTCTTTAGTTATTATATTAATATTTTTTTTTCCTAGATCTTAGGACCCTATTCTAAAGTCACTCGGCGATTGCTTAGCCCTCAGACTCAAAATAGGCTGAGATTCTAAATCCTCTTTGGCTCATTTCCCTTGACGGGCTTGGGCTAAAAGGGGGGATTTTCTCTCTTCTTTGCTCAATGTCCCTAACGGGTCTGGGCCAAAAGGGGGGGATTATTCCCTATTATAAAGGCATTCTTGGGAGCCTACAATTCCAAGAGAACAAGGAGACGATTGTGACACTCACAGTCTACATTAATACCCCTCCTGCTGTTCGGGAGAACAAGACCACAGGTGAGACTTTCTTCTCATCTTTGGTTGGCGTTTCTGCCGAACTCAGGGCAACACTTCCACAGGTGGACGTTCTCAACTGGAACATCCAAAAGTGGGAAAACCTCACGCTTGACGCTGAAGTTGCTGCACTCATTGGCTACACCGCTGATGAGCCAGTTGACGAAGTGGTCATTCCAAAGCACGAAGCCATTGACGCCTTCTTCCAATCTGCTGTTGCAGGTGGACTGAAGTTGGCAATCGTTTGTGACTCCGTCCAGCACGGGAAAGTCACTGAAGGTGTTAACCCTAACACTAACAAGAACGAGCGCCGTATGGCTATCTGGCCTGAAGGTGAGTTCAGCATTGAACTGTTCAAGCCGACTGCAAAGGCTAAAGTCAGTGCTGCTACGGCAGACCGCTTGCGTAACAACAAGCAAGAAACAGCAGTAACTTCGGACGGAGATGCACCGTTCTGAGTTGACTGCTCATTCCCCAAGGTGTGGAGTGTGGGACATTTGCTTCGGCGAGTGTCCTACACTCCCCCTTTTTTTACTTAGTTCCTCGGCTACTCCTACGGAGTAGGCCTCAGAACTAATTCGCTGGCTGACGCCAGCTCAGACTCTTGCTATCCCCTCCTTGGATGTGCTAGCTCAGTAGTATAATAATATTGTATTACTGGGCTAGACATTCTAAAAAAAAATTCAACTAGTACAATAGTCACCAAAACTCAACTACAAAAGGGGGGTTTTCTAAATATTCCTATCTTGAAAGGATTGTTATGACATCAGAAGATACCGTATGGCACATCTCAAGTGCAATCATTGCTGCAATGTTTCCACCTAAATCATGGTGTGAAGAAGCAACCAACGATGAACTTGACAAAGCATTGTTCAGGGTCCTCAACAGTGAAGGGGAATCAAAAATCTCTCACATCAAAGGACTGAACAAGTTGGATGAAGTCCTTGCTACTCTTGCTAAAGAAGCAGGAATAAAATAATGTCAACAATAAGAATTAACACAAACACGTGTTTGCATTGCAAGCAAGAAGGTTTCATCGAAATGTCAGAAGATGAATACAATCGAGGCATCAATGCATTCAACGAAGGAGAATTAATTCAATGTGCATTCCCAGGTCTATCTGTAGATCAAAGGGAACAAGTCATTTCTGGAACTCATCCAGAGTGTTGGAATGAACTGTTCGCAGAAAAAGAACATTAGATCTACGGGCATTTGTTTGTAAAAGCTGACCCTTTTTGGGTTGCGCAGACATTTGCGCCGTATACAGGTAATCAACACCTGAAAACCCCTCGGTAGTCCTATCGAGATGAAGTTGATTATGGATAGACGAGCTATAGCGTCTTTAAACATTTAGGATAGCCTAGGCCACTGGTACAAGGGCGACACAAGAACACTGTCTGGTATATGCAGAAGAAGCGTTGTATCAATATACTTTTAAAAAATAAGACTAGTACCCTACGTAAAAGGGGGGAAGGGCAATATGAAAACAATAACATTAATATTAACATCATTCATCGCCGGCGGACTTACCATGATCGTATGGGTTCGCAGGATGTTCAAAACAATGGAAGGACAATTATGAGTTACAAAAAGTTATTTTGGGGCTATGTAACACTAAACGTTATTTGGGGATTTCTTTATGGAATCTACCTTGGTGGCAAACAAGTCCAAGCAAGCGACAGGATCAGTGAGTTCAAGTTCAGCGATAAAATGCAAGAAATGGTCAAGTACTACGAAAACAAGAATAAGGAACAAGTAGCATGATGATCCAAGTCATAGATGGTGAACTACGTACAGGCGTATGTGCAATATGTCACAAAAGAAAACCAACCATAACTGTATCAATAAACACTAAAGGAAGTCGGATACTCACCACTGAAGATTGGTGCTTAGAAGACTTTAATAGTCTAAAAGAAAGAATATCACTAAAATGAAGAAACTCACAGCAATCACTACAGCAATAGCATTTGTTCTTGCCGGCTTAGCCGTATATCTCAAGAAAATGAGACTATTCAAAAAGGATAAATCATGAACTCAATACTTATTATTTCACTTGTATTGTCTCATCTACTAGCCATAGCCATAAGCGCAAAATGGACATCTAAACTCATCTACACTGACATTAAAACTAATTACGATGTTATTGAGTTTGTGCGGGTGATAGAAGAAGTTCAATCTAGAAGAAACCACCCCACAGCTAGGCCTCAGTTCTATGATTGGGAAACGGAAGAAAAGTTCGAAAACATCATCGATCAATTCGACAAATAATCATTCTAAACCACCTCCTATAAAAGGGGGGCAATCATAGAAAGGGGTGATGAATGTTCGATTGGTTCTTTGATTTAATAGCTGATCTAATAGATGCAATATTCGGAAACTAATGAAAGGAAAAAGTATGCGTAAGCTTGGAGAACTGCTTGGTAAAACCACAGCAGGAAGTAAGGAACTGGTTAAAAGTTCAATTACTGGTTCTAAGAAAGTGGCTTCTGTCACTAAAACAGCAGTAGTCGATGCAAAATCTGACTTTGTTGCTGGCTTCAAAGCTACTTCTGGTACTCCTGTTGTTCCAACAGTAGATACAATAGAAGTTATTGAAGTAACGGAGTAAACCCAAAAGGGGGGATTGCGTATCTAGTGCAATCTCTTTATATAATATCACATAACAACATATCCCATAATATCACAGAAAGATAATATCATGTCAACACTAAGCAATATGTTTGGTATCAATAGCGATGATCTCGCTCTTGTTACCGAAAATCCCGATGCGTTCAAAAGCCAAAGCAATACCACGCTACTCCGTAAGGATAAGCGGGTAAAGGCAAAAGGCTCGATCAACAACATCGAAATCCCAACCTACGTCACACTTGAGAGTGCCTTCTGGACTCGTCTCACTGTGCGTGACCACTACATCAACCGTGCAGGCGCAGAAGCTCGTACCAGCCAAGTATTTGGTGGTGTCTTCAAGCCAGTCAAAATGAAGGTTGAAGTTGAAATCAACGGTAAAACTATGCTCTTGCAAGAGCTCATCCGCGACCTCATCGCTGAAACCTCTGCAGGCAAGTCAGCCGACGAAATCAATCGTATCATTGAAGATACAAATCTTCTTCGTGGCTTTGCCGATGGTATGCCGTTGATGTTCCAACAAATGGGTGCCAGCGAAAACGGCTTCCAGCATGCAATTGAAATCTTCCGTTCCGCAGGAGCAGTAGATGACCTTGCTTCATTGAAGGGTAACAGCCGATTCCACACCTGCTATGACATGAAACAGAAACAGGGTCTTGAAGTTGTAGCCTTTGAACTTGGTTCAGCAGACCGCACACAATCAAAAACAGGACAGGGCTTTACTGACATCATTGATGCAGTAATCAGCAATCTTGTTCGTGTCATCGGTCACAAAACAACTGCTGCTATTCTTCGTAAAGAAATTGAAGAAAAAGTTGCAAGTCTTTCGCAAGGTGACATCAAGGCTAAGCAGACTAAGATTGATTCTGAATTGGCAATGAGCCGTCAGTATCCAGTCATTTGGTCTGGTGCTGCGCGTCAGAAAGACACAACAGAAACTGGCGATATGGTTACCCGTGATAAGTACAATGCTGTCAATGCACCTTGTGGTCGTTGGACTGTACTTCTCAATGGTCAAACAGAAGATCTGGATGTATGGTCAAATTCGACCAAGCAACCAATCAATGCTGTAACCACCGCAACTGCAGTTGTAGATACAACGGTTAAACCGTTCTAACTATAACCAACATTTAAGTTCTGCTCTGGAATATGTTAACCTCATTGCATATTCCAGAGTAGACTTAATTAAAAAAATAACACTAGACCTTTAATGAAAGGAAGGCTCTATGTATATATTAGCATTAGCAATCCTTCTTGGACTCGCTGTGGCAACCGTCACAGAAATTGTCTATGAAGTTGCACCAGCTATAAGTAAGATTAAGTACCTCGGCAACCCAGATCTTCTGTTCCCACTGCTTGCAATCCTCGCAGTATGGGCAACTGATACATCTATCCTAGGTGCCTATGGTCTTAACGGTGCAGAATGGTTTGACGTTGTAGGTTCAGGTTTGGCTGTCGCCGCTGCAACCAAAGCAACTGATGCCGTAGTTAACTATCTTAACAAATAGTAAACTATAAACAATGATGTTAGCGTGGGTGGTAGAACTCTATCTCTATCACCCACACTAATCATAATATTATTTTTTTATTCTAACTCAAAAGGAAATAAGATGAGCACACCAACTGAAGTAGTCGAAATCCAACGTTGGATGAAAGACGCAGCATGTAAGGGGAACACTGAAGGTGACTGGTTCCCAGAAGCCCCAGGCAATAACTCTGGAGTAAAAATAGCTTTAGCAATATGTAAAGATTGTCTAGTCAAACAAGAATGCTTTGACTATGCAATAACAAGACCAGAACTATCAGGTATCTGGGGTGGAGTAACATCACGCAAGCGTGGATCCTTACGAGCCGAAAGGAAAAAAGGTGAGTGAATACCCAACAGATTATCCTCGCAATGGTTTCCATATCTGTCATGGGTGTGGGTCTATGGCTCCGCATCATAGTCAAGAAAGCCTTCCAGATAATGGATGGACATTCGATCTCAACCTATTCGGATACTATGGCGGTTTTACAGATCCCATTGGAGAAGAACCACAAAGAATAAGGTTATGCCACGACTGTGTGCTTAAGTTTCTAAACACATTTCCTCTATTAGGAGTACTCATAGGATCAGGCTGTCATAGTATGTCTGGCCCCAATGAAAAACCATGCTGCAAATATGCATGGAAACTAGACTCCATAGAGAATAATCATATCACGTGGATAGCCACTGAAGATGGTGAATCTTGGACTGTGTTGTAATGCTTCTTCCCTATAGGCTTATCTATATATGTCTATAGGGAATAAGTACCCTTTGCCCTTGTTTTCGGGGGGGACCCGCGAAGCGGGGGGGTCCCCGATATTAAAATGACAACCCTTGTGGTTGTCTTAAAAAATAGAGGTAGTCTTTAGACTACCGAATAAAAAATAAGCCTAGGCTTTAGTCCGCCGGCTTAAAAAACTTTTTCTACTACGTGTTGTCATAGGCATGTTATACCTGCTATGATATACATATCAAGTAGTACACGACGATAGGAGTAATACAGATGCCTCGGCAACATCAATCAAAAGCAATCAAACGGGTCTTTTCAGAACTGACAAGACTCGGCTTTGTAGTAGAGCAAAAAAGATCAGGGTCGTATAGGATTGTACCCCCTTCAACAATCCAAGGACCCGTATACACAACTCACGGTACAGAGTCGGCATTGCACCCAATGCGCCGTGACTTTAAAAAATATTATAATATAAACTTAAACTCTATCTCCTAGAGATGCGGTTTACTCCTTGTAGGGTGTAGGGTAATATCAGAGCAATCTGAGTTACCTTACACCTTAATAATAAGATTTAACTATAAGAATAAGAATAAGAATTAACTTAAAATAAGAATAAATTGTTATCAATATAAAGAATTGGACCCCTCTCAGGGGTGGACCCATTTATAACATATATAAAGTATACAAAGTGTACATATATGTTCCCCCACATGTCCCCATTTATCCCCATTCTTCTATCGTTATGCACATAACTCAAAACAATGCTTAATTACTCCTAGAAAGAATATGAGGATTACTCATGAATAACCCTAAGATTGTAGTAGAACAGTTCCTATCAGATCTAATCAATGATGTTTACCCTACCCTTAACAAAGATATGTCTTATCTCTATGGAATAGAGAATAAGCAATGTTATGTTTCGGGGGCGGCTCAACTGTTAACTACAAAAAAAGACATATACCAAATACTAGAAGATGATGCGACAGAAGCTTATACAGCTATGTATGATATTCTCGCATTCTTCATTTGGGGATGGGCTGCACCCCTCCAATCAGATGAAGACCTCAACGTTCCACCTAGTCAACATCCAGACAAAGTAAGAATATTCTTATCTATGTTCTCCTATAGTGATGGAACTATAATGTCAGCGTTAAAACATTGTGAAGATCCAAATATGCAGTTGCAATTCCAATATGGAGAAACGCAAGGTCCATTATATGAAACCCTATCTCAACTATATAACTAATCTCTAAAACGTCAAAAAATTACAAAAAATTTTGCGGCGGATCGCCCTGATAGCTTAGTGGATAGAGCAACGGACTTCTAATCCGTAGGTCGTACGTTCAAATCGTACTCAGGGCACGAGGCATGGTAATCTAAAGCAATGGCTTATTACCAAGCCACCAGCAGTGTAATCCCCGGGCATGAATTGCCCTCGTGTGACAGTAACCAATCAAAGATTGAGTCTCTACCTCCAGTTAAGAATCTCTTTGTGTCCACCCAAATTACCCCATAATTGGGTGCCGGGGTTTACACCCCTTTTTTTAGAAAGGCAATATCTAGTATATTAGAAGGAATGAAATGACTATCTTAGAACAAGAAAGTAAACTTAAGTCGTTAGGCACAAGAGTGCCTTTGACGGATGATCCTAAAATTAGGGGCATCTTAGCAGTCCATTACAGCCTTTGGCAGGGCCGCGAATCTATTGAGCATAATGGCAAACAACTGACGGTTTACCAGCCGGCACATAAAGGATATTCATCCGTAGTTATCCCTTCAGAATCGGGTTATAATTTTCTGTGGATTACACAGAATATGGAACCCTCTAAAGATAGCTACGGTTCAATGGCTATCCGTAGATCTCAACAGCTTGGGGACAACAAAATGATCACCTGGATTGTAGACAATACTGGTGGTAAATTTGTTTATGTAGGTAGCATACATACTACCCATTACTTCAACGGAGACCAAGATGTTATAATCGAAAGATACGTAGAAGGACAGACTGAAGTAGTCTACACAAACATGCCGTTCTATTATCAAGCTAAATCCAAATATTAAAATTGTTATACCCCTAAATTTATATAGGTTTGCATGCCAACCCTATATAATAATATATGAGTTGTAACAATAAAAAAAACATTATCAACAAACTTGCTTAATTTTCATTTTTATACTATAATATTTATATACCCTTATACACCTAAATAACCCACAGAAAACGGAGATTGAAATGGCTAAGCCATCAAAAACCCCACTTATTAATCAATTCATTAATTCCAATACAGACAAAATTTATTCCACAAAAGAAATGTGTGTACAAATTGGCGTTAGCCTTCCAACACTTCTTAGTTATATTAAGAGCAACACAGAGCGTTTTGAACTTGTTCAATACGGTGTTTACAAGATCGTTAAGAGTGGTCAACAACCTATTGCAGTTGAGATTTAATAGTTAGTTTATTTAAAAATAAAGTTACTATTATTGCATCATCTATAAACATAGACGGTGCGCAGTCAAGTCTGCTTTAAAACAAGATCTTTTAAGTTAAAAGATTAAGTAGACCCAACCAAGGAGTATTGGTATAAATACTTACAATAACAAGAAATGTGATATAATAAATACAATGCCCGTAACATGCGGGCAGGGAAATAATCCCTAACGTAACAGAGTAATACTGTGAAGTCGGAGATGGCTAACCTGCCAACTGTGACGGGCATTTCGTATCTGTCCGCACATCTTCGGTTTCGCAACCTGCGCCGTACTAATGGTGTTTCGCAACACCAGACAAAGACGAAAAGGAGCGAACACGAAATGCAAGTAAAATACAAAAAAGCAATGCTAGTATCTATTGTTGCAGGAATATTCCTGTCTTCTGGTATAGCCAATTCTAGTGCTACTAGGATTGAACAACCAGTACAGGAACCTCCCAGTACCGTCAAGGTACTAACTGCACCCGATAGATTAGACAAATATAATGCAATTGATTCAATTGTGTTTAAACATGGAGATATATCTTGGCTTCCATTATTAGCCAAAGAGGCTGGTTGGCCCCGTAAAACGTGGGACAAACTAGGCGATATTATTCTCCGTGAATCAGGTGGATGCCCCAATCGAATTGGTGGTTCCATAGTTGACAAAAATTGTAATGTAGTTGGGCACTCAGGTGCTGCAAATAAATCCGATTCAGGATTGCTACAAATCAATGGAGTCAATTGGGATCCCAAAAGAGATGGCAGACAACTACTTTGTGCAGATTATAGAATCTGTACTCAAGAACAACTCCTGGATCCGGTTACCAACTTAGTTGCAGGCTATGTCCTGTATCAAAAATCTGGTTGGGATCCATGGGACCCATGTGCATGGGGGCCTAGTTTTGCCCATAGGTGTAAAACTGGCAAATAATTACAAATAAATATTATGAATAAAAGGGGGGGCCTTGTGCCCCTCCTTTTTGTTAATTCAAAACAAAGCATCCCATCGAACTAAAGAAAGGCTAGTTCATGCTACTAACTATGATGTTAATCTTAGCTATCACTTCAACTCTAGTAGAGTTGTTGATTGCTTCTAAAGTTAAATGGTGGAGACAGAAGTCTCACGACAGCAAACTGTTCAACATGTTGAACTCGCTATTCCTATCATTCTTGATAGGTTTAGCATTCAGTGCCTCTGGCTTAATTGCCATGGGTGCTGGCGTAATATCAACCGTGTTGTCCGTTCCCGGCTATCAATTCCTGTATTGGAATTATGATGGCCCAATGGCACAAAAACATGGTGGTAATATGATGTTACATTTGAAATCTAAATGGTTTCAAACAATTAAGGATTTCTTTACACTTGTGTATAAAATCCTGAGAATAATCACATTCCCAATTTGGGGAACTAGATGGGCAGTAACTAAACTAAAGACAATCAAAACTAAATAAAAAAATCGAGTAGACCGTAGGAGGTAGCGTGTCACTAATCACATACAGACCAATTGTTCGGCTTCGCTCAGAAGCAAATGGGCCACTTCGCAGCATGAATGATTACCAGTTCGGATTTTACGATACTGGTTTTCTTCGTCAAGCTATGAAGTCTATCCCTAACGCAACAAATTATCGAATGGCTACTATGCCCATTCCACAGAATCCACACGAAGCTCGGATTGCTGAACAGATTATTAAGCACCCCGATGTATGCTATGCCGTAGTTGATAAAAATAAGATTGCAATTGTTATCATAGAGAACAATCCAGGATGGTTGTCAATCTTTAAAGAAATGGGCTATGAAGTCTTTGCCGGCGATAAGACTGGCAAACGACTCAAGACCTTTCATCGTCCAGCATTGTTGAACGCTCACTTTGAAAAAGATGAGATTAAAGTTCACGTTGCTGATTCAACAGACTATTGCTCATATGACTTTGAGAATGGAGAAGTTGCAAAACAATTTTGCGACCCATCCATTACTAAACGCCTTCTTGATGGCGGTTTTGTAATTTCTCGCAAGTTCGTTAAAAGAGCAATAGAAAATATTCCAATGTATCATCCAGAAGATACAACTGACAACAAAGAATATTATTATGATTGGCGTATTCGTAAGAAGCTTGTAAAGAATCTTATGAAAGCTCCAATCCTTAATGTTCGCATTGTCTTTGAAGGAGGCTTCCTCAAGGGCAATGCAATCGTTGTTGACGAAGAACAAATGCCAGATGATATTGATATTATTACCAGTAGTGAAAATATTAAATCTGAAATAAAATATCACAATGGTTTTCAATTTCTGGCCGAACCTCAAGGTTCCCATGAACGAGTCATCACTGACGATCAAACTGTAATCAATTTGGATAATCTTTTCATCACATCCGATATGGATTTCTGGTTAACAGAAGAATATGAGAAGATGTTCAATGATGCTATTAATTCTAAACTATTGACTAATTGGCAAGAAATTTACAAACGTCAGTTTCGTAATGTTGCATCAGCAGAAGATGAAGAAGCTAACTCTCGCATGTCCTATGTGGGATATCGTTGGGTGGCAAGCGGTATGAAAATTACCGATTCTCCATGGCTCTTTGAGACATTAGCAACAAGTCATGCAAAGCCATTTCAAAAGCGTATTCCAATTCCTTGCACAGTTTATGAGCAAGTAATTCCAGAATCTTTAGCTCGTGTGGCTGGCTATGACATTGATGTTGAGACAGAAACTATTCAGCGTATTAATGAACTTGGAGTTCATGTTGTCAATGATCTTGACTGGCTTGAGATGTATGAATCTCATGGCGGTCACGACGAGGACGACTACTTCAAATGCTTTTATCGCACAATGGTTGGTGGACAACAATTCGATGGCGAACGTGTCGTCATCATTTGTCGTTCTCCTAATGGCTATGGTGAGTATTCAATCTTTAGATATGTAGAAGGACAATGGTCTCCAACATGGCATAAAGCAGATGGTACTCCAATTCAGTTTCCTGAAGTTTCTGGACGTGGATGGCCAACTCGTTTGAGTGAAGCTATCTACCAGAATGAAGTTAAATATGACAAACTTCCATCTGAGTATCAAAATAAAGTAAAACCAAATGGTCATTATACTCCAGACGACGTTATCCACGACATGCGTGTAGCTATGGGTGGTGGTAATGTCGGTGGATATGTAAACGCCGTTATGGCTCATTCCCTTGTTTTACACACTCATCGTCCAAACCAACTCTGCTCCATGGAGAAAGCAATCGACAAATGTATCAATCCAGATTATATCGAAGATGCTCTTGCTATCGATGCCGAAGCTAGAGCTATCGTTAGAGAAATCATTGATTCTAAACAACCAATCGATTCTGAATTCTGGAGCCGCAGAGGCTTTTCACGTTATCTAAAAGATGGTGAAACAGTAGATCTTTTCGAAGGAAAGATGAGTCACATGAACACATTGTGTTCAGAAAAATATCGTGACTACTGTTCTCGAATTCGTGAATGGTCACAAGCAAATGCTGGCCCACCACAGATAGTTCATGATCTTGGTAAGCGTTTGTATTTTCACGCACTGCCTATTGTAAGAAACTTTAGAAGTACTATTTATACAGTAAATACTTCTGAAGCTACTCAAGCAACAGGTACAATTGTTCGCAATTCTTGGGAAGAATTGTATTCTGATATTGTAAATATTGTTAATTCTTTTGATAGAGAAGAAGACAAGCATGATTTTATTATTGCTATGTATTCTGTATCTTTAAAAGTACCAACTTCTAGTGGTAAAATAACAGATCAAATTGTTATGAATCGATTTGTATATCCTTATCTAGAAGCAGCTTTACAATTTTATGGCATTGCAAATACCGTTGTATTTTCTCCTACCGAAGATGGAGACGTTGATATATTCAACGTTGAAAACAAAGAATGGAGATATCCTAATCCAAATGGAGATATTGTAGTTTACAATGATCCAATTGAATTTCAAAATGCTCATCGAATAGATAGCACAGTTGTTTTTACAACTCAAGAACCACCAGTCAGACAATCTAATATATCCAAATATTAATAACTAACAGTGTGAGTATATTCTGCTCACACTGTTAGTATAAATAAAGAAAGGAGTGCTCGTGAGCACTACTACATCATATACCAATACACATCCAATTGATGAAATGTTTAATAATATTCGTAATATCATTTCATCTCAACCTATTAGGTCAGATTATATTCCATATGTTGAAGAAAGAAATTCTGTTTCTTACAAACTTGGAAAATATAGCCGCAAAACTGTATCTTACTTTAAGAGATCAGAGACAAAAGCCTCTATGTTAATTGCAACATGGGCTGTAGAGAGTTTAGCATACGCTCTTACATTCCTAGTTCTAGTAACTTCTGGAGCTTTTATCACTGCAGCTCTTTGGACAGCTCTTTATGGGTATATTTCATATGCATTCTTTGCTATGTTGCGCGACGCAGCTGTAGCAAATGTAATTTTTACAAAGAAATAATTACACAACAATGAACTATTCTCAAATTAAATCCTATGTTTCTGATCCAGAACAAGAGATATTGTCAATAAAATCTTCTTTTGAAGAACACGTATCTTTAGCTGGAAAAGAAACTTATCGCCCAAGAGTTATGTTCTATAACTTTTTTGGCGAAAAACTTTTTGGCATAGTCTCTAGGCCATACGTTGATCAAACTGATTATATTAGTTCTATCGCAGAAATGATGTATTCTTATACTGCTTTAACTGCATCTTCTGCTGTTATAGTTTTAGAAAGTAACATCACTAAAAATGGAAACCTAATTGGCAGTTGTCTAAATGCTTATTTGGTATCATCAGATACTGCTCACGCAGTAACCATTCCTTATGATCATGCCCCAGATAATAAAGTTATTTGGAAATCTTCTGAAGAAATTATTAAAGAAGTAGATATGAATACAAATTCAGGCATGCCTTTGGAAATGCTAGAATTATCATATGCTTTTTCGCATATTGATGATGCTCCATTTTCAATGCCAGAATTGTTATCGTATTATACTTCTATGGGGTTTATATTTAAATCCTTTAAGAAACTTAATTATACATACATAGATTATGCAGAAAATAATACATAGATTATGTCTTACTCAAACTCCCCAGAAAAAAAGCAAAAGCTTTATTGCTCAATTAAAGATAAAACTGTTATAGTGTACACTAAAACAGAACCACTTACCGATGAACAATTAGAAGACATGATGGTAGATTCTTTACCACATGGATATACGGAACCTTTTATCTAAGGAAAACATGACTATAACATTACGACCATACCAAACAGAAGCACTGCAGTCTATTGTAGATTATCTTGAAAAAGGAATAAATAAACAACTAGTAGTGCTACCAACTGGTTCTGGTAAAACTGTAATATTTAGTCATATCCCTCAGATCATACCTAATAGTTTACCAATGTTAGTATTAGCTCACCGTGGTGAGCTATTAATCCAAGCAAAAGATAAGATATTAATATCTAATCCTCGTCTTGATGTACAAACAGAAAAAGCAGAAGATACCGCAGAGCTTAATGGCGATGTCGTTGTAGCTTCTGTCCCCACTTTGGGAAGAGCAGATTCTAAAAGATTATCTAAATTCCCTAAAGATTATTTTAAAACTATAATTGTTGATGAAGCACATCACGCTTCTGCTGAATCATATAGAAGAATTCTAGATTATTTTAAACCAAACTTGTTGCTTGGTGTAACTGCTACTCCTCAAAGATCCGATTCTGTTCGTCTTACAGATGTCTTTGATGAAATTGTATATTATAAAAATATAATTGATCTTATTCAAGAAGGTTATCTTTGTAGACTAGTAGGATACAGAGTTAAAACAGACACCGATATATCAGAAGTGGAGACTTCACATGGCGACTACATGGCTTCCCAATTGGAAGATACGATTAACACTCCTAGGCGCAATGCTACTGTTGTTAAGTCTTATCTTGAGTTTGCTCCGAACAAAAAAGCAATCGTATTCGCATCCGGAGTTGCTCACGCCAAAGACTTGGCCACATCCTTTGCGCAAAAGCAGATACCTGTACGAGTAGTACTAGGTGAAACATCAGATGAAGAAAGAAAAGAAATCTTTTCTAAATTCTCATCTGGTGAAATTAAAGTAATTGTTAACGTAGGTGTGCTCACTGAAGGATTCGATGAACCCTCTGTCGAATCAATCATATTGGCTAGACCTACTAGATCTTCACTTCTTTATACTCAAATAGTAGGACGTGGTACACGTTTATTTGAAGGTAAAGAAAACTGCATTATCATAGATATTGCGGACATGACCAAAGGTAAAAAGCCTCTAGGTTTGCCAACCTTATTGGGCATGCCTGCAGATTTTGATTTGCAGGGTAGTGATCTAGTAGACATCTCTGAAAAATATAAAGAGCTTGAAGCTTATTGTCCGGGAGAAGCAGTACGTGTACTTTCTCCTGATGACATAGACTTAGCTTATAAGCGTATTGATCTCTTCATGCCTCCTCCACCAAATGAATTCATTATGCAATATTCCAGCTTTGTCTGGGCTGAAATTGCAGAAGGTGAATATCACCTTGGATTAAATAATAATGAATCATTAAAGATTTTTGCTGATACTTTAGGTAGAATAGTTGTATCTCATACACAAAAAACTACTGCTGGTAATCCTCCAAACATAACTATTCTAGGTTATCCAGATGATATTCGAGAAGCATTTGCGCGAAGCGATAGATGGGTGATGAACAATCGTCCAGTCTCAGTAAATCTTATTAACAATACTGCTGCTTGGAGAACTGATTATCCAACTGATAAACAAGTTAAACTACTCAAGCGCATTGGTGTACCAGTTACGTCAGACATGACCAAAGGAACAGCAAGCAATATTATTTCTAAATATTACGAAGCTAATCCTAAACCAAAATGGCTTGAAAACAAAATAACTTATAACAAAAAATGGAATTGATAAATGACTAGAATATTAGCTAAACATCCAACAATTCAACCTGAGAATTATCAAAGAAGTAAAAATTCAAAAGATTTACGTGTTAAATCTTTGCTTCTTCCTTCTTCTGATTTAATGTATCCAGAATTAATTTTTGATTCTTCTTTAAATATAAAAGAAAAAGTATTTTATAATTTAGAGGATATTTACCTACTTCCATTACATCCTTATTATCATATCTATATTGATAAATCTGTACAGTATGATTTAAAAAATGTTAATCCTGTAGCTACTTACATTTATCGTCAATCTATTCGTTCTTTTATCGGCAAAAACAGTATCGAAACAATACATGGAGATGTATTATTTTTCGGTTCTGTTAATGCAGATACAAAAGAGAATGATGATATCGACTATTCTGTTCCTTACGAAATCGTAGAACAGATAGCTAGATATTATGATTTTAATATTTTCCCATCTAGTTAAAATAAAAAAATAGGGTTCGTCAGAATTCCTATAAAGGAGACATTCGTGTCACTAAGTATAATGATAAATCAAACATCAGAAGATATCAGCATGATTTCTTCTATTAAAAGTTATCTGGTTCAACTCGATCATAATAGTTATGATGTATCTGAATTAGATCTAATACCTTTAGACAACACTATCAAGTGGTTAAACAATATATTATTAGTTCTTGATGATCCAGAATTTGGTCAGGAAGAACTTTATAATCCACTTGAAATATCTGGTTAACATTAGCCCAGGTGGCGGAATTGGTAGACGCAAGGGGCTTAAACCCCCTCGGCTAGAAATGGCCGTACGGGTTCAATTCCCGTCTTGGGCACATTAGATAGAAAGTTGAGTTATGCGGCATATCCCCAAAATCAAAAATGTATTATATAATGTTTCTTGGATGAATAAAGCCGCTTGCAAAGGTCTTACTCATATATTCTTTGGCAAATATGCAGAAAGACCACAATCTACTGTAAGGAGAGAAGCCAGAGCTAAATCTATTTGTAGCCAGTGTTCTGTCTTTGATCAGTGCCGTCAATATGCTAGAGATAATATGGAACTTGGTTACTGGGCCGGCGAAAACGAATATGATAGATATTTAATTTCTCCTTCTGAAAAAGTTCCAAGCATACATGCTAGAGCTTTAAAAACTTATTCTAATAAATTAAATAAAAACAATTAAAAAATTTATGGCGAGTAGCTCAGTTGGCAGAGCAGCGGACTGTTAATCCGCTTGTCGTAGGTTCGAGCCCTACCTCGCCAGCTATGACAAAACAAATTACAGACCTTATAGATAATGCTATTAAACAAATATCAGGAAGACAATTAGTTTCATCTTCCGAGATGACTGATCTTCTTCTTGATATTAGACTTCATCTTATGATAGATGAAGAATTAATTAAGGTTAATTAATGAACCCTTTACTAAGAAAATGTTCATCGCTTACAATTAATAAAACTTCTTGTAAGCGTATAGCTTTAAGGTTTAGCTCTTATTGTAGAGCTCATGAACAACCACACAAAAGAAAGCATTCTTTATGATTTCTTCTATATTAAATCCTGGTGTATTTGAACCAGATTTTAGACCAATGATTATTTTAATATTAGCTATGACTTTTTCTATAGCTTATGTTATTAAAAAAAATTGGAATAATATTAAAGATGATTTTGATGATGATTGGGAATCATAATATTATAATATAATACAAGGAGCAATATGAGAAAGTCTATTTCCTGGATTGTTTCCGCATCTTTGATCGGAACATTATTTTTTATAAACAGTCCTCAAGTTGATGCTAAGGTATCAATGGACGTAATGCAGGCCACTGGTCCTGTACAGTTTAAATTAAATTTAACTAAAGCTATTCCTTACATCTCTGCAAACATCCCGTACGATTCGGGATACAAGGGACAAGGTAGCTACGTAGTAGTTATTGATTCTGGTGTGCAATCTGATCACCCATTCCTTGCAGGCAAAGTAGCTCTTGAGGCATGCTTTGCTCCTGTATGCCCTAACGGTACCACTAAGCAGATTGGACCGGGAGCTGCTAAACCAGTTCACTGGCACGGCACTCACGTAGCTGGAATTATTGCAGGTTCCAATGCAACCATGCACGGTGTTGCACCAGAGGCAAAGATTATTGCTGTCAATATCTTTAATGCTGCTGGTTCAACTTACGATGAAAATATTATTGAAGCACTTACGTGGGTTGATTCAATATCTTCTGAGTATAATATCGCAGCGATAAATATGTCTTTGGGTACTTCTCAAGTATTTAAAACTTCATGCAATAATTATATTCCAGCACTTACATCTATTATCTCTACGCTTAAATCAAAAAATATTGCTACTGTTGTTGCCGCAGGAAACGGCTATGCATACGGCATGAGTTCTCCTGCGTGCATTACTGACACTGTTAGTGTGGCAGCAACTTATTCTGACAGAGATCTTATTACAAACTTTTCTAATGTTCATGAAGATACAGATCTTTCTGCTCCCGGTAGTGGAATAAATTCTTCAGATTCTTATTCAAGCTATCGTGTAGCTTCAGGTACATCTATGGCCGCACCAATGGTTGCTGGTTCATATGCTGTATATCGATCTAAATTTGGCATTCAATCAGTTGATAAAGTCACTTCTGATTTTAGAACTACTGGTATTGATGCCAAAGATGATTATACTTCTGTGATTACAAAACGTATAGATTTTAAATCTTTATTTAGTACTGGTTTACCTCCAACTACTACAACAATACCTCCAACAACAACAACTACTTTACCCGGAGCAACCACTACAACAACCACAACAATACCTCCAACGGATGAAGAAGTAGAGTTTGGTTTATCAATTCCTTATATTGTATCTTTAAAGAAATATAAACCTAATACATCTTATATGTATGTAGATTTTGTTTATAGATACAATGAAACTAAATTATCTTCTTTCATTCTTGATTGTAGATATAACAATTTGCCAAATGCTACAAAAGAAGTTTCAGACCGTAATAAAAATTATAATAATTATTTTATTAAAATTTCTACTGCGTCTATTCGTTCATGCAGAATGGCTGCAGTAGCTTACGATGGTACAATCGGCCAATATAGTAAATTTGTTTTAGTTAAATAATTTTAACAAAAAACAATGACTTTGTTGCGCTTTTAGCTCAGCCGGTAGAGCACCGGACTTTTAATCCGTTGGTCCCGAGTTCGATCCTCGGAGGGCGCACCATACTAGAAATAATAACATACTGTGATATGTCTTTCTAGCTTTTTTAATTACAACAACATTAGGAGAATATATGCCACCATTTGGTAACAAACAAAAAAGAGCAGAAGACAAACGTTCTTCTAATGAAATCGCTATAGATTCTGCTAAAACGTCTACCTATAATCTGTGTACTCCAATGTATAAAGCCGAACATATTCGTTTACGCAATCCCATTACTGGCTTAGACAAGCTGTACTCTGTTTCTGATCCAGCATTTTATGAAGCTTTTTATGAACTTTCTCAATTGGGTCTTCAAGATAAACTCATGCTTGAAATTGAAACATTTACTGCATCTATAGATCCCGACTGGCAACCAGTCTATGATTCTCTTCAAGGCTATTTAAAGGCTAAGGAAAAAGAAAACCAAAATGTTTAAAAATATAGTTCTTAAAAATATAGATTCAGCTCAAAAGAGAAGAGATTCTTTTATCAAAAAGACTCCAGATGATATCTCTAGTATTCGCTTTTGGGATGGATACATATACGCTTTAAATACACTTGTATCAGTTCTCCCCGAAGAGTCTGATCAACAGGATATCGAAGATGAATGGTGGCAGGCAATTAAATGAAAATTAATAATATTAAACCTGGTAGTTCGACTATACTTATATTGAACTATCTTGGAATGAGAAAAAGAAACAAAAAACAATGGACTACTTTAAAGGAAATTGCAAACTTTTTTCCTCATAAGTTTACAAGTAACACAAAAAAAACTGGTAATCTTTCTACTGCTATTAATCGTTTAGTTGAATCTAATTTTATTGTTAACAAAAAAATTAATAATGTAGATAACTATTCTATTACTTCACTAGGTTCTGTTGTACCTTTTCAAGTTGCTTCCAATGCAAAAAAGAAATCAAAAGGTGTTATTTATGAATGAACTACAATTACAGATAGAGGAACTTAAGAAAAAAATAGTTCCTGAATACTGGAAATCAATAGATGTTGACGAAGGCTGGTATCAAATTGTTATTGATTGCGATAAAGAACTAACACAAATAGATCCTGACTATCAAATATATCAAATAAAAGAAAAGTTTGGTAGGCTTCGTTATTATCACAAGGCTTCTCAACCATTTGAAGAAAAAATTTATTTAAAACTAGCATCTATCGTAAGTAAATATGAAGCTCTTTCTAGTTGCACTTGTGAAGCCACTGGTCTTCCCGGTTTACTTATGAAGTCTCCAAATGGATACTACAAAACATTAAATCCACAATGGACTTCTACATCTGAAGTTTATAGTAAATATACTATAGTTAAACATGATACTTATAAACAAACAGATGACATGTTACCTTGGCAGCATTCTGATGATAGTGACTACATCTGATATGGATACTGTAGATTGGTATAAAGTTTCTCAAGATTGGAAAAAAACAGCAGAACTTTTAGCAATAAATATTGGCAATGTTAAATCTGCTCAAGAAATTTATCAGGATATTGCTGATGGTTTATATGATAGAGTTCGCGAAAAAATGGCTATTGAAAAAAATACTCAAAATACATTTGATTCCATTCATGATTATGTAAATGTAATTTCTCAAAAAACTTTAATGGCAGAAGCCCAAAGATCGTTAGCAGAAGCTGATGGCACTAGTGATTATTATTACTGGGAGGGTTATGTTGACGCATTAGATTATGCTATCGATCTAGTCCCTAATTATAATGATTCTCCAGAAACTGAATCACCCGCCGTAAAAGCTGCTTATGATCTTGAAGAAGATTGGTGGCAAGCAATAAAATAATAAGAGGGCCGGTAGCTCAGTGGTTAGAGCAGGGGACTCATAATCCCTTGGTGGTGGGTTCAATCCCCACTCGGCCCACTATATCTATAATTAACAAAGGATACTATATGAAAAAAATAAACGGTAATAAGCTGCGTAAAAAGCTGCACAAAATTCTTCCTAATTCTTCTTTTGATAAAGATAATGAAGGTCAGGTTATTATTTACACAGGTTTAAAAGAAACCAAAAACCAAAATTACAAGGTAAAAAAATGAACAAGAAAAACTTTATTTCTTTATATAAGATGAATCGCCTATGGGGCGACAGTAGACTTGAAGCAGCATACTGGGCATTGCGCGGTAAAGCATTTCTTACTTCTTTTGAAGGTCGTCTATTAGAAGACCAAATAGTACAATATGAGAATTGGGGCGATTAAATATTGTGTCTCAAGGAATAAACTGCAATCCTAAAAAAATTATTCAATGGTTTACTGATAGCGAAAAATGTTTAATGCATTCAAATACATCGTTTCTTGAAGTTGTTGAGATTACTTTATCCAATGATCAATTAGACGCATTGATTAAACAGGGAGAGAAAGTTACTAATCAACTTAAAGAAGATAAAAGAAACCCAAAATTATGTTGACCGATTACATTGCCCACACATTAACAAAATTTAAAAAACAAAAATATGAAAACAAACGCAAAGATTCACACTCTATACACATGCGTATACGTCGTCATCAATCTAAGCGTAGGATAGACGGAGACTTCAATGCTTAATAGTAAATTTAAAATTGCAGTTTATATCACCATAGCTACTATGTATATGTTTTTTATGATTTCACTAATTGCTTCTTGCGTTGAAAGTTTATAATGAGTGATCAAATTAAAAATACAGAATCATTTAAACTTATTCAACAAATGCCAAGAGGAGAATGCTCTTATTGTGACCTAGAGTATGACAAGCCTACTGGCTTCTTTCCGCCTCACACAGCGTCTCCTAGGTGCCAATCAGGGCATTATAATCACTGTACATGTGATACTTGTTTTTAAACAATATTAAACAACAAAGGATATATTATGACAACTTTACCAGCTATAGAATTACCGCTTAATCCTGAATCTTATTACGGTCAAAGCAGCACTATACCAAACCTCATGCCTAATTCTTATATATATATTGGCCCTTCCCGCACTGCTACAGCTGTTCTTGTAAATCATATTAATTACAACCCACAAGGGTGGCATGAATTATACACAGATCATGCTGTTTATATTGCCTTACCAAATACTAGAGTAGCTTTTAAAAATGATAACTTATAAGGAGATTTACTATGGGCATGGATGTCTATGGAAGAGAACCAATCAGTGAGGTTGGATCTTATTTTAGAAATAATGTTTGGTGGTGGCGGCCACTTTGGAATTATTGCATAACTCAATATCCAGAATTAACTGAAGAAGTTGCAGACAATGGTCACAGTAATTCTGGAGATGGATTAGATGCAAAGAAAGCTTATGAATTAGGTAAGAAGTTACAAGAAGATATAGATTCAGGAGTTGTTCTTCAGTATAAAGAAGAATATATGCAATATATAGAATCTTTACCTATGTTAGATTGCGAATATTGTGAAGGCACTGGAACAAGACGTGACAAATTAATTGCTACTGACACTCCTACTGTGCCTTGCGGTTCTGCTCCGGTTAATTGCAACGTATGCAGTGGTGCCGGTAAGGTTAAAGATTTTTCCGCAAATTATCCATTTTCTGTTGAGAACGTTCAAGAATTTTCTAAGTTCCTTGTTTGTTCTGGTGGATTTAATATATGGTAGACAAGTCAATTCTTACTGTTCCTCCAGTTCATTTTATGACAAAAATACTGGAACGTTATCAACAACAGCTCAAAACATTGGGTTATATAGATGCTCTTGTAAATTATAAAAACTCAATGCAGAATTTGTATATTAGATACAATCCTCATATCAGGAGAAGATTTATCACTAGAGATAATGTTCTTCCTAATTGACGCCCGTTTAGCTCAGTGGTAGAGCTCTGCACTTGTAATGCAGTGGTCCTCGGTTCAATCCCGAGAGCGGGCTCTAGACAGCAGCGTGTCTTACTGGAAACAGTGGGTGAACCTAATGATGTAATTAGCACGTGAGACACATATTCTCTTGGCATCACTGCTGTCTTTTATCTTTGATAATGATATGATAGGATCAATATGTTTTTTAAAAAAACTGTCAAAGTAGTATTGATATCTGATTCTACTGATAGAATTATAGATACAATAAAGTTTTCTAAAAAAGAATTTGATCTATTTAAACAATTGGCAGAAAACAACAATATGACCATTGATCAGTTTTTTTCATTTGCTTTAAACAATGCTTTAAAACAGCACCCATTAGATTTAGAAGGAAAGTTACAATGACGATTAATCGAATAGGCAGCATATAAGACACAGGGCGGTATACCCTCACTCTTATAAGGTGTTGAAAGGTTAGTTGGTTCACGTGGGTTCAATCCCCACCCGCCCTACTAGAAAGAATTTTATGAAGAAAAATCAAGTTGATCAGTTATTTGAGGAAACTTATTCTTCTTATAGCAATAAAATAAACGATAAAGTTATTGAAATACAATCTATTATTATGGAGATAACAGATACTACTTCAAAGTATTCTTCATTAAAAGAAACTCTTACTTCTCTTTTTGTAAATGAAGATTTTGATGACAATGACACGTTACAAGTTTATGAACTTTTTTCTGCTATAATAAGAGATATTAATAGATTGAATCAAGATCTATTTAACATCATGCAAAAAGAAATTAAATAATTTTAATGTTAAATCAAAATCCTAATGAACAAGATTTTACTTGGCACAATAAAGCTGCATGTAAAGACCTCCCTGCAGATGTATTTTTTCCACTTAACTATAATGCCTCTTCTTTAGAACAAGCAAAACAAATATGTTCTAGTTGTCCTGTCAAGGTTGAATGTTTTCAAGATGCAATTAGCAACAACGTTTACGGTATATGGGCCGGCACTACAGAATACCAAAGAAGAAATATTGTAAATAATTATTACAATGGTGAATATAAAGTAATTACTTTAAAAGAAGCTAAGTATATTTTAAATTCAATAATAAAATCTTAAATCTAATTCAAAGTACTAGACCTACCTTAGTAAGGATGTACTCCCATGAGCGAGAATTCATATTCTCAAAGCGATGATGATCTTTTCGATTACGATCCTTCTATCGAAAAACCAAAAGAACAATTATATAATCCGGTTTCAGATATTAAATCAGATAACACACTTCTTAGTGATTTATCCCGGAATATAAAAAATAATGATGACCAAACTTTTGATGGTCACACGGAAATACGTGTAAAATTAGCTGAAGCAATTCTTGGTTCTTACGACAAATGGATTAATAACGCTAGTTCTGTAGCCTATTTTAGCACCTTAAACACAATGCTTGACGAACTAACAAATGGTCGTTTTAGTGTTATGTATTTCTATAACACAATAGAACAAAAGATACTTCGTCGGATTAATATTAACACTTTAATAGGTGAATCTTTTATTGTTAAAAATGACAACACTAAAGATAGTTTAAAAGATTTCTTAGGCAGAATAGGCATCTCTTATGATGGCCCTTATCTTTCAACCTATGTAGGAACATTGGTTAGAATATCTAATCACATTCTTATACGGGAAAGAGCAATGTATCTTTCTTTGTCTGAAAGACTTCAGCTTCCTTGTAATCCTTTAATTTCTCAAGATAGTCCAAACTTTGAAGAAGTTATTGCACTAAGCCAATTTACTGTTACTGATCAACAAGAGAAAATTATTCAAAATCAATTTATCCATAATTCTGACGAATACTTTTTAGAAAAACTTAACAATATTAATTTATCTAATATTAACTTTAAAATTAGATCTATATGAATTCAAAATTTAAGTCTATTTTTATGTTAATAATTACAGCTTCAGCCCTTGCTGCGATAAATTATACTATTGTTCATTCACCAACAGTATTTATTATCACTGCTGTACTTATTGCTCATGAATTGGGACATTATTTTGCTGCTATTTCTAATGGCGCAAAAGCAGACATCCCATATATTATACCTTTTCCATTTTTTGGAATAGGAATAACAAGAATTAAAAACTTTAAAAAATTAGATCCACAGGTTAGAAAGTCCATACTTCTGTTTGGACCTACTGCTGGTGTATTTACTGCTATTATAATTTTATTATTGTCTTTTATAACTTCTCTTATAACTCCAATTTCAATTTTAATTATAGCATTGTTTGAAATCTTGTTTAATTACTTTGGTTCTGACGGAAAAAAGTACCGTCAAGCTGAAAAAGATATAGTGTTTGCTGCTTGATATATTATCATATCCCACACTTATCTCACAGAAAGATCTAACAATGAAAAATGAACAGGAACTTCGCAATACAATATCTGAATACCTTGATGATTGTTGTTTTGATATTCACGGAATATCCTCTTCATCTTCTCTATCTTCTGCTTCCGAAGTTCAGCTTGCTAGAATTCTAACAAAAATAGCCATAGGAACTGCTTCCATATGGTGGTCTGTAATTGAGTTTAGAGATTTTATATCTAACAGAAAAATATCGAAAGGGTTGTAATGACTAATATTGATAGATTTCATTTTTCATTTGAAATGGCTTCTAAAGTAAAAAAACAATTGGAAGATGAAGCTTTTATTTTAAAGCAAAGAATTGATAAAATTGTTGATCATTTTACAATAAGCGACACACCCATATTGAGGTTTATTCTTAATATGGAACCTAATAGAGATGACTTAAAAAAATTATCTAAAGCCTTAGATCGCTTGGCTGATATAGTCCAAGTTTATGAAGGCATTATGACAAAGCTTTCTGTTGTTAAAGCAGCGGAATCAGATCCAAATTGGTTTGCTTTGGCATTTGGTGATTTTGAAAAAGAGATTGATCAAGATATAGAAACGTTCTTTAACGCAAATTAATATATTGAAAGGTTGCAGCATAGTGAATTCTAAAGCTGATTATACATTCGTCCAGGAAAATGATTCTATTGTTTTTCGTTCTAAAGTAAAGTCGTTTGATCTTGATCATGTTACCGATAAAGATTTAGCGTCTTTTTATTTTAGCTTCTCTAAATATGCCACTATGGATACAGGTTTACTTCCCCTTGATGGAACAGGTCTTCTTGGTATACGTAAAGCCGGCGATCATACTCAGGTGATATACCAGCATAAGCCTGGTACATATTACGTTAATTGGGGCCAGTACGAAAGAGATGTTAATGCTAAAAAATATTATCTTGCTCAACCTTATAGAATTATAATTGTAGATTTTATCAATGACAATTTACTAGGTGCAAGAACTTTTTATTCCCCAATCCCAGCTACACATCCGGATATCCCTTTGTACCATGTTAATCTTCCTAACATAAATTGCAGAGGATATCGAGGCAATGCTGTTGGTTGGATTTGCTTGTATCACAATGAAGATTGGTCTAATCTTCCATTTAACGAAAGACTTGTAAAAGCTATTGATCGCTGTTCTGGCACAGAAGCTTACAATGATGGAAACATGAGTGAGACTGATGGTCCAGGTTTTTATCGTGATCACCATAGAGATAATTCTGATTACCAGTATTTGTGGAATCCACAAGAATGGGAGAGAAAAACTTCTCAAGAAGGTTTTCTTTGGACCTTAGATGAAGATGCTTGGATTCCAGTTCATGTTGATTCAATTGATTCACAATCTCAACACAATCCAAAAGGAGAAGTTCTTACTCTTAAGATGGCTATTTTTGGAAATTATAAAGCCTATTATGACGATCAATATATTCCCAAACCAATTAATGCAATTCAACGTAATGAATTTAACAATGGAATTAAATTAATAACCAGTTGGTTTACACGAGCTTTTGTTACTGCAAAAACTAAGTATAGTGGTTTAGATTTATTTTCTGAAAGTTCTAAAGTTAGACAAGAAAATATTAAAAATGTTTATGATCTTCAAACTGAACACGAAGAAGATGAACCAGATGAAGATCACAACGAAGATGACGAAGGACCATTTTAGTTCTTTAAAATCTAAATATAGAATTTCTTAATAATTTATTTAATTTTAATATGAAAGGAATGTTATGTCTCAAGTAACTATGGACCAATTAAAACATTTTTGGATGCCCTCAGGGGTCCCATGTTTTATCGCAGATCGTTCAGACATCTGCGACTTAGTAGAGGGTATGGGTTTCCAAATTTATTACCTTTTGGCTAATGATATTAAAGAAACTAAAGTAACACCTAATACTGCTCACCAAGGAAAATCTTATGGATATGGTGCAACTACATATACTTATAATTCTCCAGCCGCTCCTCCACCTCCAATCATTACAAAAAATACAAAATTATTTAAAGTAGTTAATAATTTTGTTGGAAGATCAATAGCTATTTCCGCCGACCCTATGCCAGATGAGTTTTTGTCAATTAACGAATCTTGCGAATACTGCATGCCCCCAATTCCTAATGTAATCATTGATAAACTTGATCAATTCTTTAGACTTGTTCATAGTCAACATGGTACAGAATCAATTGTTATTCTTACTTACAATATGAATGCAACTGGCTCAGAAGGTTGGGGCGTTCTTGTTCCAGATCAAACAAACACTCCAGCACATTGCAAATACGATGCTGACAGCATTGCTGAATTAAAACCTGAAGATGTTATGATTGTCGGATCTGTTCATAGCCATCCAGAAATGAGTGCTTATGCTTCTGGCACAGATCATGCAGACCAAGCAGATTTTGATGGTTTACATATTACTTATGGTTGGCAGAAGTCTCAAAACAATGGTGCAACTCAGTACCATCTTGAACTTCAAATGTCTGGTCAAAATTATATTCTTAAACCAGAAGATGTTTTTGAAGATATTTCACTTTTAAAAGATCCTGATCCAGACGTTGTAGAATGGTCCAATAAAGTAAAAAAAGTTCACCCCCCGTATTCAGCGGGGGTCCCGTCACAAATAACTCAGCAACAATTTCAGGCTACCCCTCAACGAGCTATACAACAAACGGCTGGGGACTTTAAATCTTTTCACAGTAGTACCCCTCAAATGCAAGAGGCACTATTGAATTTAAAGCTTCCCTCAGATGCTATTGTTGCTATTGAAATTCAACTTGAATCAGACAATAAAAGCTCTTGCCCATGTTGTGAATATGAAATTGATATTCATGATGTAAACAGTGGAGCTTGTACTGTTTGTGATATTCCTTTAGTTTCTACTACTGATTCTATAAATCAAATGTGTTTAAAAATTCATGATTATATTTCCAAAAGAAAGATTAGTCATACTTCAGCAGTATATCTTTGGGGTTACGATGATAAAGACACCAGAGATTTTATTATAAACATTACTGAAGAATATGAATTTCATGCTTCTAAATATTCTACTAGTTATTTAGATTTAGGTAATTCCGTTGTACCGGTTACTTCTTCTCACTGGGATTATTGGAGAGATGACGTTGATGATGATGACTTTTTATTCAACAGTCTTCAGCATGCAACTGCCTGTTGCAACACTCCGATGACTAATGCTCACAGCCAATGCGAATGTCCTGTTATGCTGTTTAAAGAAGATTTAGTTGATTTTGATATTTATGTAAATAAAATAGAATCTGACATATATAGTTATGACGGAAATTGTTTTAATTGTTCATATTATCACACTACTGAATGCCCTGCTTTCTACAGTTTAGTTTCTGCATTTGTAACTGATAAAAGTAAATTTCTTTTAGATGAAAACACTCCTAAGATAACTGATTGTTCAAAATTTAAATTTTTTACTTACGAAGATGAAAGTTTACAAAATCAAACTATTGATATAACAAAAGAATAGGAGTAAATTACATGACTGATAATAAACGTTTTGTTGTCATTGGTGCTGGCGGAATAGGCACTTGGCTTATCGCTGGTCTTGTTAGGCTCTTGGAATGGAAACTTCCTGGTTCAGGTTTAATTATAGTTGATGGTGATAACTATGAAGAGAAAAATAAAGAGCGTCAAGATTTTGGAAAATTAGGTAATAAAGCAGTTGTTAAAGCAGCTGAACTTACTTCTCAATTTCCTTCTACCACTATTATTCCAGTTCCTAAATGGGTTGTTTCTGACGAAGATACGGGTGTATCTGCAGATGACGATGCACCAAGGATTAAAGCATCTCAGCTTATCCGCGAAGACGATGTAGTGTTTGCGGTAGTAGACAATTTTGCAGCACGGAAGATTCTATTTGATGCAGCCGCTAAATTAGACAATATTGATGTTTTTACTGGCGGCAATGATGATTTATTGTTTGGTTCTGTTTATCATTATCAAAAAAGAAACGGTATACAAGTAACAGAACATCCCGTTACGTTTCACCCTGAATACGAGAATCCACCAGATAAAAATCCTGGTGAACTTTCTTGTCAAGAAAGATCTAAACTTGAAGGTGGCACTCAGCTATTGGCTACAAACATGGCTGTTGCGTCCTTTATTTTAGGAAGAGTCCATAAGACAATAGTGCTAGATCAAAGTCCTGACGAGACCGAAATCTATTTTGACTTAGGACTTGGTAAAGCTGAACCATACAACAGAACAGTTTCTCAGGTTACACAACCTGTGATGATATAAAAAAAGGAGATATAACATGGATCAATCATCCAATCAACAGCAGCCATCTGCTGGAAATGGAATGGCAAACGTTAGATTTGGCGTTTACAATCAACCAGGCAATATCGCTGGTAAGTCTGTAAAAGACGCTAGAGACCAGTTTTCACGCCTTTGGGGAATTCCTCAAGATGCAGTTGCCTACAAAGGCAAAGATAAACTCGACGAAAACTATGTCATTCAAGCAGGCGACAACGTGGAATTCCACCGTCGTGCCGGCGAGAAGGGTTAATTAGTTTTTAAGATCGTGGGGGAATCCGTGCGCCTTTCTCATGGGTTCCCCCACACATTTTTTTACAAGGCACTGATCTATTCATAGAAAGAATATTATGCTCTTTAATCAAATAAAATTAGGCTATCCATCTTTATGGATTAAATCAACAGAGTTTGATAGATTAATTAATTCAATTGTTCAATATAATTTTAGAGAGTATTTTACAATTGATACTGAAAAAGGATTTTCTCAGTACATTGATGGATCTTGGAAACCAGTTCTTGTAGACATTCCAGATCCAGAACAGGGTGGGACTATATTAACTACCCCATTTGATTTGTCTTTGTGTTACGAATATATTAATAAATATATTGAATCTTCTAATAAACAAGTTAGTCTTATTATTAAAGTTTTTGGCAAGCCTGAATCAATAATGAATTATGTTCCTTTAATATCATCTCTCCAATCCAAGCACCGTAATATGTTTTGGAGTGATGAAATTGCAAGCTATCCTCAAATTATATTTTTATCTTCTTTTGATGTTCCAGAAGATTATTCTTATTTATTTAAATCTTCTAATTTTGCATTTCCAAACGCGCAAGAATTATACCAAATCATTGATCATATTAATGTTTCTTCTGAAGGCAAGTTTGTTGCTCAAGATTCTATTAAAGAAGTAGTTAGATCTGGTTTAGGTCTTAATGAATCTGAATTTATAGATTATTGCTTACAGTCTGTAGTCGAAAATGGAACTGTTGATCCTAAATATATTTATGATAATAAAATGCGTTCCATTAAACAGCATGGAATTCTTGAAATTATTAAGCCAACAATGTCTTTTGATAACATTGGTGGTTTAGATAATATTAAAGACATAATCAGAAGAACTGCTTTTCTACGCGCAAATAAAGATCAAGCTGATAAGTTCGGGGTAGTTCCAATCCGCAGAGTATTGATGGTGGGTATACCTGGTACTGGTAAATCTGCTATTTGTCAAGCTACTGCTAACGAGCTTCAACTTGACCTTGCTAGAACTGGTATAAGCCAAGTAATGAATTCTTTTGTTGGTCAATCAGAAGCTAATATGCGTGCAGTATTTAATCAGATTAAAGCAATGAATCCTCTTTGTGTTTGGATTGACGAGTTTGGTCGCGACCTTTCTGGTGGTGCTTCTTCTGCTTCTGTTGACGCTGGCACTACAGACAGAGTTCATGGTGAGTTTTTGACTGGTCTTCAAGAGTTGCCAGAAGAAACATTTTTGATGTGTGCTGCCAATCAATTGGATAATCTTCGTCCAGAAATGTTACGCGCAGATAGATTTGATAAGATTATATTTGTTGGTATGCCTTCGCTTAATGAGAGATTAGATATTCTCAAAATTTATCTTAAAGAGATCAACACTGATCACCAATTTGATTATTATGCTCTTGCAGAATCAACTGAATATTTTACCGGTGCAGAAATTTCTTCTTTAATTCGAGAAGTAAAATTCTTTGTTGTTTCTCAAGATTTTAGACCTATTAATACTCAAGATATTATATCTTATGTTCCAAAAATTAGAAATACAATTTGGAACAAACACAGAGACATGGTTCAGTCTATGTATCAGTTCGCTCTCGAACAATGGGACTGGGCCTCGACAGAACAATATAATGATGCTAATATGATTATATCTGGCAGATCTTCGGTATCCCCTGAAGTATCTTGGAAAATATAGGAGTTAAAATGGATTTTGAAAACATCGATGAGTTTATAGAAACGGTTGAACAACCAACTGTAACAGATACTCTACAAAAAGAATACGATAAAGACCTTTATAAAAAATGGTTTCGTTCTAAAACTCAGAGTGGATTTTTGTCCATTAAGCCTTGGTATCAGGGTTTAAAATTTAAAGTTGATATTGGCAAAACTTCTATCGATGGCAAATTATTGTCTAGCACAATGGTTTATTTAGACGCTATAGATTTTTCTGCTTATCTTAATTCTGTTGCTAATGGCACTGGTAAATTAAATTATATTCAGAATGATAAAAGTGGTGTACCAACAACTGAAGGATTTGTATCTTACGGTGGCGGCATTATAGAATCAAAGCCTATATCAAGAATATTTAAATCTCATTACTGGCAGAATTCAGACCAGTCTTATGATGATTCTGCTTTTGTATGGAAGTGCGGTCATTTTGCTGCTCGAAAAACTGAATCAGGAGCTTTTATACCAGACATGAAAACATCTCTGTCTGTAGATAGTATCAAAGTTACAAGAGCTGAACTATGCAGCATTGCAAATATTATTAACCTATCTTTAATATCTCATGTTACCAATAAGTCTGATTGGTACGCAGTATGATTTACGATAACGATAATGATACTCTCCAGGCTACTTTAAACACTATGCTTGATACTTTAAATAAAACTGTTCAAAATTCTTTTTCTGATTTAGACAATCGTATTGAATCTTTAGAAAAACAAATGGCTACTTTAGTATTGGCTTACGGCGAGCAAGCTGTTTTTATGGAAGCTTTAATTTCTCAAATTTCTTTTGCTTCTGAACAGGCTCAAAAGTCTTTTCATGAGACTCTTAAAGAAGCTAGAAAGTCTATGTTAGAGGTGATGAAAGATGGAGCAGAAAATCTTGTGGCCCCAAGCGATCCAGTCCTTGGACAAGCCATTGTCAATATGGCTTCTGAAAAGTTATCTGACATTAATAAATGATAACGAATGTGCTCTGTTTGTTGACAAGCAAAATTACGAGTTACTGAATAGTTTCGAGTATTTATCTAAAATATATGGGTGTGCTAAACAAGTTTACCCTTCTTTTAAATCAATGCATTTTATTAATTCAAACTTTTTAGAACATCTTAGATCAAATAAAATAGAACTATATTCAATAGAGGTCCTTTAATGTCAATTATATCTTCTCCAATATCTAAAGCTGATTTTAATGAATTGTACACTCAACGGATACAAAATTATAATCAGTTATTAAAGCTTAATCCTGTTACATATTTTGCTGCTTCTGTAGGGTCTCGTTCCTATCTTAGGATGCTTGTTTCTGGACAAGCACAGGATCATGTTCCGGAAACTCTTAGACAATCAGAAATTGAAGTTATTTTAAATCATATAGATAAAGGTAGAACTGTTACTCCATTAGCTATTGAAAAGATTATAAATGAATATCCCCATGTACAGGTTGATCATTCTGGCCAATATGTATTTCCTGGAGATATAGAAGAATTTTCTTCGACATTTTTTCCCGGTATGCTTCCATCTATAAATAAAGTTATTATTGAACATTTGTTATTTAATAAAGTTATAAACGTTTTTGGTTCTTCAGCAAAACGATTTTTATTACTTAAAAATTACGATATTTCTGATATATCAATTACCGTAATTCAAAATAAAATAAATTCATGTTCTTATGATAAACAAAGCTATGATAATTATTCTAATGTTTTAGAAAAGTATATCGCTACCATTGATGAATCATTAAAGAATTATCAGGTCGATCAACAGTATTTACTTGATATAGTTGATCGTTTATCTAAACGTGTTTTTGAACTGGAAACTGCTTTGGAAACTCAACAAAAAGAAGGTGTCAGTGGATATCTTCTCAGTTGGCATTAAATTGAAAGGTATTTATAAAAACTATGGATTCATTTACTAATAAAGAATATTATCAAAAAATACTTCAGTATTTTTATTCTAAAAAAACTGCTCAATATCAATTAATCCCATCGGAAAAAATAAACACAAAGGTATGTCAATTAAGTGTTTCTTTGCCCGATATTCCACCGTTTACATATGGTGTCATGCTTAACGGCAGAGAGAATTTATCAGATAACCACATTGTTATTTGGGATGTTTTTAATACTGGTGAGTTTTATGTCAGCGATGGAGTTTACAATGCTGTAACTTACTTTAAGGGATTATTTCCTGTATTTTATATTCATAATCTTAGTGATCAAAATACTGGTGTTTTTAATCCAAGTTTAGGAAATTCTTCTGCTGATTCACCAATTGCTCAAAATATAGGAGAAAAAACTTTTATATATTATAGATATAAAGATAATAATTATGATGGTTGGGCTTTTACCTGGACTTCATTGTTCAGTAATGAACCAATAGATCCTACAGATTTTTCAGATAGTGATGAAAACAATTCTCAACTTGAAATTCCATTTGAAGTTGATAGCAATATAGACGTTAACAATGTCAGCAACGATATCTTAGCTAATCTTTTCTCTGCGCTTTCAACTAACCAAAGTGCTTCTATGACAAATGAAAAGATTACTAAATTAATTAAAACTATCAAAATTGGCAAACAAGCTAAAAATCTTTTGTCTCAAATAGATGAACTTTCTTCTGATTCTAAGAGTTCATCTTCTTGTATTTGTTCTAATTTTACTTGTGTATCAAAATCTTCTTCTATAAATATAGTTTCAAAAGATCATGCTTTTGCTAATGCACCAGAGGGGTTTAGTTATTGTTCACACAAAAATGCAGAAAAGTCCTTTAACGGAACTGTTGCAGTTTGTGCTTGGCCCACTGGTAGCCAGCCTAGATGTTCTTTGTATAGTCCAAAAACTGAATTAGTTGAAAGAAGAAATTCTTTAGATACTTTTGGGAATATTTTATATGATTTTGAAGTTTCATTAAATACATTATCTAATTTTGATAATGTTATTTTTATTAAAAATATGATTAACAATGAAGTTGTTAATACAATTACTTACCCAGCCAATGCTAAAAAAGAAGATGTAATAGCTGAATCTATTCGTGTTCTTGAAGAGTTAATTTTAGCTTGGACAGATCTTCCTCAAGAAAATAAAAATATTATTTTTCCACAAGTTGAGTCTAGACCAAAGAAAGAAAGTTATATACTTTCATTGGCATAAGAAAGGTTTAATATGATAAATATCTTAAATTACGATAGTCAGTATACTGAGTTGGTTACTCTTAATTTTACTAAATATTCTGAAGATTATTGTTACGTAAAAGATTCATATTACCATAATACAAGAAGTATTCTTCCTTCTATTTTTAATCTTTTTATAGATGCTAGTTATCAAGTTCCAACTCGTTATATAGATCACGACAGGTCTATGAAGAGTACAATTGTTAATCCGAATAGTTTGTATCCTATTGCTGTTCGGTATGTAACTACAGATAATGTTTACGTAATTGAACGACCTCCTTTTAAGCTATCTGTTGATTTTAAAAATTCTCGAGCTGCTCATAATTCTCCAAAAGTAGAACCTGTTGAAATTTGGATTCCTTGGACTGTAATGGTTCTTCCTTGGAATCAAGTAGTTAATGGTGATCCTAGCAATTTAAGACTCTATTTTAATGATGGTCCAATACAATCCTTAGATGATTGTGTAGTAGCACCTTATCTTCCTAATTCTTATTCAGATGGAAGAATATGCTGGTCTCATTCTTATAATCAGCTCTTAACTCAGCTTAATGTTTCTGAACCAAATACTGTAGATGTTAATTATTTATATTCCTCTATACTTAATGATTATTTAATGGGTGGATGGAACACGGATCTAAATTTTCATTATCGTTATCTTCAGTATAGAGATTCTCACACATTTAATGCACAACTTGAATCTAACAATTATCCAATGATTTCTTTATTTGTTGATACATTAAAAACAAATTTAGATTTTTCAAATAAAGTTAGGTCAATTCTTGAAAGTAAGTTTGGATTAACTAAACGCAGAAGTCTTTCTTGTGTTGATGGTTCTATAATAAAAGATAAAAATAATGTTCCTTGTTCTAAAGATATATACCTTAAATTATTTGCTTTTATGTCTGCAGCGTCTCTTTCTGATACTCTTGCTTTTGTTTCTGAACTAAAAAGTATTTCACATTCTTCAAAAAGTATTTATAATAAAAAAAATACTATTTTAGAAATATCTTCCGTTAATCAAAATGCACACAATAATGATGATAGCATTACTTTATTAGCTTCTACATCCCCGATTAGAAGTGCCGCTGTTAATAATTCTATAGACCCAGAATTGCGAACAATGAATGCTATCGTAGTTTATGCTAAAGATTATACTCCTGAGGAATCTGGATTTGTATCTTATGCTTCAAGAAGAGGTGATAATCTTGAGGCTATTTTAAGTGCGGATTTTGCATCGGAAAGTGATTTGCATGAGCTTATATATTTGTCAATGTATAAATTATGTAAACATAGATATAGTTATGAAACACAAGATGAGCATAAGCCTTTTGTTGTTGTTATAAATGGTAACACTGGGACATTATCCATATATGATACTGACTATTTAGATGTTTTATTTTCTCAAGTATCCAGTAGAATAAAAGAATCTATGTCTAAAAACACTCATTTGAAATCTAATATTCGTGTATCAACCTATGTTGAACAGCATCTAAAGGAGCAAAATGCTTGATACAATCAGTGTTGTAACTGTTAATTCCCCTTATAATTCAATATATTCTGTTGCTAAAGTTGTTACTCAATATGGCAGTGAGTATGTTTTGAATCAAGAGCAGACAAGAGATTATTTACTTAATCATTATTCTTTGGGATATACTACTTTTTCTTCTCATTCTAAACCTACTGGCCTTATGCCTCCTGGTGTAAAGGCTATTTTCCCTAATGTAGTTGTTTTTGAGCGTCCGCCAACTTATCAGAATGTATTCTATATTGCAGATACAGTATCTGAACGAATGTCTGAAGAACAACATGTTTATAGAGTTGCTCTTCCTTGGCAGCTTTATGTTGCTGTTTATAATTCTGATTTTTATTTAACTAATGTTTATATGTATTTTATGGATGCGCCTCTTACTTCTATACAGCAGAATATTTATGCTCCAAACATTCCCAATTTCTTTGCAAATGGATTATTGTGTAGGCCTAATTTTTCAACAATGGATGAAGTAGAAAGATATTCAAAAGATGTTTCTGGTATTATTCATTCTACTTTTGATTGGGTTTGGAATAACGGAACCAATCACGATTTAACTGAATCAATGGTTCTACTTCCAAAATATACTAAAGATCTTTCTACTACAGTAATCGGTGGCTTACCTATATCTGGTCATTATTTTGATAAAAGCTACTGCAATGGTTATAAGCTTTCTGTAGCACAAGTTAAAACAGCTTTTGCTTCTTGGGAAAAAATTGAAATTAAAGATATTTTAAATTATAAATGGGTTTCTCCATCTACCCAACTTCATGATGTCAACAGTGATAATTATATGTCTTCTATTCAAGAGTCTGCTCCTTATTCTGATAATGTTTATAGTTGGTTATCTGACCATTATTCCGATGAAGATGAAGACGATATTATTAATAGAATGGATAATGGAGAATATGATATAGCTGAATATATTTCTTATCTTATAGATAATAATTATGTTTCTCCTCCATTTAATAAAAGAGCTGATTTTTCTTATGAGCAAATGTTAAATGTTATTTTTTCAGAAAACAATACTTTAAGAAGAAAAACAGTAGGTATTTTGTCTGATATTAAAAAAATAACTGAGATACTTCAACCTGTTTCTTGACACATTTTTCTTTTAATGCTACTATATATAGATATATAAACTTAAATAAAGGTAGATAAAATGGTCAAAAATGCTATTACCGAGCCAATATTTAATAGGTCCGAAGTTGCTCAAATTCTTAATGTATCTACTTTAACCGTTTCTAATAGGGAAAAAAATCGGTAAATATCCTCAAGCTAAAAGAGATTTAAATAATTATAGAGTATATACTCTAAATGATTTATTTAATCTTCAATTAATTACATATAGTCATGTAGATCCCAAGCCTATTATATCTATATTGTATGACAAAGGATATCAAAATATAAAAGTCTTGGGTCAAATGATTGATGATATCTTATCAAAGAGGGTGTGATGGACAAAGAACGTTCTAATTCAGAGTCATACAGTTTAGTAGATGAAGTCCCCGAAGAAATATCGACTGATGTTATAACCGACCTTAAATCAGGTATTTATAATTTATTTATATCATTATACAGTCACCTCGTAATTGATTTTGGTGTTGACGAAGCAGTCAATCAATCAACTGCTTTTATCGACGACATATCACTAAACTTTAAACAAATAACCAATAAAAACACAGAAAGCCAAACAACATGATAGATCCAAAAAACATAATAAATATTACCGGTGGAGTCGTTGCTGATCCAGAACTAGTAAACGATGGAAAGATTGCTAACTTTACCCTTGCAGTTGACTACGCTGGTTCAGAAAAAGGCTCTGATAACAATACAGGTTATTTTGATATAGTTTACTACCTCAAAGATGGAAGTGCTTTTGCTAGCAAAAATGCATCTTTTATTCATAATCAAATTTCTGAGTCTAAAATCAAAAAAGGTGCTAGACTTTCAATTGTTGGTCGCGTAGTCCAGCAACGTTGGAAACAAGATGACAAAACTAGAACTAAAATAGTTATCATTGCAGAGCACATTGCTTACGCAGTCACGTCAGGTGCAAAGCCAGCAAATGGTTCAACTACTTCTTCAGATGCAAAAGAAACAACTTCTGCTTCAGCCGCTTCGGTTCCAGATAGCTTTTAATGGAAGAAGAATTTGACGAAGCGTATTTAGCTTCTTTAATTGAAGAAGCTTTAGGCGATAAAGGCAATAACCAAATGCATCCGTCTTCTGGCATGCATCTTGGTTTTGCCGAGTCGAATTTGATGTCTTTGGTTTATGATAAATTAACTAAGTATTTTCCTGAGTCTAATTTAAATTCTTTTTTTCAAGATTTTAGATCTGATTTAACATCAAGAAAAGTTTCTTTGTCTATCAAAGAATTGCATACTATAACCAAAAATTGCAAGAAGTGTTCTTTACTTTCGGCTGCAGAGCTTCCAAAATGGAATGTTGTAGATCCTGATGTTTTAATAATATTAGAATCTCCAAATATACAATCGGATGCTGTAGATCTCTTGGTTAAAAAAATAAAATCAATTGGATTTACGTCTTCACAGATGTGTTTGACCTATGTCAATAGGTGTCCAAAATATGGTAAGTATGAAAATAAAGAAATAATTAATTGTTCTCCTTATTTGCATAACGAAATACAATTACTTAATCCCAAAGTCATTGTGCCAATGGGTTCTTTAGTTACATCTGTTTTATTAAATTCAGACATAAAAATTAAGGACTATCGTGGTAATTTAGTTTGGCTAGGACATTGGCCTATAGTACCAACGTATTCTCCTTCATATGCTTTGCGCTCTGGTTCAACCGCGCTGCAGAGTTTTGAAAATGATTTATCTTATGTTTATAAATTTATAAATACATGACAGGAAAAATATGACATTACATACTATCTACAATAGAAATGAATTATCTGCATTTGAAGCTTTAGTCACTAAAGATGTTAAATCTCAAATATCTGATTCAGAGATGGATACACTTGTTCTAAACATTGATAAGTGGTTATATTGTTTATATGTAATGAAGAGAGATGTGGAATATTATCTTTCTTCTAGAGTTTCTACCAGAAAAATTTCTACACAACAAATGAAAGATAGATCTGCTCCCCAAGAGGAGCTGACTGTTTTTCTTGCTTCTGAATCTCTTTGGAAAGTTAATACTTTAAAGTTTTTAAATTCTTTAGAAAAGAAGATTTTGTTTGTTAAATTTTTATCTAAAGAATTATCTAATTCTAAAACATTAGAAGCTTAAATGTCAGAATCACTTCTTCATACTCCAGAACTATTGTTTTCAATAGATTCTACTGTAGATGAAGAATCTTCCTATAATTTAGTTTCTTTGTATAGGTCTACTTTTATTCTAAATAATTATTATGATTCAAAAGAATATACTTTAGAACAAATTTTGTATTTATGCACACAATTTGCATTATTTTCTGGTAGAGTAAAAATTGCTTCCAAACAGGATTCTCCCACTATAGCCTCTAAAATACCTTTAGAGGTTTTTAGATATAAGATGTTAGATGATGGTTCTTGGTATTATGCTAAAACCACACCTAGAAATCATAAACCTGGATATATAGTAGAAGGTGCTCTATGGACAAATGGCATGTTCTATTTAACCAGAACTGAAGATACTAAACAGATTTTAGAAGCCACTCTATCCGTTGATCAATATACAAAGGATTTACACGGTTACCCATGACAATTAAAACAACTTTTTACCGGTCGAGTTCATTTATTACGAATGTCTCTTGGGACGATGATACCGAAACTTTACTTGTACAGTTTATCAGCGGAACTACTTGGTTATATCATGATGTACCTCAAGATACGTACAACCGTTTAGTTCGTTCTCCTTCTGTCGGACAATTTTTTAATAAAAATATTAGAGACAAATATCCAAGCGAAGTAATAAATAGAGCATCTCAGCAGGTGGTGAAAAATGGGGAAGAAAAATAAAAATAAACGTTTTAAAAACTATGGTTATAATTATAGAAACCAGCATTTCTATGAGAATTTTTCCACAAATACCACTGGTTATATCGCTAAATCAGACCAAATAAATAAAATTGCTTTAGAAGTTTTTGGTTCTTTACATTTTCAAGTCACTGCAGAAGACTAGAATATCTGCTATAATGTTATTATGACTACCATAGTTGCCCTCCAAGGTGACGGCTTTGCTTTAGTTTCTTGTGATTCCCGTATATCAGATGTAGACAGTAGCGGTTATATTTCACAAGTTAGCACCTTAAAAGAAGGTACTGCAAAGGTTGCTTTAAACGGCAAATATCTTTTGGGTGCTGCTGGCGATCTTAGGGCAATAAACATTCTTCATCATGCCTTTACTCCTCCTCCACCACCTGCTGGAATAAAGGGTAAGAAACTCGATCAGTTTTTTACTGTTAAGTTTATTCCTGCACTTCGTGAATGTTTTGAATCTCAAGGCTATGCTACTCCAGACAAAGACGAGAAAATGCATATGGCTGAACATGATTCATTATTGATTGTTGCTGTATGCGGGAATATTTATGTTGTTGACGGCGATTATTCTTGGCTATCTGATACATCCGGAGTCTATGCTCTTGGTAGTGGTTCTTCTTATGCTCTTGGAGCATTAACCGCGTTAATGCCAAAGACTGCACTAACGGTGCAAACAGCAAAAAAAACCGCACTTAAAGCAATGAGTATAGCTTCTAGATTTGACCCTCACACTGGATCTCCATTTCATACTTTTGTTCAGGAAAATCAATAGCTTATAAATTGTTTATAATACGTTTTTATTGATTATTATATTCTTTAACTACATTATTGATTTTAAGGTCTAACATGAACGAAACTTTAGTTTGCACAGTGTGTGACAAGAAATGGCAAAGATTACGTGCCCGTGGCAGAAAACCAATTGTTTGCCCTGCATGCGTTGTCCAAGAAGCTTCTGACAATAAAGAACTTCTTACTACCCCTAAAGTTGAAACTCATAATAATGATTTAACTTCTGATGTAAAAAGCATTCTTTGTAACGTATATAGTGCTTATTATCCGAAAGATATTAATGTTTACAAAATAACAGAATCTAAACCCAAGGTAAAATGGGTTTGTGTTCATTGTAATTTTGAAATGGTTAGTGTTATACCATTAACTGCTGTGCCTTTGCACAAGTGTTCCAAAAACACCTCTTCTCTTACTGAACTATCCTTAGCTAAGTAAGTTATATATTATATTAATATATCACTCATTTCATAGCTCAAAAGGATTATATGGAGACTCAAGAACAAATTAATACACCATTAGATAAGATAAAATATTTTTTATTAAATTTAATTAAAAAGTTATCTGATTTTAAAGTTTTTGTTAGAATAACTGAACTTATATTATCTTTATTATTTACTTTTATTTATGGCAGGAAACCTATAGTATCCTGGTAATCCAGAATATTGGATTTTATCTAATTTTATAATTTATTATATTTTTTTTATTTACCTATTTACCACAACAGGAGTTTGTCATGTCTACCGCAGCCGTTTCTACTGAAACACAAGTTCATTTAGTCCCAAAAAGGTTTGCAATTGCTGAACCATCAAAACTTCTCACCTTTCTCAAGGGAGAACCACCAGTAAACGCAGGCAAAGGCCGCAGGCGCAATCCAGTTATCACCCAGATCTACAACTCACTTATCGAGAACCGTAATGTATGGGCACACATCAACATACCAATTACAAGCAAAGAGCAGCTTGCATCGCTTCGTGCAGCACTGTACTCAAGAGCAGAAAAAGATAATTTAACAACTCAGACTTCATCATTGTTTAACGATCAAACAAAAATGTATGACGTTTGGGTAATGCTCACAAACCGATAATAAAGTTTTACCGTAAAAGTTTAAATGCTTTTTATGTTGCAAGCATAAAATAGCTCCTTTCGTTAGACTTTTACGGTAATTAAGTTTTACTATGGGGTTAATCTTATTATTTGTAAATACTTATTGTACTCATTTGTATTTATGCCTATAAGATTAACCTCATGGTAAGCCAAATTCTTTTTTTTTATTTTAATTCAAAAAGTCTTTTTTTATACTAGTTCCTCAAGTCGTAACTTTAATGTGGTATAATAGATGTTTAAAGTCCATAAAACAAAGGATGCATAGAATATGGAATATACTGAACTTTATCCAAAAGTAGATGTTTATACCGGGCTCTTGCCTGACGCAGATGAATTATATAGAATAATGAAACAGTCTGAAACTGATGCCGATGGAAGATTCTATTTAAGAAAATGGGATCAATGGTCCGTATTCGGAACATATACATTGCCAAAAGACAGTGATCTAGAACCAAGAGAATTTGGACAAAGATGCGATGAAGAAAAATATTTAAGCGATAGAGTATACGAAGCATATAAATCAGCCATAGATGATTACGTTGCTCGTCATAATATTGAACTTCCAGAAGGATCTCATTTAATGACTTCGTCATTTTCTAAATACAATGATCAGATTGATTATCTAGACAATGACCTAACCATGCAGTACCATACCGATTTTATAATTTGCGAAAAAGACATGCCTGGAGATAAGTTCTTTTTGACCTGCACTACATATATTAATGATGATTACGATGGCGGAGATATTTGTTTTTACATAGATGGAAAATTTATTAATCATAAACCAAAAGCTGGAGATATATTAATATTTCCATCAACCGAACCTTATTACCATGGAGTTAAATCAATTACAAAAGGCAATAAGTTTTTTGTAAGAAATTTTATTGTTTATAATTTTAATGGAACTGAAGAATGGTTAAAGAATCAAAGATTCTATGGTGCTCATAGGTGGGGCAAAGTAGAACAAGAAAGAGTTGAGCATGAGATGGCCCGCAGCATGCTTTACATCGTTGATGGTAAAGTGGTACCCTTCGAAGAAGCAAGACCAGATCCAAGATATAAAAATTTAAAAAAATAATATCAAACAAAATTATGAACAATAGATTATTTATATTTGATTTAGATGGTGTTTTAGTGGATAGTAAAAAAATTCACTACGATGCTCTAAATGAGGCTTTATTTACCGTTGGTGAAAAATATATCATTTCATTAAATGAACAGAAAGAATTTTTTGAAGGCCTAACAACAAATCAAAAGTTACAAATACTAACGCAAACTCGTGGGCTTCCTGAATATAAATACGATTTAATTTGGAAACAAAAACAATTAAATTCAATAAGTTTTTTTCAAGAATTAAAAACAGATACTGAATTAATAAATATTTTTAAAACTATTAAAAATAATAATATTAAAATTTGTGTTGCCAGTAATAGTATAGAGTTAACAGTTAAAACATGTTTAGAATCTCTCGGATTAATGGATTTTATAGACTTTTATATAAGCAACGAGAGTGGTATTTCCCCTAAGCCAAGTCCAGATATGTACATCAAGTGTATGGAGCATTGCGCAGTAAGCACTAGCGATACGGTAATTTTTGAAGATAGTTACATCGGAAGATTAGGCGCTTTTAAAAGTGGAGCAAGAGTTGTTTCTATTGAAAATAGGATAGATTTAACTATAGAAAAAATTACAGATGAAATAAATAAACAAGTTAAAAAAATTAATGTATTAATACCTATGGCTGGAGAAGGCTCTAGATTTAAGGCTGCGGGATTTGATTTGCCTAAACCACTTATTGACGTTAACGGCATTAGCATGATAGAAACAGTGTACAAAAATATAGGCATTAGTGCTCACTATATTTTTATCGCGCAAAAAAAAGACATTGATAAATATGAAATCAAAGAACATTTATCAAAATTCTGCATGGATTTTACCTTAGTCGAACAAGATGGTAAATTAGACGGAGCAACTAAAAGCTGTCTTTTAGCCAAGAATATCATTGATAATGATAGTCCGCTTGTAATAGCTAATTCAGATCAATATGTTAAATGGAATCCTAATTTTGTTATACATCAATTTATTAATTCTGGAATTGATGGATCAATACTTACATTTCATTCAACCGACACAAAATGGTCGTATGCCAAAAACAATGAGCAGGGTGTTGTCTCAGCTGTAGCAGAAAAAAATGTCATTAGTGATCAAGCTACATGTGGAATTTACTACTGGAAAAAGGGTAGTGATTTTGTTAATTATGCGGAAAAAATGATACAAAAAAACATTAAAACCAATAATGAATTTTATGTTTGCCCTACTTATAATGAAGCTATTGAAGACGAAAAAATTATTATTACTCATAAAGTAGAAGAAATGCACGGTCTTGGCACCCCCGATGATTTAAAAACTTTTTTAGAAAATCATAGTATTTGACCATGCATCTTATATCTCATAGGGGAAATATTAATGGAAAAATACCAGATAAGGAAAATAGTCTTCGCTATATAGAGTCGGCTATAAATCTTGGATATGAAGTAGAAATAGATATTTGGTATTTAGTCGATGAGCGTAAATACTATTTGGGCCATGACAAACCAGAGTACCATGTTGATCTATGGTTTATAGATAATATAAAAGATAAACTTTGGCTTCATTGTAAAAATAAAGATGCTCTTTCATATCTCAGAGATGATTTTGATAATATTAATTTTTTTTGGCATCAAGAAGACAGTTACACGATAACCAGCAAGGGATACGTATGGGCTTTCCCTGGTGAAAAATTAGTAAAAAATTCAATTATTTTATTTCCAGAAAATTATCCAGATGATAGAAACAAGTTAATTTTATCTTCTGGCATTTGTAGCGACTATATCTCTGATTATGAAACTTATAAGAATATAGAAAAAATTGAACACAATGAAAACGAGATTATTTTAAAATTAAAAAACCCAGTCTATAATTTTTTTAGTCATAAATTTAATATAAATACAAAATATGAAAATGAATTAAAACTAGCGAGCGATGAAGAGTTTGCTGGATTTAGCATGGGCGTGTCCGGGGACCCATCTATTGATCGTTTATTGCCGATAGTAACTGAATTAACAAGTATCGAAAAATATTATGAATACTATAATCACATATCTGATGAAGCTTCTATGAAAATAGAAAATGTTTTTATTTATCCATTTACTGTAAGATATCACCATAATTTAATGGAACTTTTTCCTAAATTAATTAAATTAAAAAACATTGATCCAAATTTTACATTTTTATTAGCTTCTTGGGCACACGAAGAAGATATAAAAGAATCTAGTAAACATAGGGATAAAAATAATAAAGATTTATATTTTAATTATTTAATTGAATTTTTAAATGTATTAAATATAAAATATAAATTTATTTATAAAGAAAATTTTAATGAAATAATTTTTAAAAATAGTTATATATTTTATGAAAAACAAATTTCTGTTAATCAAAACTTAATTAATAATAATGATTCACCACATAATTTTCTTGAAAAAAAATGGGATGAAAAACTTTCCATTTATGGCTATTCCCATAGCCAATTATTCTACAATTTTCACCCAAGCAATAATCAGTATCGATTAAAATATATAAATGATTATATTAATAATAACTTAAATTTAAAACAAGATAATTATCCTAAAAAAATATTTATATCAAGAAAAAATTTTTCTGTAAGAAAAAATATTAATATTATAAATATTGACAATACTAAAGAAAAAAACGTAGAAAAAGTTTTTGAAAAAAATGGATACCATGTTATTAACATGGAAGATTTTAATTTTTTAGAACAATTAAAATTTTCTTACAACGCATTAGTGATAGCCTGTTTTGTTGGTTCATCAATTTTAAACGCATTTTTTTCTCATAAAGATGTAAAAATTTTTTATTTAAACCCAATAAATGAAGAATACAACAATGAACCTCACTTAAAGCGTTATTATGATTTTATCCTTGGGGATGCCAAAGTGCAGCACAGTAGTTACGATATAGACATGAATAGTGAAAACTTTATTGAATTAGAAAATATAATAGAAAATTTATAAAAACCTAGGCCTCAGGTTACTTCTTTCAAAAACATATATGCTATACTAGAGGAACGAAGTCAGATGCTCTCCACGGGCAGGGTTAGCAATAGCTCTGCCCGTTGAGTTACAGGAGATATTGTGGGATTATACGACTCAATTCACTTAGAATATAAAAACATTCCGATGCCCCTCAATGCCAATGAGGAAGAAATAGAGTTTATTAAGCAGGCGGTTTATACTGATTCTTTTCAGACAAAAGATCTCGCCAACTGCCTTGATCATTTTTTAATTGATGAATATGGAAGATTTTTTAGCCTAAATGTTTCTGAATTTGACCAAACAATTGACAAAGAAGAATATATACATCAACATATAGAGTGTTATATGGTGGTAAATGTTGATGATGACAAACACTGGTTAAACTACGACATCAAATTTACTGATGGAATTGTGTCAGATATAAAAGTTTTGGAATGGAAAAAGATGAAGATGGGCCTTCAAAAGGGATAAGTAATGATTTGCGGTTGTAACTTAACAGTAGAGTACATGAGTTTCCGATCCATGGTGTGAGGGTGCAATTCCCTTCAACCGCTCCAACACTGTTATGTTTGAACGACCTAATTTTATTAAAAATTATTATGATGATTTAATAATAATAAAATTTAAAAATCCAAATTTTTCTTTATTTAAGATAAAAAATTCCCCAACTTCTCCTGTTCCATTGCCAATAAGCGCAGAAATAAATCTGAATAAACATATAAATAAAACTGTTTTTGTTACAGCATTTACGCCTAGATATTTTCATCTACTTCTAGAATGTTTTCCATTAATTCTTGAATTAAAAAATAAAGTTAATTTATCTGATTTAGTTATTGTGTCACCAATGCCTTTGGATGAGGAAACTGGTTTATTCAAACATTTTACAAATAAATATCAATATCCATACTATGATATAAATAATCCAGAAGATACAAAAGTTTTTAGCTTTACTTCTTTATATGGTATTAAAAGCAATTTTAGTATAATACCAGATTTTTGTAAATATTTTGGGATTAACTTAATCTGCATTCCTGAACACGAATTCAATAACACATCTTTCGATTATGCGTATTTTATCTATGGAGAAAAAAATCAATATGTTGATGATGAATTTGTTTTTATAAGTGAAGAAATGTTTAATCGTGGAACTGTACAGGCAGTTGATCCACCACGTGTTTTAGTGCCTATAAAAATTAGAAAAGAATATGGAATAATTTGTCCAGAAATTATACAAAAAGAATATATTGACTACCACATGCTTCTTCCTCATAAAACAAGAAAAGATGATTCGTTTAATTCTTTTAAATTACTTATAGATAGTTATCCAAAATTTAGTATTATACCAGGAAAAAAAATATATGTATCTAGAAAAAATTTTCCAGATAGAAATGTTTATGAAGAAAAATATGTAGAAGAATATTTTAAAAAATTAAATTATGAAATAGTATATTTTGAAAATTTGAATATATTTGATCAGTCTAGGATTTGTCAGGAATCAGAAAAGATAGTTTGCTTGTATGGAACAAGTTTATTAAATTGTGGATTTTGTTCAGATAAAACTATTGTAATTTCAATAAAATATAATATGCCAAAAAATGATTATACAATTAACAGCGCCTACAATTCTATCTTTAGGGGAAATTCAATAGAACATATTGAGCTAGATTACAATGGTGATGATCTACTTGGTTTTATCCAAGATCAAAAAGACTTGTGGTAATAAAAGGAACTACTATGAAAGAAAAGAAAATAAAGAGCCACGAAGAACGCAGAGAAATATATTTGAAGCGTAGAGAATATATGAAAGCTTATCAAAATAAATGGATGCAAGATCGTCGTACTGAATGGCTTCAGGAAAATGGACCATGTAAACAGTGTGGTTCTTGGGAAAATTTAGAGATTGATCACATAGATCCAAATCAAAAAAAATATAATATATCTACTTTATGGAGTAGAAAAAAAGAGTTTAGAGAAAAAGAATTGGCTAAATGCCAAGTTCTTTGCAAGTCATGCCACTTCATGAAAACAAACCGAGAAGCCAAAGAATTCGGTCACGGCACGCCCGTAAAATATGCTACCTGTAAATGTGTTCTTTGCAATCAGATGAAAAAATTTCATCAAAAGAATATTATCAAGTAATTGCCCTTAGAATAGTTGCTGCGGCTGCAGCCTCTCTTAGCAGGCCAGATTTTGCTGCTCCGCCGGCAACATGGGCCGATGCTTCAGTCGCAGCACCAAGTAACCTACTAGTTGCTCCAGATCTTTGAACAACTTTTTCAACATTATCCTCAATTGTTTCCATTGCTATTGAGCCAGCTATCTTTGCTTGTGTAGCTGCAGTAGCTCTTTGTATTGGCATTCTTCTTGGAGCACCAGCAATTGTTTTCATTTCTGCGGGAGAACCGACTGCTAATCCCTGCATAGGGAGTCTTCCTGAATTAGTTTTTAAAACATCATCTATTGTTCCAGTAAAACCAATCCCCTTTGCTCGGCCATATTCTTCTAAATGACTTCCAATTTCTTTTGAAACAAATTGCCTATCCCCTTCAATCATGGCATCTAATCCAGGGATTTTTGATGATTCTACGCCAGAATCAATAGCTTTTTTTGTACTATGCAAATAGGCTTCAAATGGTGTAGCGCTTTTTGGCAATTCGTCCATAGTAACAGGCACGGGTAAACGACTACCTGGGCCGCCAATAAACGTCTCGGTCATTGCTGGGTTATGCATTTCAACATTAAATCCTCTGTTATCTTGGACATAATCTATTCCATAACGAGCTGCTTTCATTCTCTCTCCTGATTGATGCATCATTGTGCCAATATCAAGCGCTCTTCCATACTTTTGATTCATCCCAGATATTCTTCTTAGCGGATCGGATAAACTTTCTACGCCTATATGCTGCGGTTGAACAATCATAGCCTCAATATCGTGCATTCCTACACCAAGTGTCATGGTTTCAAATTGACGAAAATTATTAACAGAACCTCTACCTGGTATAAAATCGTTTGCAGATTTAATGTGCTCCAAACCTGAGCGACTAGCCTGAGCGGATATATGTTCTGCATCGGTGCCAACAAGAACGGATGCTTGAGCGCCTTCCGATATTTGAGATAATGGAATTGTAGGATTTTTATGACCTAAGTAATCTCCGGAGGTTATTCTAGTTCTATCAGCAACTTCTCGTCTAAGAATTATTTTTTCACCCTCCAAACGCGTTTCTGTATCATAACCAAAAGCAGAGAATGCCGTTTGTCCCTTCTCGACGGTCGCCCCATAGGCATATCTGTGCATGATGGGGATGTTCTCCCCATAAGTAGCTCTAAGTTCATTTGCGCGAACTTCAGATAAACTTCTTGGAATATTTTCTCCACTTGTAGGCCTTAGCCCAGGTATTGGATCCTTTTGTCCTTGTGTTGCATTGTAGTATGGTAATCCTTGTTCAAGTTCTGCATTAGCACGTATTTCTGCTAAACTAATTTCGTCAACCAAACCCCCAGTGTGGCCAACGCCCTTAAGGTCATGGGGTGTCAAAACAACTCCAGAAGCTAATATTTTTCCTGATGTACCACGCCTAGCGTGAACTAAAGATCTTTCATCACGACTTGCAGCCCATTGCCCTAATGCATTCTTTAGCCCGGGATCTGGGGCTTGAGGGATTAACCTTTTAGCTGCTTCAGATAACTCAGAATAACCTGGGGCTGAGACTGAAAGAGCTTGTCTGATAGCGGAGGTTCTTCTAGATGAAATCTGAGATGCACTATTATAGAACTGGTCAATTGTTGCTGCCATGAGAATCCTTACGGGGTTACTACTATATGTTTATAGTAGCACATCTAGGAGGTGTATCGTGGCCGGTAAAAAACCAGCAAAAGTTAATTCTGGTGGGAAAATTAAACAAGAAGATAGACCAGGTAAAGCTACTCTTTACGTAGCTGGATTCAAGGCGGAGAGAAACATATGTCCAAATTGCAAAAAAGAAACACGAAAAGGCATTGTTTATGAGCATCAATCATTGTTGTATTGCAGTAGAGGTTGCATAGCAGCTAGTGGAGTGGTACTATAGCACTATGCAAAATTACTGGCTTTCAGATATTGACTATCAAAAATCGTTAGTTAAAAATATTAACGAGATGAAAGATGGGCAGATGCAGGGCAAGGTCGCTCCAGCTGAAAGAGAATTCGCTGATTCTTTATTATCAATTGCAAAAAAATACGGCAAGCTTTCGGATAATGACGGTAACGGGATTTGGGTTGGTTACGTCCCTGAAGCAGAAAATGACAACTACGAAATTGGAGTACGTTGCGAAAATTGCATTCTTCATGAATCAAAGTCAGTTTGTAAAATTATCAAACAAAGAATCCAACCTGGAGGATATTGCAGACTAGCTGCTATACCAGACGGAGTTGTAGGATCATCTAAAAATGATGATGATTCAGATGAAGAATAAGTTTATAAATAAACAATGAAAGTGTGGATTGACCAAGACCTATGTTGAGCGTTCCTGACCACATTGTGAAGCCGCCGTACGCAGAGACTGGCAAGGTCACGCGCTGGCAGGAATCTGCTGTGAAGTCCCCTGAAATTATTGAACGCATGCG